TTGGTCAAAGATAAGTATATAGTAGATACTATCCAAATAATTTAATTTTTTTTTTTAATTTTTTTTTTGATTCATAGTCATGAGTGGGATATACACCAACCCCACCTCCCCCATCACTTAGCCAGTGGGGTCATACCCCCGTGGTTTAAACAATTATTCATTAACAATTTAACATTAAGTATTATGGACAATCAGTTAAAATTCCGTGAGACATTGACAGTTGAACAGTTTAAAGCAGCTCAACATGTAGACAAGATTCAAGTGAAACAGAATCCTAAGACCAACAAGCTGTTCTTCACATTTGGTGCAAAGACAGGAGCAGTTGCAGTGAAGGGTATTCCTGCACATCCAATGGTATCAAATGTTGAAGCACCTGATGGTAGCTCATTCTGGTTATTGCATGAAGAAGGCACAGGTGGTGCACCAGTGTTGGCAACATTCTAATGGAGGAGGGCAAATGCCCTCTTTCTTTCTATTCTTCTGAGCATTAATAGTATTCTCAAACCCCTTGAAAGATTAGGTATGAGTGCTACTTATTTTATTATATGAAACCCTTTGAAAGATTAAGTATCATATAATAGTAAGTTTAAGGTAGATGCAGGTTAGTTTAAATGCACTAACCAAGCATCAATACTATTTTTCTAAGCATTAATAGTATGTCTGATTGATACATCTCTACATCTATTATACTAATTCTCTTCTGGAGTATTAATAGTAGTTGAGGAGATTTAATGCTCAGATGTAGTAAGTTGTAGGCTTTAAGTAGTCAATCTTATTGCATTAGAGCTTGTATTAGAGTGCATGAAGAATAGTGTCTCAAATGTCCTTTCTTTACTCTTTCTTTCTATGTTTGTTGATAGTGTGAAAGTGTGAAAGAGTGAGTGTTGTTCTATAACATTTCTCCCACATTATGCCACATTCAAAGACATGTCAAAAAGAAAAAGAGAAGTAATAGAATAACTGGATTTACTGGTTACATTGTTAGACTAAACAGTGCTTTTAGTTTAATTGGACCACAAAAAGGCATATAATAAGCACACAGTAAGCATACCAATGGGCTAATTGAGGCAATCAATTGTGAATAATAGTAGCAGTTGACAGGACATATGCCATTAAAATATGTTAAAGAAAGAACTAATAGGATAATAAGTAGTAAGGATAAGATATTGAGTGATGTTACTTCATGTGTTGACCACTTAGGGGACCCAACATACATCCACCTGAAAGATGAAATAATGGGAGAGAATGGTAGCCTGTAAGTCCTGCTTGAGACAAAAGTCAGTAGTGTTAATACTTAGACATAATTATCAACAGAAGAAGGTAAGTCAGAAATCCCAGAGGGACTCACATGTATTAACCGAGTAAAGGAAACCTAAAAAGAAAGTCAGCCTATTTAAGGAACAGTACACCTCTGCAAGTAAATAAGCTCATATTAAAGGCACATTAGCTCAGTGGTTAGAGCATCATATCCAATGATTTTAAAGGTAGTTGGAATGAAGGTCACTGGTTCAAATCCAGCATGTGCTTCAATTATTAACAAATTAACTTGTAAACATATATGGAACAATCAAATTACAGAAGAAGAACTTATACTCCAGAAGAAGATGCAATTATTATTAATTGTGTTAAAGAGTCTCCTGATAATATATCCAGAGCTTTAAGACAAGCCTCACAATCAATTGGGAGAACTTATAAAGCTGTTTCTCAACACTATTATAAATATTTGACTGAGCCAAATCATAATAACAGAACAAATGCTTGTTTTATGACTGTAGGCAAGGAGCAAGTAAATGTAAATAGGAAAATAACAAGAGAAGGACAATTTGCAACAAAGCAGAATCCAACTCCAAAACCATTATCAAAATGGAGAAGAATACTAAATATCATATTTGAGTGATTATGGCTAAGAAATATAAAAGAGAGAACTGCAACTCTACATTGAGAGCTACAGTTACAGATGCTTTAGGCAGAACAGTTTCACTGTTTGGAACACATGCTTTTGAATGGTCAATAGTAATTGCATCAGACAATAGCATCACAATGCAGACCTTTAAGAAAGGTGATATTGCAAGAAAAGAGTTCAATAAATACAAAAGAAAAAGATAATGGAAGACATGGTAAATACTGAGAATGTAGTGACTGTAATAATGGTCATTGCATTCTTTGCATGGTTATTCATGAAAGACCAGAAAGGAGCAGGAGAATGAAGAAATTCAAACTAATTATCAAGGGTGTGTTACTGTATGTAACCACTCTTGTCACCTTATTATATATGATGGGTATTGATAGTATTTATGGCAATGGATATTTCTTTCATGGTCTTATACTTGTATTAATACTTATTGGAGTGTGTTATAATACTATTAACAAAGAGGAGCTTGAGATACTTACATTAAGTAGGTATTTCAATCACCTTGATGATAAATTCAATTAAATTATAATCAAATGGTACGGACAATTTATGTGGTTTATACAAACCAAAAGTTGAGCAATTCACAGCTTCGAGGTATGAAACAATATATGTTTCTGTGTCCTTATGACATAATCCAAGCTGGTGATATGATTGAAGACAACAGATATTCTACTCCTATGCAAGTAGTGAGTTGGAATAGAAATACAGCTCAGGTGCAGAATGGCATCACTCTCAAGGTCATTAAACCCTCAAGGTTGAATGGTGCTGCAATAGTTAGAATGAATTATTCAGAAGCAGAACAAAAAGTATTGAATAACATGGAAGCAAGAAATATCGCAGTAACTCTTGAACAAGCAAGAGAATGGTACAACAGTGGTAATACAACTCTCCGCACATTAGCATTGAATGCCTATGCAGAAAGTGAACTGGTTGGTTATGACTATATGAAGTCATGTGTAAACAAGGACACAGTTAGTTTGACTATACCTCATGGTGATGGTGGTAAAGTATTAACCAATGGTAAACTGGCTATCATAGCTAAGTACCTCAATGGTTGTTGGGAGATGGGTGCAGGCAGGACTGGCTATTTTATTGGTAAATCATCTATGGGTGGTTCAGCAGTGATTGCTCAGGTTGACCTCACACATGGTATTGCAATCTATGAACACAAGACTGTACAATATGCAGGTATTGTGTACTTCAAGAGTGCTGAGGATGCCAAGAAAGCAGCTAAAATGCTTGGTGCTGATATAAGGTATTTATTTTAGGTATGTGTTTTATATAAGGTTAATCAAAGAGTAGCTCATGTTGTGAAACACAGCTACTCAAACTGCCCTCATAGTTCAGTGGATAGAACAAGAGTTTCCTAAACTTTAGACAGAAGTTCGAGTCTTCTTGGGGGTACAATAAGGGGCATAATTTGGCTTTGATTGCTAATTATTTGGTAAGAGAACATGCAAAGACTGATGGAAAGACATCAAACAATTAACTGACAACACTTATAGAGTTGCTGCCTAAACAGGCTGAGCAGCACTTGCTTGGAAACAGAAAGGTGCAAACAAAGTTAAAACTCTTAGTTTGAGTCCATCATAGTTAGTGATATGGAGAAGGGCAACCTGAAACAGTGGTTATGCAATAGTTTTATACTATTGTATTAGGGGACCTCCTGCAATAAAGGGAGGTGTTAGGCTATGTGGAGCTTTACAGATTTCTTGCATGGATTAATGCAAGTGGTGGATTGTGTTGATTTCTGGTCAACCCCAGTGGATAACCAACCACATATCAAAGAGGTAAGCATGTGAAATTCTTTTATTAAAGATTGGTAAGACGAGGGTTCAAATCCCTCATGCTCCACAATTGTAAATGGTTTTGAAAGGGTCTGCAATACAATAAATACAGAACCCAATTGCTAATAGGTAAGCTATAAAGAGTGTTATGGGCTGTCAGACATTTCTACCTTGTAAATATCAAGAAATGCTCAAGAAGGAAATTCTTAAAACTTAAATATATGGGGTATATTTCAGAAGCAAAAGATATTAAGCAGAAGAGATATGGTGCTTATATCAATCATTGTAAAGTTCTTGGTATAAAACCAGTCTCTTACAGTGAATTCACTATTGACATCTATTATGATACTTATGCTAAGTTTGTTGAACTTAATGATAAAGAAGGATGAAGAACTTTGAATACTATGGCTTATTTCTCACAGAAGAGAGTAAGACCAAGTTGAAAGCATGGTTATGGGAAAATGGCTATGATTTCAATAATGACATTATAAAGGGAACACTACCTGAGAATTGGTATTTGGACCATTGTACATTATTACATTGGTCTCAGAGTGATTACATAAAAGAAGCTATTCTTGAGGATAGATTGGATGAAAGATACTCTATAATTATAGATGGTATTGGGGCATCAGATAAGTCTTTAGCTTTTAGAGTAACTGGAGGTTCTATGTGTACAGTATGTGCTAACAAGATTCCACACATAACTATTTGTACATTCAATGGTGGTAAACCAGTGGATAGTAATAATATTACTGAGTGGAAGGATATTGAACCAATTATTGTTGAAACTAAACTTGAAAAGAGATAATGGATATATTAAACAAGATTTGGAGGATAATCATAGTAATATTTGGTTTCCTCATAGTATGGATATTCCTTCCTGTGTTTAGTATCATTGGGATATATTATCAGGTTACTGGTAAAGTTCCAAAGAAACTACAAGTGGGAGAGATTGATGCAAGATTCCTTGAAAGACTTGAATTTAAACTTGATGAAAGTGAATGGGAGTATGTAAAGGGAATTGCAGAAAGACTCAAAACTAAAGGCTATAGAGATTATTAAATAAGTGTTGAACTAAAAAAAAAACATGACTCAGTTTGTATTTGAATTTATCCTTGTGGGATTAGTAGGAGGATTATTAGGAATCTTCTACAGAAATTGTTTAAAGGTGGAAGATATGATATTCCACTGGTGGTATGTAATACTCAAGAAATGGGTAAAGAAATCAGAGATGTATTGTGATATAGATGGGTGTCATACACCTAATATATGGCATAGATTCTTAGGTTTCATTGCTTATCCTCTTGGTTTCTGTATCTATTGTAGTACTACATGGATAACATTCTTCTTATGTGCATTATGGTTATTCAATTAGGAATCATTACCTGATTGGAACCTAATAGTAATAGGAGTACTGGCTGCAACAGGTGTACAACACTTAATAGTGGCTTGTGCTTGCAGATTCTTGATATACAAGCATCCTGATTTAGATGTATAACTAAAAAAAAAGAATGAAACTGATTAAATCAACAATCAAAAGAGACAAGCCTATTGGTGAATTACCACATGGCAAGGTGACAATTACAATGCCAGATGAACAGCCTGAAAGTATTTGGGTAGCCAAAGATGAAGAGAACAAAGTGATGTATCTCTTGAATCATGCTTTCATGTTCTATCCTGTACCATCATGGGGAATGGAATTACCTCTTACATTAGGTTCAATAGACCTGCATAAGTATAGAGGAGATACATTTGAGGAAACTCAATTCACAGTATGTGAGGAAGCATACAATGGTTTGAAGGATTTCTTGGATGAAGAAGGAAACTTCAATGTTGAGGGCTATATAGCTTTCTGTAATTCAGAAGCAGATAAAGCCCAGAATACAGAGGGATAAATAAAAAGAATGTTAAAGGTGGAAATATGTTTGCATATATGAAACCTTTGACATATCTTTGCAGTATCAATTAAATAAAGAAACAATTCTATGGGAAAGTTAAATCCATTAGTGAAACCAACTTCAAAGTTGGATACAGAAAGACTGGCTGGGGGTTTAGGTGCATTGGCAGCTAAACAGAGTAATGTAGCACTCTTGAGAAGAGCTGTATTAGCTAATCTTCTTTGGGAAGATGTTGCATATATGGATGGTCTCAAAGTGGCAGAAGAAATCAAGAGGTTAATACCTTTGTGTCCTGCCATTGATGTGTACAATATTGCTCTTGAAGCAAGATTAATGCAGAAGCTGAGACATACACCTCTGTTTATAGCAGTGGAAATGTGTAAATATCCTGAACATAAGCTATTTGTAGCTGACTTGTTGCCTAAGATTATAACAAGGGCTGATATGCTTACAGATTTCTTGGCATTATATTGGAAGGATGGTAAAAAGCCTATCTGTAACCAAGCTAAGAAAGGTTTGAGTGCTGCCTTTCATAATTTCAATGAATACAAGCTGGCTAAATATGACAGGGATGCAGCTATTAAGCTAAGAGATGTTATGTTCTTATGCAGACCTAAGCCAAACAATGATTATGAAACCAAGTTATTCAAGAAAGTAGCTGACAGAACTCTTACACCACCTGAAACATGGGAAGTGTTATTGTCTGCTGGTGAAGACAGGAAAGAAACTTGGACTAAATTAATCTTTGAGAATAAGATTGGTGGTCTGGCTATGTTGAGAAACATAAATAACATGAAGAAAGTAGATGTTGATAGAAGAGTTATTGTTGAGGGATTGACAAGACTTAAATCATCAATGTTATTGCCCCTTGACTTCTTGAAAGCTGAAAGAATGAACCCTGAGTTCAGCAGGGATATTGAATATGCTATGTTGGAATCATATAAGAATCTACCTAAACTTCCGGGTAAAACCCTGTTTATAGTAGATGTCAGTGGTTCTATGGGTAGTCTTACTTCTGGTCAATCACAGTTTAATAGAATGGACCAAGCATGTGCAATGGCTATGTTAGCTATTAATCAGTGTGAAGACTATGAACTTGTGGCTACAGCAGGTGTAGGTGCTCTAAGGAAACAAGCATCTGAACATATTAAATATCCTCAAAAAGGATTTGGTGTATTCAAGCAGATTATGGACACAAGAAATAATATTGGTGGTGGAGGTATATTCACTAAACAATGTTTAGACTGGTGTAAAGCCAAGTTTAAAGATGTCCACTTTGATAGAATCATCATTTTCTCAGATTCACAGGATATAGACCACATGTATAATAAGTCTATCCTTCCTGAGCCTTTTGGTACTTACAATTACATTTGTGATGTATCAGCCAATACAAAGGGAGTGAATTATAGAGGTAGATGGACTGCTGAGATTAGTGGTTGGTCAGAACATTTCCTAACCTATATTGCAGCTTTAGAGGGCTTGCAGAATAAGTTTGAGGAACAGTAAAAATATAATGTTGTATAGTGTATAATAGACTTACTTCAAGCTAATATGGATATAGTTTACCAAACAATAGTCTGTTAGTTGTTCTTACAACATTAACTTATAATGCCATTAGTGTATTACAGATTTACATCAATAATCTTTTAAATTATCTACGATAATCTGTTAAATGTTCTATGGCATATTTCGGAGGGATAGCTCAGTTGGTAGAGCAGTATAAATGAAAATTACACTTTGTTCAATGTTCCACAGTAATGTGTTGGTGTAGAATAGAGTTACTTCAAAAGCAGGTTGAAAGCTACGGGTCATTGGTTCAAGTCCAATTCCCTCCACGGTGGAAATTATAATGATACAAGATGCCCATGTAAGGTTTGAGTAAGCTCATTCTGGAGATGCAATAAAGATTTTGTTCATTTGCTGGTAGGTAAGCTACCATTTAAAATGGGGATGTGGTGAAATAAAGCAAGTTTTATCCTCTTATGAGTGTTCTCCCGAAGGGGTAGTGTATTATAAGAGTTACTTCAAGGTTTACACAATTATTTAGGGAATAATCTTATGTTGGTTCGAGTCCAACCATCCCCACAAAAAGATTAGTGATATACAACACTTACTTCAATATTATATATAAAATTAAAAGTAAATTAAAGTAAGAAAGGAGTAGATTTTTATATCAACTTATGCCCTTAGGGGCAACAATTTCAAAGGTGTTGTAGAATATTCTATCTTTTAAAGGCTATCAGTTTAATTACTGGTAGCCTTTTCTTTTTATGCACATTCTTGTGATAATTAAGATATGTTTTACTAAAAAAAAAACAATGAAAAATGAAAAGAGTGGAGCTGAGAGCTTCGCAGAAAACATGAGAGAAAAATTAGGTCTTAACAAACCACTTCCTAAAGAAGTAATGGATGATTTGAGGGAAGGTGTAATTGACCTTGGTAAAAAGACAGGTGATACTGATGCAGAAGATGTATTGGATAACTGCCTGATTGAGTTGAACAGATTAAAAGATAACCAAAGCAAGGCTATTGTAATTACTTACCTACTTGGTACTCTGCCTATGGACTTGCAGAAATTCATTGCAGACCAACAGCAAAAGATTGTTATTGGTCTTACAGCTAAGAATTTAGCAGGTGAAGGTCCAGAAGCCATGTTGGGTATGCTTCTTATGGGAGCTATGCTTAGGGATAAAGATTCAGATGAATAATGAAATCAAAGTGAGTCTCAGTGTCACATTACAAGGTAGTGTGATGCTGAGCCAAGAGCAGGCTAAAGCTCTTGAGAAAGAAAAAGTAGGCACAGGTTATGACACTTTCAATATGAGAGTAGAAGGTCTTAAGGATGGTAAGAAAGATGCTGAAACCATTACTGTAAAGACCAGAAAGTGTAAGCCTGCTGGTCAATCACTCAATCTCAGTATGGATGCTTATGACTACATGACAGGAAAAGAAGCTCCTTACTTTGTGAAAGCAAAAGATTGGGAGAAACTTACTAAGAAACAGAGGCTTGAAGCACATCTCAAAAGGATATGTGAAGAGCTTGGTGGAGTGAGTTTCACCTATGCTGTATTGGATAATTAAATCATTTATAGTGTAGGTAGTATGTTATTTGTATCAATTGTAGTAGGATTATTAGGTATTATCTTACTAATAAAGACTTTTGTTAGATACCACCCTTATTTTGATTTAATCACAAGCTATAACAAGTATATACTATTGCTATGGTATGATAAGGATGGTGGAAGAACTTACATAAAACTATTGGAAATATGAGTAAAGGGAGAGTTTTAACTAAGAAGAAGTGGGGGCATTGTGCCAGATATTGGAGGAAGTATAAATACAGAATCAAATTCCCAAGAGGGAAACTTAATTCATTTGAAGGAACTCATGCACCTATAGGCTATCCTCTCAAGTACTTATCATGGATGATGGAGTAGGAATAACTAAAAAAAAGAAAATCATGATTTATGCAAGAGTATTACTTGCTGCATTTGTTGTTCTTGCTGTTATATACTATGTAATGGTGATAGGGCAATTGTTTGGCAAGTGGAAAATAACAAACAGAGAAATCAAATTCTCACTTCTGTGTATTCCATTCTACTATTGGATGGTGTCTCAGGAAGAGAAGAAACAAGTAAAAAGAAAAACTAACATTAAAAAGAAAAAAGATGGCAAATCAAAAACCAATTAACAAAGGGAAAATCCTTGGTATTATTATTGCTGTTGTTGCAGTTCTTATGATTGCAATGGCAGGGGCTTTATGGGAAGATGCAGACAAGTCAAAGAACTATGTATGTCAGATGCCTGTAACAGGTAATTATGTAGTCTGGACTGATGGTGGATTGCAATGGCAGGGGCTTGGTACTGTAAGAAGTTATTCAAAGACTTCACAGATAGAATTTACAGGTCTTGAGAAGAATGAAGATGGTTATGTAGCAGCAGGAAGTAATCCAGCAGCAGCACTTACATTCAATGACAAAGGTAGAGGTTTCATTGTTGGTTCATTCAGGGTAGTAATGCCTAATGATGCCAAGAATATGGAGAAGATACAAACAGACTTTGGTTCTGAGGAAGCATTAATAGCTAACTTGGTTAAACCTACATTGTATAAAGTTGTAACTTCTTGTGGTCCTCTTATGTCTTCATTGGAATCAGTATCAGAAACAAGGACTGACCTTATTGCCTATATTACAGACCAGTTGAACAATGGTGTATATAAGACCAGAGTATTGAAGACTAAGGTTATTAATGACATCACTGGTGAAGAGGAAGTAAGAGCACAGTCTGAGATTATAGCTGATGGTAATTCTCCGGGTGGTTATAAAAGACAGGAGAACTCACCTTTCTCACAATATGGTGTAACTTGTGGTCTGGTTAGTATTATAGATATTAAATATGATGCTGCAACTCAGTCACAGATTGATGCACAAAAGCAAGCTAACTTAGCAATTATCACTTCTAAGACTAAATCACTTGAAGCAGTTCAGAGAACTATTCAGATTACAGAAGATGGTAAAGCAACTGCTGAGAAAGCTAAGTGGGAACAGGAGAAAGAGAAGGCTGTAGCTGTAACTAAAGCACAACAGGAGTTTGAAGTAGCAGAACTTGAAGCTAAGAAAGCTAAACAAGTTGCTCTTAAAGTTCAGGCAGAAGGTGAAGCTAAAGCAGCAGCTAATAGAGCATTGGTTGCAGCAGGTTTAACTCCCGCAGAAAAAGCTGAATGGGACTATAAGACTGCTGTAGGTGTTGCAGAAGCACTTGCTAATTCTAAGGTACAATGGGTTCCATCTGTAATGTTTGGAGGAAATGGTTCTGGAAATAATGCTATGGATGCTGTGGGTCTTAAGATGCTCATGGACATAACTAAGTCTTTTGATAAGAAGTAATTATGATTTGGTCTTTAATTGGAATATTCCTCACTATTATTATAGTGGGGATATTAAAAGACACTCATTGTGTATGCTATGATGGTCTTAAGGCTGAGGAAGAGTTTGATATAAAGATACCTCTGTGGTTACTTATTATCATTCTTCTTATTGAACTGATTCCCTTCTTTAATATTGTGCTATTTATAGCCTTTATTATATGGTACATTGTTAAGTCCTGTGGTGAACCAGACAGATTTTATGACAAGTGTCTATTCAGTCTGAGAGGTGAAACCTATGTAGGACAAGTTTTGGTTATAATTAAGAACTTCTTAAACATTAAAGTATAATGAGTGAACTTGAAAATAAGAATGGGGTCTTTAAGACAGACCTTATGAGAACATTCAGACAGCTTAAGGAAAGTAGAGCTGAGAGTGTATCAGAAGATGTAGAGATTATCTACAAGAGAAGGATTGAAGATTTGTGTCATAGAATCAGAAACTATGATAGAGACAGGGAGAATATTCTCCTTGATTTGTCTCCTTCAAGTCTTACAAGTGGTGCTGTGGTTCCATCAGATTTTGATGCAACTAAGTTCATGGAGAAAGATGTAGAGATTGGTCTCAACAAGAGAGATGCAATCATTCAGTTGGAGATTGTACTGGATAGATATGAATACCTGTTTGGTCCTTTGGCTGATACTACTGCTGTGAGCAAGGTATTACCTGAGTGGAAATCTAAACTTGTATAGCAATGGGTGGTGGTGGCTTTGATTATGATACCAGTCTCTCAAGAGGGATTAGTTATCAAACTAAGAGTAGGGAAGAAGTCTTTGCTCAGAGAGCTATGCACAGAGATATGGATGTCAAAGGTAAGATAAGAGAGTCAAGAGATAGTGATGAACATCCTACCTCTTATCCTATTATCATTGCCCTTGATGTCACTGGAAGCATGGGAGTAATTCCTGAATACTTGATTAAGGTTGGATTCCCTGAAATCATGAAGAAAATCATGGATGAAGGCATTGAGCATCCTCAAGTATGCTTCTTGGGTATTGGAGACCACTATACTGATATATCACCATTACAGGTGGGTCAGTTTGAGAGTTCAGATGAACTGCTTGATAAGTGGTTGAAGATTATTTGGCTTGAAGGTCATGGTGGTGGAAATGGAGGTGAGAGTTATTCTCTTGCTTGGTATTTTGCTGCAAGACACACTTCTATTGATTCATTCTTGAAGAGAGGTCAGAAAGGTGTTCTTATTACTATTGGTGATGAACCTTGTCATGGTTCTTTGAGCCAAGAGTCCATTAAGAAACTGCTTGGAGATACTCTTGAAGGTGTAAGGGATTTAGAAGCATCCAATATACTCAAGGAAGCACAGGAAAGTTGGAATATCTATCACATTAATCTTCAAGATTATATGGGTAGAAGACCCAGTGTGCAGGAGGGTTGGAGAAGCTATCTGGGTGACAGGATGATTAATACTGAGGATGAAACTGGTAAGGATATACCAGAAATCATTGCAGGTATAATCATTGGAGCTTATCAACTTGAAAACTTGAGTGCTCTTAAACCTGTTGGCTCTCCTACTCCTAAAGAAGAAGAGAATAAAGAAACTACAAATCATTTAAGATAAATGGAAGTTAAGATTGTACTTGGTTATACCTTTGGTGATGAAGGTAAAGGTGTAACTGTTCAGTGGCTTTGTAAGAAGGCTATTGAAGAGGGAAAGAAACCTATAGTTATTAGGTTCTCAGGTGGACCACAAGCTGCTCACACTGTAAACCATAATGGAATAGAACACATTTGTTCTTCATTTGGTGGTGGAGTATTGCTTGGAGTTCCCACTATGCTTTATGACAATACATACATTGACCCAATCAGTTTGGTAAAAGAGTATGATAGCCTTATAAGCAAGGGAGTAGAACCTAAGATTATGATGTCTATGTTCAATAGAGTGATTACTCCCCATGATGTACTTGCTGGAAGAAACAATGAAAAGGTGTTGAAGGATGGTACTTGTGGAATGGGATTATATCCTACTTTCAAAAGGTATCAATCCAAAAGCAGGATACAACACACATCTATGTTCTTACATTATGATAATGGTCCAGAGACTATTCTTGATGAAGCATTAGAGTTTCATAAACCTGACACAATGTATTATGAAGAGGAGTTCCTCACTGCATGTGACAGGTTAAGTGAAATAGTGAGAACTAAGGATGCTACATGGGCTAAGGACTATGATGTGCTTATCTTTGAGGGTTCACAAGGATTACTCTTGGATATGGACTGTGGCTTCTATCCTAATGTTACTCCTTCAAGAGTAGGTTTAAATGGCATTGAATCTCAGTATCTTAAGGATGCAGAGATATATCTTGTCACAAGAACTTACACTACAAGGCATGGCAATGGGTATGAACCAAAGTACAAACTTAACATTGATTTATCTGGGAAACATGAAACTAATGTCAATAATGAATATCAAGGTGAGTTTAAGGTTGGGGCTTTAGAAACCACAACTATGAATAGAGCTACTGAGAGACACAGGATTGATAATTATGTTTCCCAATTTGATTGTAGGCTGAATCTTGTAGTTACACATATGGATGTTGTTGTGGATGGAGGGTTATTCATATATGAACAGAAATATGGATTGAATACTATAGCTGGGAATATTAAACCTTCTGCTGTTTTAGAAGCAATTACATCACATTTGGACATTCCATTTGATAATGTGTACTACAATGACAGTATTGAGTCAAATGTAAAACAAATGTTATGAAACAAAGGGTATATAATATCCTTATGCTCTTACTGATTGGTGGTCTATATGGTTTATACTATATAGACTATCAAGAGGAGCACAAGGAACCTGTAAAGGTGGATGTGTTGAGATTAGAACAACCAGAGTTCTTACTATCAGAAGCTCCTGATGACTATCTTATGGAGGCTTTAGAGTATTATAATGTTAAACATAAGAACATTGTATATGCTCAGGCTATTCTTGAGACAGGTCATTTTAGGTCTAAGGTCTGCAAAGAGTACAATAATTTGTTTGGACTCTACAATAGTTATAAGAAAGACTATTATAAGTTTGACCACTGGAGTGAGAGTGTGGTTGCCTATCTCAATTACATACAATATAGATACAAACCCCCGGATGATTACTATCAATTTTTGATTAAAATAGGTTATGCGGAAGACCCGCAATATGTAGAAAAACTAAAGAATATAGTAAAGAGATATGGATAGAGAACAGGCTCAGGAAGAGATAATGAATATAAGGAGTAATTCTATACTCTGTGAGTTACCTACTTCCTTTGGTAAATCTAAGATAGGTATTGACTTGGCTTTAAGGGATAACCCCAGTAGCATACTTATAGTAATACCAAGATTAGTCTTGATAAATAACTGGAAAGAGGAGTTTATCAAATGGGGACTTAAATCTTGGGTTGAAAGAGTACAATTCAGTACTTATGTAGGATTAAATAAACATGTAGAGGAAGAATGGGATTGTGTAATCTTTGATGAGGTGCAACACATGTCAGAAAGATGTAGGGAATTTGTATCTACAATGGAGATACATCATTCTATCATGCTTTCAGCTACAGTTACCAGAGATATGAAGTGGGAACTAAGTCAGTTGTTTTCTGATTTTCAGTGTTATACAGTGAAGATGAAGGAGGCTATAGACAATGAAATCCTTCCTGACCCAAGAGTGTTCCTTATCCCTCTTGAACTTGATAATACCCATGCTGTACATACTATGATTGAGCATCCTAAGGCTAAGATTGTCAAGGAATGTCTGTATAAGGACAGATGGCAGTATCTTAAGGATAAATCTATTCAAGTGCATATTAAGTGTACTGAATTACAGTATGTGATAGAGTTAGGAAGCAAGATAGAGTTCTGGAAGAAGCAGTATATGAGAACAAGAAATGAAGGAGTAAAGACAAAATGGTTATTCCTTGCAGGTCAAAGGCTCAAATTCCTTTCACAATTAAAGAACCCTATTATCTTATCTCTTCTGGAGAAGCTGAAATCAGAGAGGGTACTTACATTCTGTAGCTCTATTGAGCAGACAGAAATATTAGGGGAAAACTGTATTAACAGTAAGAACAAAGAATCCTCTATGGTACTTGATAAGTTTAATCATAAGGAGTTGGACCACATCACAGCATGTAATATGCTGAATGAGGGTATGAACCTTGTAGATTGCAGAGTTGGTTTATATGCTAATCTGAACAGCAGTGATATTATCATCAAACAAAGATTGGGTAGAATACTCAGGCACAAAGACCCCATCATTATCATCCCATACTTTAGTGGTACAAGGGAAGAGGAGTTAGTTGAAAAGATGCTTGAGGACTATAATCCAGAGTTGGTTGTGAAAACAAATTTAAGTGAAATAAAAGTATGAGAAACAGAGTTAAAATTACTAAAGCAAACTACATTGTAAATCCTGAAAAGAAGGTAGTAGTTTGTGTTCTGGAGTGTAATATGCAGTTACAGAAACATCCTGCATGGTGTGATATTTATCCTAATATGTGGGCTAATCTTCCACTTGTAGATAACAATGGCACATTCAAGGTAAGAGCTATTGCAAGATGCAATGAAGAAGATACCTTTGATGAAGAAGCAGGAAAGAGGATTGCAGAATCCAGAGCAAAAGGTAAAGCATTTGCTACTGCTGCAAAGGTTTACAAAGAAATTGAGAAATATTTCTTGAACTGTGCTGCACTTGTGAATGAATCTGTGGAGGCTTGTGAACAGACTGTGAAAGTTGAGGAAGCTCATGTTGAATTGCTGATTGGATAGTAGTATGACAATCTCATTGAATGACAAGGTTATTAAAAAGAGTGGGGTTTCTCTTGGAGAGGTCTTACTTATGATAGCTATTCAAAACAATGTAGATTTCAATGCTGCTGAAAGTGAGTTGAAGAAAAAAGGACTTATCAGTACAAGTTATGATAGGGAAACACATCTTCCTGTAGGGTTATTTGTAACTTCTATGGGAAATAATGTGGTCAATAATATCATTCTTGACTCTGATAAGTCTGTGGGGACTGATGACTTCAATCAAAGAATTGAAGCATTAGTACCTCAACTTCAATCCATTTATCCAGAAGGAAAGAACTTTAACAATCAGTATTGGAGAGGGAATAAAACTGACATTAAAAGGAAGTTGCAGACTTTCTTTAAGAAGTATGGGAATGATTACACTGATGAACAAATCATCAATGCAACTCAAGCCTATGTTTCTGGCTTCAATGGGGAGTATAAGTTCATGAGATTGCTTCAATATTTCATTTGGAAAGAAGAGGTAAAGGATGGTACTAAAGTACCTATCTCAGAGCTGGCTAATTACATTGAGAATGCTGGTCAGGAAAGTGACCTCACTGATAATTGGACATCTACATTAAATTGATATGGAAGAGAAGGATTCATTTGATAGGGCACTGGAGAAGTTAATACTCCGAAGGCAGAGGATACTGGATGGCAAGATAAATTGTATTCCATTGTCTTTCCCAAGATTAAGAGTGTGGCTCCCCGGAATAGAGAAGAGAAGGTATAACATTATTACTGCAAATCAAAAGGTTGGTAAATCAAAACTTGCTGACTATATGCTTGTTTATGAACCCTTCTTCTATGCAATTGAGCACCCTGACCAACTAAGGTTGAAGATACTCTATTTTACCCTTGAAATGGGTAAGGAAGAAAAGTTCTATGAATTCTTATGTCACCTGTTATTCAGGCTTGATAGAATAAGAATAAGTCCAACTGACTTGAAGAGTACCTCTGCTGATAGACCAGTTCCTCAAGAGATATTAGACTTACTTGCATCTGAGAGGTATGTAACATACATTCAGAAATTCAAGGAGACTGTAATCTATATTGACTCTGAGAGAAATCCTACAGGTATTAATAAATACTGTAGGAATTTTGCTTTGAGTAGAGGAAAGTTCCACTTTAAGAAGGTTATCATGAAGAATGAAGCTGGACTTGAGGAGGAAAGGGATGTCATAGACTATTATGAACCAGATGATAAGGATGAATATGTAGAAGTTATCTTGGACAACTATTCAAATCTGATGTCAGAAAGTGGTATGAATAAAATGCAAACTATTGAGAAGATGAGTAAATATTTCATCACTCAAAGAGACCAGTTTGATTTCAATATCACTGCAATCCAGCATCAAGCTCAGGCTCAGGAAGGAATTGAGAATCAGAAGTTGAATAAGATGATGCCTTCATCAGATGGTCTTGCAGATTGTAAGACTACTACCAGAGATGCAAATCTGGTACTTGGTTTGTATAGTCCATTTAAGTATGGTTTAAAGGATTATGAACAGTATGATATTACCAAATTCAAAAACAACATAAGGTTTATGCAGGTTATTGAGGATAGAGATAATGGAGCAGGAGGTCAGATATGTCCATTGTTCTTTGATGGAGCAGTGAGTACATTTACTGAGCTTCCACTACCCAATAATAAGCCTGAACTGGAAAGATGTCTTGAGTATATTGAGACAGTTGTTAGAAGGAGGACTAACTATACTTTCATGAATGTCTCTATAAGAAAAGCCAAAGTAAGAAAGTGGAAGATGAATTTGCATAGGTTGATTAAATTGATTACCTTTGCAGACTAAATAAAAGGAGGAAAAATGATAGTATTACCTACAGAAAGGAAGAAAGCAGAGAACTACAATCCAAGCCTTATGGTTCTATTTGGTAAGCCAAAGAGTGGTAAAAGTACTCTTATGGCTGCTCTTGACTCTAATCTTATTATAGATTTGGAGAATGGATACAGAGCCTTGAGTGTTATGGATATTCAAGTAAGGTCAGCAGAAGAACTGTTTCAGGCAAAAGCACTGATTGAAGCTAAGATGCAGAAAGAGGGAGCATTCCCTTACAGATTTATCACTATTGATAATGCTACAAGGCTTGAGGAAATGTCTCTACCTTATGCAGCACATCTTTATAGAAGTACTGCAATGGGACAGGGTTGGGGAAAGGTTAAAGACCCTAAGACTGGTAAGTTTGAGATTGACCCTAAGGCAGATGTAAGATTATTGCCAAATGGTGCAGGTTATCTGTATTTGAGGCAGGCAATCAGAAAGATGATTGATATGTTTAAACCTTTATGTGAGACTCTTATCTTAGTGGCTCATGTGAAAGACAAACAAATCAAGAAAGATGGTGAGGAAATGTCTGAAATGTCAGTTGATTTAGCTGGTAAACTTGGAGACATTATCTGTGGTGAAGCAGATGCAATTGGATATATCTACAGAGAAAAGAATAATACAATTATTTCTTTTGAGGGTGGTGATAATACCATTAGGGAGGCAAGACCACTGCATTTGAGAGGTAAGAAGATTGTAGTTGCAACATCTGATGAAGATAACAATATCAAGGTTGATATGAGTAAAATCTTTGTCTGATGAGTAGGGATGAAGTAGTCAGGATTAGTAGGCTTGTAGCCTTTGGTGGACTGACTGAAATGGACATAAATATTCTACTGATGAATTACTGTTTGGAGCATAGTAAACCTTATTATGAAACAACAGTATTCATTACTATTCTCTTGAAACAGGGGATATTCGAGCCTTTCTTTATAGAGGCATTAGAGTATTATGAAAAGAAATACACCATAAATAAACTTCAAAGTAAGCCCAATGAAATAGGGCAAAGACAAATAATTTTTATAAATTGAACATTATGAAAGAGTTAAGTAGATTTGAGTTGGCTATTGTTAAAAGAACAGCCCAAAACACTAAGAGTTTGAGAACCAAAAGGGACAAACTGGTAGAGAAGATTGAGAAAGCACAGGAAGAACTGGGTGTAATCAATGAAGCCATTGAAGGCTTTGAAGCTCCCATCAAGACTATGACTGGTGGTTTCACTTCTGAGGAAGTTCTTGCTGGTATCATGGCAGTAGCAGAAGCAACAGAAGCAGCTCCAGAAGGAGAAGTTTCAGAAGAAGCTGTAGGAGAGGTAGAAGTACCTGCATCTGAGGCAGTTGCATTGGCAGAAGAGGTAGCACCTGCAAATCCATTTGGAGAAGTGGCAGATGATATGCCTTTCAAGGATTAATCACGTAAAATCAGTAATTTAAGATGAAGAATTTAAACAAAAGTTTCATGGCTGTTAAGGTAGGTAAAGAATCAGTTGAAGGTTCTTTCAAGATGTACAAAGGTATGGCTGCATTCAATATTGTAGCTGTAAATCCTACTAAGGCAGAATTAGAAGCTCTCACAGGTAGAGAGATTGAGAATGACCCTGAATATGTTGGTAAAACTGATGAAGGTAAGGAACAGGTAAGGGTAGTATTCTATGCAAAGACTGCTCCTGATGCTAAGTTGAACAATGGCATTGAGTTGCTTATTCCTATCAGCTTTATGCTGACTAAGGATTACAAAGTTGGTCAGAATAGTGGCAAATATCAGATTATTGATAAGTTTGGTAGAACTGCATGGGCTACAAAAGAAGAAGTACAGTCCAAGTCTATTCCACAATACTCTTCTGGACCAGCCAATATCAGTGCTGACTACAGACTTGCATGGCAAGGTGAGGAATTCTTGATTGATTTCCTTATTCAGTGGTTGAATATTCCGGGTCCTGCTGTATATAAGGACAAGGTTTGGGTGATGAAAGAGAACACTGATGATAGTGAGGTTTCTCTTGATATGGCAGCTCTATTCAAGGGTGATGTAAAAGAGCTTAAAGAGCTTGTTACTCTTGCTGCTGCTTATACAGTTAAAGGTGCAGTAGGTATCAGAACTGTGGATAATGAAAATGGTACAAGACAGTATCAGGCAGTATTCACAAGGAAGTTTGCAAAGAATGCTGTAACAGATTACAGTAGGATTGATGCTGCAATCACAGAGTTTCAGAATGCAGGTGGTGCTCCGGGCACTGAGTTTTCTACTCAACCTTTGCATGAAAATGTAGTAGAAGCTACTTCATTTGCTGCACCCACTGCTGACAATGACCCATTAGGAGCAGCAACAGCTCCTACAGCAACTCCTTGGGGTTAATAACATAAAGATTTAGAACTATGGCTATTAGTATTGGTAAACCTAATATCAGATTAGAAGAGATTTTATCAAAGGTATCAGAATTAGATATTCTGAACCATTATTTTGGGGTAATTAATGTCCCCTGTATTATATCAAGTCCATTAAGACCTGATAACCATCCATCCTTTGGTTTTTATAGCATAGATGGTCAGAAGATACATTGGACAGACTTGGCTACAAAAGATAAAGGAGGGACATTTGATTTATTAGGTAAGTATTGGGGGGAGAGTTACAATGATGTGCTTGCACATGTTTGGGAGGACTTATCCAAGATTACTAAGACTAATGGCTATAGTGCATTAGGTAAACCTAAGATTGTCACTACATTAGGGTTATACAAATCTAACCTTGATTTACAATGTAAGACAAGGGAATGGAGAGAGTATGACCTTGAGTATTGGGCTTCATTTGGTATCACCTTGGAGTGGTTGAAATATGCTGACATCTATCCTATATCCTATAAAATAATCATAAAAGGAGAAACCAGAATGGTCTTTCCAGCAGATAAATATGCTTATGCTTATGTAGAATATAAGGAAGGGAAAGTCACTTTAAAGATATATCAACCATTCAATCAAAAGGGATATAAGTGGTCCAACAGACATGATAGGTCAGTAATTAGCTTATGGACTAAAGTACCTGAATTTGGGGATAGGATATGTATCTGTTCTTCAATGAAAGATGCTTTATGTCTGTGGGCAAACACTGGAATACCAGCTATAGCCATTCAAGGAGAGGGTTATGGTATCAGTGATACTGCTGTTAATGAACTCAAAAGAAGATACAAGGAAGTATTTATCTTATTGGATAATGATAAAGCTGGTCTCATAGATGGAGAGAAACTATCAGCATCCACTGGGTTCACTAATATAGTATTGCCACATTTTGAAGGAGGAAAAGATGTCTCAGACCTCTATAAAACAATAGGAGACAAAGAACAATTCAGAGAAATAATTTTAAGCCTATTTAATAGGTAATGTTTTTATCATTAAAAAAAAAATCATGGAATTTAGAAAAGTAACCATCATCAACAACAAAACTCAGTCTCAAAAAGTTATTCAGGCATCTGCTGCAACTACACTGGGTGAGTTGAAAAGAGAAATGAGAGAAGCAGGTATTGAATATGAAGGAATGACATTCTTTGAAGGTCATTTGAGAGCAGAATTGAAAGATGATGCTTCTATCCTTCCTACCAACATTCCTTACAAAGGACAGGTAGTAAATGATTTGACATTCCTGCTGACTGCACCTGAGAAGAAAATCAAGTCTGGTGCTATGTCAAGGGCAGAAGCCTACAATGCAATCAAGGCAAGAGGCTTACAGGATGAGTGTGTAAAAAGATTCGGAAAGAACTTCACTATGTGTAAAACTCAGGACTTGATTGACCTGTTGGGTGAAGGTGCTCCTGTGAAAGAGGAGAAGAAAGAAGTTGTGAAAGAAAAAGCTACAAAGAAAGAAGTAGCAAAAGAACCTGTAAAGGAAGAGAAACCTGAGGTAACTGCAACTTCTGAGGGTAATGTTGCAGGTGCAATGGAAATCCTGTTGGAAGACCTTTATGGCAGTGATGTTATTGAAGAAGGTACTTATGACAGGGCTATGGCTGTATTGAAAGGTACAACTTACAAAGCACCTGAAAAGGTGTCAAAGGCAGAAATCAATAAGATGTTTGACTTTGTTCATTAAGTAGAAACCAGTGAGGGAGGAGGCTGAATAAGCCTTCCCCCCTCATTTTTTTTATCATGCAATGACCGAAGAAATAAAGAAACAAGTCCATGAACTATATGATAGTATCATGGAAAGACCAAATCAAATCCTACAGTTCTTTCAAGACTTCTTTGGTGAGGGAAGAGTAGAAATGCAGGGTTTTCTTACTGAGGATGAATTATATACATATCTTAGTGGAACCCCCTTGGGAACATTTATGGAATGGAGTAATATAGTAGATTCTTCTGCTTACCAAAATATGAATAAAGAGGACCGAGACTTAGTAAATCTCTTTTGGACAGCAGAAGGTGCTAATAATGAAACTGTTGTAAGTGACTCTGTATTAGCTAAATATTTCTTGCCAATAATAAAGGAGAAGATTGCTAATACTATGTTCAATGACTTATTTATTCTTATTTATTTTCCTACAGTAAGGATTACAAATGAGTTTGATAAGTATGTGGATATTAAGAAGTTATGGCTCAAAGTTCCATTCAATTGGATGGGAAAGGGTAAGGGATATTTTGGAGTGAACAGGTCTAATTATCCACTAAACCAATTCAAGCATGGATATATGCACAGTCATGTATCTTCTATTCCAAGAAGTAACTTTGAGAACTTCCAGACACCTTGTACTGGTAGAGGACCTATTAATTCTTCTCTTTCTACATTAGCTATAGGATATGATGAAGCTATTTGGCAGTTATTATGTCTGGAGCTTGACAGGTATGTAAGAGTAGAATCTATTGATGGAGTTCCATACCATAGGCTTGAGAATATTCCTGCACCAGAGATGGAAGATGCTAAAGATAAATTCTCTATGCAATCCCTTAGAGGTGTGGTTCCTTGGAATAGTGCCTTTGGAAGAGAGCAATTCAAGCTATTTATTAAATACCTTCTGGAGACTAAGAAGATTAGGTTCAACTATAGTAATGGAAGTTATGGGATAGGAATGTCCTTCATTGATACAGTGGTTCTTATCAGTAATGAATTTATTAGCTGGTATAATACTGAATATAATAAGCATACTTTTGATATTAGTTATGCTGACATTGTTAGTATGGGTGTTATCAATGAATGTATCATAACCAATGGTAAAGTCTATATACCAAGAGCAGTAAGAAGGAATAGTAGTGATGACTATCAGAGATATGTAGGAAAGAAAATCTGTACATTCAAAGGTAGGGAAATTACCTTGACTATTGATGGAGTACTATCCTCAGAGGAGGAGTCTCTTAATAGAACAAGGATACTGAATTTACAATATATTGAAGCTATTGTATGTAGCATGTTAAGAGTATTAAATTATGGATATGGAAGAGAAGAAAGAAGTGAAACCAGTGCTGGAGTTAGTCCACAGACAGGATATATTTAAGATTGTCATTCCAGCAGAGGTTGAGAAAAAGATAAGATTTTTATGCAAGAACATCTGGGATGTAGAATGGTCAGGTGTCTTGTTCTATAAAGTTGAGGGAGCTTTTGAAGATAAATCCCTAACTATCAGATGTGTGGATTTGTTCCAAATGGACATTGGTACAAGTGCATATACTGAGTTCAATGTATCTCCTGATATGGCTACATATATGGTAGACCGTCCTGAATTATTGGAAGAGGGGATATATCAAGGATTAATCCATAGCCATAATAATATGGCTACTTTCTTTAGTGGTACTGATACAGCAACTCTAAGTGCAGAAGGTAATGATATGGCTCACTTTGTATCCTTGATTGTGAATAATGCAGGTAAATATACTGCTGGTGTTACAAGAAAGTACAAATGTGTACAGACTGTATCTGAGAGATATACTTATCCTACTTGGAATGGTGAAGTAAGAGAGGGAGTAGAGACCTTTGATATTGAAGAAGAGAAACTTGAATGGTTCAATTTGGATATAGTATTTGAGAATGCAACTGATGATTTTGAGACTGAAATGATGGAAAGAATTAAGGAAATCAAAGAGTCTAAGAAGAAAGTTGTAACTCCTATATATAAGGGTTATTCCCAATATGGTAACTATGGAAAGAACATTACCCCAACCAAGGAGGTGGGGAGTACATTTCCTATGGATAAAGATAAATACTATGGGGAAGAAGGAAGAGGCTGGTATAAAGCTAATGAAGCTAAGCAATTACCTGTTAAACAAGGTGAGTTGCCTTTTGACCAGCCTGAGGAAGAGAATCTTGACATTCCTTATGGTGTTGTAACAGTAGATGAAGACATAGTTCAATCTATTGTAAGGCAACTTGTTACATCAAGTATTATCATTTCAAATGAAAGTGCAGTTGATGTCAAGAAGTGGGCTAATTCTATGGAGAGTCTTTATAGAAGGAGATTTGGAACTGTCAAAGAGTTTGAATACTTTGCATCAAACTATGTAGATTATCTTATTAACTATACTTATGATGCAGATGTCATGATAGCAGTTAATAATGATGATGCTGCTATGGCTGCATTATTGGCACATGATGTAAGAGAAGAACTTGAGAAGCTACCAAAGAATCCTTGGTTAAGTGTTTATATCAAATTAATGGATGATTATATTATTTGATTATGGAAGATGAAGTATTAGAAAGTGCTATAAGTCAAATGACTATAGATGCAGAAACAGCAGGTCTGGGACATCCTGATGGCATCATCAATCAAACTGCAATTATAGAGGAAATAAGATATAGCTCTTTGAGTGACATTAATCATGCAGTTACTCTGTTACAGAGGGGTGAATGGGAAATTATTCATGAAGAGCAACATGCAAGTGGTGCTTATTTAGTAACCATTGGTGCAGTGAGTATAGAAACTCCCATGCTTCCTATAACTCTTATAGTAACATTGGAAGGGTCTAATCTATTGCATGATGCTCAAAATACTGAGGATGCTCCTGTAGAGATTGATGAACAAGGAGAAGCATTACTTGAAGCTGCATTAGCTGCTGAGGAAGTAGTGATTCCACCTAATTCAGGTAGTTTGCTTGTAGATGAAGCTACAAGTAGATTCAGTGGAGCTATCTGGTATAGTGCCATTCAGTCTAAGACTATTACATTAGCTGGTGTAGGTGGTATAGGAAGTTATGTTGGTTTCCTACTTGCAAGACTAAAACCTGCTGGATTATATTTATATGACCCAGATATAGTTGAACAGGCTAATATGTCTGGTCAATTATATGGTAGTGGTGACTTAGGACAAGCAAAGGTTAGCTCCCTTCATAGAATGTTACAAGTATATGCAAACTACTATAACAGTGTAGCATATCAAGAAAGGTTTACTGCTGAAAGTGAAGCTACAGATATTATGATTTGTGGCTTTGATAACATGGAAGCAAGGAAACTGTTCTTTGATGCTTGGGAAGATAGACTAATGTCCAAACCTGAGGAAGAGAGAGGTAAAATGTTATTTATTGATGGTAGGTTGGCAGCAGAAGAATTTCAAGTCTTTGCTATTCAAGGTAATGATACAAGAGCTATGAGAGAGTACAGAAGTAAATGGTTGTTTAGTGATGCAGTAGCAGATGAAACTATCTGTAGCTACAAACAGACAACATTCATGGCAAATATGATTGCATCAGTAATGGTCAATCTGTTTGTAAACTTTGTGGCTAATGAATGTAACCCTATTATAGATAGGGATGTACCTTTTATGACTCAATATTCTGCTGATACAATGTACTTTAAAGTAGAAATGTAATGGCAATAAGTGCACAATTAAACAGGCAACTTCATGATATATTCCTGAATAGAGGTGCTATTCAATTCCCAGACTATATTAAACTCCATCTTGCATTTGAAAACAATAATGTATTCAATCTATTCTTAAGAGTAGATATTAGTGGACCAGAGATTGATGTTCCATTAATGTGTAAGTACAAGGTTGAGGAAGGGTTATTGAGTAACTACAATTATCCTAATAGTTTAAAGGAAGTGGCTGTTGCTTTATTTGAGAATAGTTATCCTCAATCAAGAAGAACTGCAAATGCAATCTTCAAGACATTCCAAATGAATGATAATAGAGATAGGCTTATGAAGATTACAACTAATACTGGTGAGGTGTATTATGGTGGTAATGGTTATATTCTTGACAAAGATTATAACTTATTAATACTGTACACACTTCATGGAGTTATGGAGGATAGAATTCTACACTACAAAACTGGTAGAATCTATGTGAATCCAAAGGTCTTTGTAAGCAATGGTCTGATTGAGAAAGGCATCATTAAGACAGTCATTCCTGCATTTGTACAAGAGGGTATCATGATAGATACAAATAATATTGGAGTTACTGCTCAGGACATTAATACTACTATAAGGAATTCAAATGGCTTTGTTACTCAAGTAATTAAGCCATTACCTGAGATAATAGTAGCTGATGTGACTGATAGGTTTATAATAAGACCTAAAAAGCCAACTCCCTCTACATTCAATAATGATGCTATGAATGATTACCTTCTGGAGCATCTTGATAAGGTTGTACAAATGACCTATATATCATGACATTTGAGGAATATTTTGGTGGATGGGTAAGGGTTATAGATATAAAGGAATTAAATAAGGTGGTAGGACAGGTAAGTTTAATTAAAAGAGACTTACTTTGTCCTGCATATCCTGATATATTTAAGGCTTTTAATCTATGCCCTTACAACAACCTTAAAGTTGTAATGATAGGACAAGACCCATACCCTCAAAGAGGTGTGGCTACTGGTGTCCTATTTGGAAACAAGGATGAGACTGTAAAGTCTCCTTCACTTGAAATAGTTAAAGAGGCTTGCATTAATTTTGAAATTCCACATAATGGTATTATCTTTGACCCCACTTTAGAGAGTTGGGCTAAGCAAGGAGTACTAATGGTTAATTCAGCATTGACTTGTGAAGTAAATAGAATAGGTAGTCATACAATGATGTGGAGACCTTTCATGACCAAGTTACTAAAGAATTTGTCAGAGTGGCAAACTGGTATTATATATGTTCTATTTGGTGAACAGGCTAAGACACTTAAGCCTTATATCAATAAGAATACCAATATAATACTTGAAGAGAAGCATCCTGCATACTATGCAAGGCAAGAAGAAAGGATGCCATCTACTGTATTTCAAGAGGTGAGCAAACTAACTAAAGAGAAATATGGAGAGCCAATTATTTGGTTCTCAGAGTATTAATATACAAAAAAAAAAGTATGAAGAAACTTATTTTTGTGGAAACTGGTAAGGAAGTGGAAATGGGCAAGACACTTGCCTTTGGAATGAATAGTGCTTATGGTTTTATGCCATTTTACACTGTAATTGTCTGTGAGGAAAGTATTCCATTCCTTATTAAGGAAGGTGTAGTCAAGGAAGTAGAAGAGGAGGGAACTCATGTAGACCCTAACTTCTATTTGGAACACCTTGCAAAGAGGATTCATTGGAATGTAGATAATCTGAGGAAGTACCTTGGAAATCTATATACAATCTATCCTGCTGCTGTATTCTCAATTCTGTTGAGAGAGGTAGCCATTGTGCTTGATGAAAAGTATGATAACCACATTGAGAATAGCAAAGAGATTTATGTAATTAGCTGTCTCAGTGGAGAAATATCAAAGGTCAAGGACTTGAATAAAATCAAGAACTTCAAGAATTTTGCTGCATTCAGGACATTGGATGATGCTCTTGCAGCTAAGCATATCTTGAAAGACCCTATGAAACAATTATTTAAAAGAGGTGGAAAACAGAAGGATTAGAAATGCCACTCCAGAAGAGTATGGTGATATAAAGTTTAAATCCAAGATTGAGGCAATGGTCTATAAGACCTTGCTTCAATATGGGTTTGAGCCTGAATATGAAACTCATACTTATACAATCTGGGAAGGATTTAGACCTACTGTACCTTTTTACACCCGTAATAAAGCTAAGGCTACAATACTAAACCTTAAGAAGCTAATTAATATTACTTATACCCCAGATTTCTACATGGAGTATCAAGGCTTAAAGATAATTATTGAAGTAAAGGGACAGGTCAATGATGTGTTCCCTTATAAATTCAAGTTATTTAGATGGCATATAGAGAATTTGCCAGATAAAGAAAATTATCTTATCTTTGAGGTCTTTACTAAGAAACAACTCTTAGAATTTATTCAAATTATTAAAGATGAAGTCAATAGAAAGAATGAGGAAATTGCTCAATAGTTTACCAAAGAGTGATATAACTTTAGGTGAACAGTTTATTCAGAGCAGAGATTTTGAGTCACTCAAGGACTTAGTGGATTCAGCAATCTACAAGGTTAGGAAACACAAAGCCAGAAAAGATGAAGAAGGTGGAGTGCCACCTAAACAGGAGTATCTTGATGTGGACTTGACAGAGTTAAGTAATTTAAAGGCTGAGGTGGATGTATATTTAACCCAGCTTGAAGTTCCCAGTAATGAATGGGAAGAGGACATAGAGGAGGAGTACTATGATGAAGAGTATTAAAGAATTATCTTGGAATGTAACAGAGGAAGAATACAGGAAAGACCCTGCAATCAGTTACTCTACATTATCAAGATTTGAAAGGGAAGGATGGAGGAATCTCAGTTCTCTCTTTGATAAGGTAGATACACCAGCACTACTATTTGGTAGTGCAGTGGATTGTATGCTTACTGATGGAGAACAATCCTTTGCTGAAAGATTCATTGTATGTGAATTTCCTAATCTATCAGATAACCTGATAAGTATCACCAAAGTATTATTCTCCAAGTATGGGGATACACACAGAAGGGTAGATACTATTGATGATGAAGTGATTAGTAGTGTGGCTGTAGCCAATGGATATTATGCGGGAGACTCTTATAAAGCTACCAGAATAAAGAAGGTAAAAGAGAGCTGCAATGAGTATTATTCACTACTTGCACTGGCAGGAGACAAGACTATATTATCCCAAAAGGATTATAATGATGTGTCTCTTTGTGTTGATGAATTAAGAACCAACTCAATAACCAAGGATTTCTTTTATATAGACCCTTGGAATACTGATATTGAGAAGGTGTTTCAATTGAAATTCAAAGCTGAATGGAATGGAATACCAGTGAGATGTATGTTTGATGAGCTTATTGTGGACCACCATAATAAGATTATCTATCCAATAGACTTAAAGACTACTGGGTATCCTGAGGAGAACTTTCAAGACTCCTTTGCTCACTGGAGATATGATATTCAAGCTAAGCTATATACATACATTCTTCAAGAGTGTATCAAGAGAGACCCCTATTTCAGTGAGTTCAAGATTCAACATTATCAATTCATTGTTATCAACAGAAGGACAGTTGCTCCTATTGTTTGGGAATTTTATGGGAACTTTGGTATGGTAGATTTAAAGGATGAAACAGGTAAGATATATAGGGATTGGAGGAAGATTCTTACAGACCTAAATTATTATCTTACTAATCCTAACTTGAAATATAGTAAGGAAGTAATGGCAAATGATTGTATTATGGAAATAAAGAATTTAGTACCAGCATGACAGAGTTAGAATATTTTAAAGGGGATGAACTGGCAGCTTCTACTTGGAGGAATAAGTATGCAGCAGATAGAGAACAAACTCCTGATGATACACACAGAAGGCTTGCAAGGGAATTTGCAAGAGTGGAGAGTAATTATCACTGGAAGAGTAATATAGATAGGGTTTTTAGTAATTTATCAAACTATGGCTATGTTAGACCACAGCTTGATGAAGAGGCTATCTATCAGTTATTCAAGGACTTCAAGTATATTATACCCGGAGGTTCAGTTATGTCTGGTTGTGGAACTGGAGCATTGGTAAGTCTTAGTAATTGCTTTGTAATAGGCAGTCCAAAGGACAGTTATGCAGAGATAATGAAGACAAGAAGCCAGCAGGCTCAACTTATGAAGAGAAGAGGTGGAGTTGGTTATGACTTATCTCAGCTTAGACCAAGAGGAGCTAAGGTTAATAATGCAGCAAGGTCTTCAACAGGTGCAGCATCTTTCATGGATGTATGTTCAGATATAACCAATGAAGTAGCTCAGAATGGAAGGAGGGGTGCTCTTATGTTAAGTATGAGCATCAATCATCCTGACATTGAGGAGTTTATAACTAAGAAGCAAGACTTAACTAAGGTAACTGGAGCTAATATATCAGTGAAGGTTACTGATGAGTTTATGCAAGCAGTGGTAAAGGATGAGGAATATTTTCTTAGGTATCCTGTTAATCTATCTGATAGTTTAATGAGGTTGTATTCCTTAGAGAATTATGAACTGAATAAACTTAATGAGATTAATAGAGGTTTTGTAAAGAAAGTAAGAGCAAGAGAGTTATGGAATACTCTTATGCACTGTGCTTGGAATACTGCTGAACCGGGAATTATGTTTGAAGGAGCAATGCACAACTATTCTCCTGATGGTGTATATCCTGACTTCAAGATGGTTGGAACTAACCCTTGTGGTGAAATACCAATGGGTCCATTTGATAGTTGTAGGTTGATTCATATTAACTTGAGTAGCTATATTGTAGACCCATTTACAGACAAAGCTCACATTGATGAAGAGTTACTCTATATGCACTCTTATGAGGCTATGAGATTAGCTGATGACTTGGTTGATTTGGAGATTGAAGCTGTTGATAAGATTATTGATACAGTGAAGAATGATACTGATGATACTGAGTTCAAGCTATGGAGTAGAATCAAAGAAACTGCAATTCAAGGAAGAAGAGCTGGTTTAGGTTTCACTGGACTTGCTGATGCAATAGCTATGTTAGGCTTGAAGTATGACTCTGATGAAGGTATTAGTCAGGTTGAACAACTAATGAAAGTTATGTTCAAAGGTCAGCTTGACAGTAATATTGATATGGCTATTGAGAGAGGTGCATTTCCTGCTTGGAATGGAAATTTGGAAGAGGAGAATAGGGGTAGAAACAATGCTTGGTATGATTGGGTGTTCTTAAATGACCCTGAGAAGTATAAGAGGATGATGAATTGTGGTAGAAGGAACATAAGTTGGTCTACTGTAGCTCCTACTGGAACTGTAAGTATCATGGCTGGTACAAGTAGTGGTATTGAGCCTGTATTCATGCCTTTCTATCAAAGAAAGAGGAAGTGTATGTCTGAGAGTGATAGGGTAGATTATGTAGATAAAGTAGGTGAGAAATATACTTTGTTTACAGTAGTTCATCCTAACTTGAAGAGATGGGCAGTTGAAACTTTGAACTATAGTGAGTCAGAAGTCAATGAATGGGGCTTAGGAGTATGGAAGGAAGTCTGGAAAGAAAGTCCTTATTATGGTTCTACTGCACCAGAGATTGATTGGAGACAGAGAGTTAAATTACAAGGAGTAGTTCAGAAATATATCACTCATAGTATCAGTAGTACAGTTAATCTGGCTAAAGAAACTACAGAAGAAGAGATTGCTGACATCTATATTGAAGCATGGAAACAGGGATTGAAGGGTATCACTATATACAGAGATGGATGTAGGGAAGGTGTATTGACTCAAGTTGAGAAACCTAAGACTATTGAGGGAAGACAAGCTCCTAAGAGACCTAAAGAACTTGAAGCTGATGCTTATTTAATTAAAGCAAAAGGTGAACAGTTCATTATCTTGGTGGGTATGTTAGAGTCTAAACCTTATGAAGTCTTTGCATTCAGACCAAGGAATCCTATTAGCTTTAAACCTCACAAGGGTGTTATAACTAAAGTAAGTAAGATGCACTATAGCTTTACATCAGATGTCTTTCATATAGACAATCTTGAGTTAGCTAATGAAAATGTTGAAGAGAATGCAGCTACTTTATATTCATCTATGTTGTTAAGACATGGAGTAGATATTAAGTATATTGTCAAGACTGCAAAGAAGGTTAATGACAATATTACTTCATTCAGTTCAGCTATGTGTAGAGTACTCAGTAAGTATATCCCTAATGAAGAAATCAAGGGTGAGGTATGTCCTGACTGTGGTGGTACTTTGGTAAGAGAGGGTGGTTGTATTCACTGTAAAGATTGTGGGTATAGTAAATGTTTATAATATGAAAATTAAAGTAAAAGAAATAACAAAAGGTTGTTTTCCTGTGAGAACAGGAGAGGATAAGTCAGACTGTTTTGACCTGTGTCTAGCAGAAGATGTGACTTTAAAGAAAGGAGAGGTGTATGTTGCAAGGTTAGGTATTGCAACTGAACTTCCCAAAGGAATGGTAGCTAAGATTTATAGCAGAAGTAGTGCTCCAAGTAAGTTAGGAGTTACTATTGCTAATGGTCTTGGATTCATTGACACTATTTATAATGGTGATACAGATGAATGGAGAGCACCATTATATGCTTTCAAGGCTGTAACTATTCCTAAAGGCACAAGAGTATGCCAATTTGAGGTTAAATTATCTCAGTTTGCTACTGTATGGCAGAAATTAAAATGGCTATTATCATCTAAACCACTTCTGGAGCCTGTGGATTTCCTTGGAAATGAAGGTAGGGGTGGAATAGGAAGTAGTGGATTCTAAAAGAAAAAAAAATAGTATGTATAAAAGATTAGATTCAAATTATGAGGTTAATTCTGAGGGAGAAGTTAGGAATCTAATCACTAAAAAAAACATGAAACATGGAGTTTGTATGGAAAACTGTAGCAATGATAGTGGTACTGGCTTGTGTAGTCATTATTGCAGGAGTTGTTAATCTAATAATGAATAGAAGGAAGATAGACCCTAAAGTAGGAAGAATTTCATTTAGAGAGTCTATGGATTTGGTTGAACTGCCAATTGTCACATTTATGAACAATGGCAGGAAACTGAACTTCCTTCTTGATACTGGTGCATCTTATTCTTCAATTAATGAAGCAGCTCTGGAAGGGTTATCTTATGAGGAGACTGGAGAGAGTGGAGGTCATTTTGGAATAGAAGGTACTATTCAAGAATCTAAATATGTAAGAATGAATGTAGACTATAGAAGTCAAAGCTATGAAGATGATTTCCAAGTAGTAGACTTAAGTCAAGCATTTAGTAATATTAAACAGGAGTTTGGTATTAACTTACATGGTATTATTGGAAATACTTTCTTTCAAAAGTATAGGTATGTACTGAATTTTGATGAATTAGTAGCATATTCAATGGTATGAAAGACTTAATAGAGTTAAAATCAAGAGGAGAGGAACACAACTATCTTAGGAGATTAGTTAAGCCAGATGGTAGTGAATCACACACTTATATGTTAAAGACTTCCACATATAATATTAGAAGTGGTCTTACAGATAAGAAGAAAAAGTTCATAGACCCATCAGGGGGTCCAATGATAGTTGAGGGAGAATATCTTGAAGAAGCTGAGGCAGTAGTTAAATCTATAGACTATGTAATGGGACAGGGTTATGCTATTACCTTTGAAACCACACCAGAAGAAGAGCAAGAGTTGATTGATGCAATAGTGAATATATGATTTATGTATGTACACAACAAATACTACCTAAATCTGACAAGTATGAGATAATATCTCCACAAGCTGCATTATACATGCTCAAGCCTTTAAGAAAGGTTGGCTTAGATACTGAAACCAGAGGGTTTGACCCTTATACAAAAGAACTCATAATGCTCCAGTTGGGGTGTTATGAGTTTCAAGTAGTAATTGATATAACTACTGTAAGTATAGGATTCTTTAAAGAGTTCTTGGAATCTGATAGGCTATTTATTGGTTGGAATATTAAGTTTGACTTGAAGTTCCTATTACACCAAAAGATAGTTGTAAAAGAATGCTTTGATGGCTTCTTGGCAGAGAAACTTATGTGGTTAGGTTATCCCTCTGGTATTCATGGAATGGGTCTTAAGGCAGCAGGAGAAAGGTATCTTGGTGTTGAATTGGATAAGACTGTTCGTGGTAAAGTAATGTGGGCTGGTCTTTCAGAAGATGTTATTGAGTATGGTGCAAATGATGTAAAGTATCTGGAAAGAATCATGGATGCACAGATGAAGGAACTTGAAAAGAGAAACCTTCAAACTGCTATCATCTATGAAAATAAATCTGTTAATTGGGTAGCATATACTGAATATTGTGGTGTTAAGTTGGACATTGAGAAATGGAAATACAAGATGATTCTTGACAACTTTAATGCCAGAGTATTTGAGGATGCTCTTAGTGATTGGGTAATTGCTGCTGCAAAAGGTGAGCCTTATTCCTATCACTATTTACAAGTGGAAGGGTGGGCAGACCCAAAGGATTTACAGAGAGCCAGAGAAAAGATGCAAGGTGAAAGATGTCCAGAGGCAGATATTAAAGGACCTGTAAGAGGGTACTTTGAAGCATGGAAAGTGCCTGTGGATGCAAGGTTGAGTACTAAGTACATAAAGGAAGACCTTCAAGGTGACTTATGGAGTGGTTTCAATAATAAGCCTATCTGTTTGATTAATTGGGATAGTCCTAAACAGGTTATCCCATTATTCAAGCATCTTGGTTTTGATTTGTTAGCTAAAGATAAGGAGACAGGTGAATGGAAAGATAGTGTTGGTGCAGAAGTAATTGAGCCTCAACAAGATAAGTCCACTATTGCCTATCTTTATTTACAATATAAGGCAGCTAAGAAGGTCACTTCCACTTATGGTCAGAATGTAATTGACCAGATAAATGAAAAAAGTGGTAGAGTACATACCAACTTTAATCAGCTTGGAACAGATACAGGAAGGCTCAGTTCAGGTGGTAAGGATAAGGCAAATAGGATTGAATATCTTAATTTTCAGAACTTTCCAGCAGACCCAGAGACAAGGGCTTGTTTTGTAGCAAGTAAGGGAATGAAATGGATTTCTTGTGACTATAGTGGGCAGGAATCAAGGATTATTGCAGATGTAACTAATGACCCTGCCATGATTGATTTGTTCAATAATGGTTGTGGTGATGTACATTCACTGGTTGCAAAGATGGCTTTCCCTGATATTATAGGTGATTGTCCTATTGAACAGATAAAGAAGAAGTTTCATGGACTTAGGAATGATGTTAAGTCTCAGGTAGAGTTTCCTATCAATTATGGAGGAGACTGGAACACAATTAAATCTCATTCAGGTAAAAGTGAGCAGGAATCAAAGAGAATATATAATAACTATATGAAGGGTTTCATCGGTATTAAGACCTATCAGGATAGACAGAGAAAGTTTGTCATGGATAATGGTTTTATCATACTCAATCCATTAACTCAACATAAGGCTCTTATATATGACTATGACATGCTCATGGCTATGAAGAGAAGATTTACTCAACAGTTCTGGGCTGAATATAAACCCTACAAAGGTAAAGAGAATAAGACACTTCCTAAGGCTGTTAAACAACAGATTTATAAGAAGTTTGCTGATGGAGAGAGTCTCAAGGGAATGGTAGGTGTCTACACCTATACTACTAAGAAAGCAGGGAAGGAAGTTCCCAGAGAAGTCTATGTAAGTATAGCAGATGTCTATGTATTACCAGTGAAACATTTCTTCAAAAGGAAATCTGCATCTGAGAAACAGGCAATTAATTATCCTTGTCAAGGTACTGGAGCACTGATGTTTAAGGTAGCTTCTGTATTTCTATGGCAATATATTCTTGAACATAATCTTGTTTTCAAGGTTAAGTTCTGTATTCCAGCACATGATGAATGGAATATAGAGGTTCCAGAAGAGATAGCTGATGAAATGACAGAGGTTTTGAAAGATTGTATGAAGAAAGCTGGAGCATTCTTCTGTGGGAAAGTAGAACTTCCTGCTGAGGGGGACAAGGCAGATTTTTGGATTCATTAATATGACAGGACAAATTATACTTGGATTAATCCTACTCCTTGGTTTTATAGGAGTAGGATTCCTTATCAAACACCAGAATAAGGTAGATAAGGAAAGGATTTGGGTCCATAAGAGGACTGGAGGGCAATATAAACCTTTGTATGTATGTCAAATGAAGGACATTACAAGCAGACAATGGTTTGAATCTATAGCCTATATCAGTCTTAAGACTGGAGAGATTTTTATTAGGGAAAGAAAGGATTTCCTTAAACAGTTTATAACATTAAAAGAATGGGAAAAAGAGAAGTAATACAACAGGCAATAGGGGATTTAGCTTCCTTAGCCAATGAAGCACAGTATAATAAGATTACTCCAGAAGAAATCTGTAAAGGATTGGATGCTATAAGGATTAATCTTGAAGTATTTGAAGAGAATGATAAAACTCTATCTAATACATCAGCTCACCAATTCAAGGATATAGCCAAAGGAATGATTGAAACCTATGTTAGGAAGAATCATGACTATGGTAATTCCTTTGATAAGTCTTTGGATAAGTTTGGTCTTGTGGCATCAGTAGTAAGGATTGGAGATAAGATGAATAGAATTGAGTCTCTGGTTCAAAAGAAAGTTATGGTACAGGATGAATCTATCAGAGATACACTGCTTGATATGGCTAATTATGCCATTATGACAGTAATGTGGATGGATAATCAAGACAAAGTTTGTAAGGTATGACATTGAAAGAAAAGATAGGTGTCATTCTAAAACAACACAAGGAAGGAGAGGAGTTCTTCAATGCTCTTGACTTTATGATTAAAGGAGATAGAAGCATACTTGAAGACTTCCTCTCATTCTTTATGAATGATGCAGGAAAGAAACTAAATCTTGGTGATACTGGATTAATTGTTAGTGGAGGGTTTGGTAATGCCATTATGACAATGTATGGGGATAGATTGACTGAAAACTTTGGAGAAGTAATTGTCACTAATGGTGGTATCAGATTGGGCAATGAAGCACTTATATTCAAAGATAAGTTGCTTTGTAAGAACTGGATATTCATTGATGATTCCTATTATTTAGGAAGAACAAGAGCTGGTATTTCAATTGCTTTGAGGAAGGTTAGACCTGATGCTTCAATCTATGAGACTTATGTTATCTATGATGGAAGTATGAGTAGAGCAGATAAAGTAAAAAGTATGTATAGATATAATAAATAGTATGGCAGGACAACAAGGAATTTATTGTGCCCCAGACAATATAGTCCCTAATAGAGATAGGGTGGATGTAGATTGTGCTCCTGATGGAGCAATGCAACTCTGGGTTATGGAATATGAAGTTACTGGTATAGGTAAGGGATGTGCAATGTGTAAGGCTACTAACCCTCAAGAGGCAGAAATGCTCTTGAAGAGTAATGGTATATACAATGGGAGTTCATATCTGTATAAAGTAACAAGAATTGAACAAGTGATTGTGCCTCCTTGTAATGGTCTTATGGCTGAGCAAGTGGTAACTTATAAAGATGTAGCATCATGAATAAGAAACTTAGGTTATTAGTAACAACTAAATGTCCTAACAAATGTCCCATGTGTTGTAATAACTCATGGGATTTTTCATCTTTACCAGTAGTGGATAGATGGAACTATGAGGAGATAATGATTACTGGAGGAGAGCCTTTGATTCACACTAACAAAGTAGCTGAATTAATAAGGTCTATTCGAGTTATTAGTGAAGTTTATACAGACATTCCAAAGGTATATGTGTACACTTCAATAGCTGCTTGGGATAGGGTAAGGACTATATTAGGTTATGCAGATGGTATAGTTTTGACTCCTCACAGTCAGAGTGACATTGATAAGTTTGTGGAACTAAACAATATGATGCAAGAGGTTAAAGAAACTAAATCTGATTTCATTAAAGGGAAATCTCTTAGACTTAATCTCTTTGCTGATATGAAACTTCTCCTTCCAGAGCACATTGACTTGTCACTATGGAATGTCAAGGAAATTGAGTGGGTGAAAGATTGTCCAGTACCTCAAGGTGAGGACTTTAGGAGAATTAAAGAGCTTTGGTGATGAAGCAATTTACACATAGAGAGTTTGTTAGGGTGGTAGTAGCCAATGGTTTTTATTATAATAGGCAAAATGGAGACCATGCTATCTACCTTAATGAAAAAGGCAGACATATTAGCATTCCATTAAAACTTGAAAGTGTTATTGCAAGAAGATTAATCAAAGAGAATAATTTGGAGATAGATATTAAGAAACTTAAAAAGGAAAAGAGAATGAGTAATGCACCATTAGGGGCAGATGAAGACCCCAGAGCACCTTGGAATGAGCCTCTTGATGTAAAACATAAGAGGTTTGTGAGTGTAACCATATCATATTATGATGAGGTTGAATTACCTCCAGATGCAGAAGATTCCCAAATTGAGGAAGCCATTATAGAAAAGGTGAAGAGACAGGACTTTCCTAAGAAGGTTGATTTTGATGAAATTGTAATATTAGAGGAATGATGAAATATTTATTACTTTTAATGGTTACTATTTTATGTTCTTGTGGACATCCTGAGGAAACTAATAATGGGTGTATCAAGGAGAAGGAACATAAACTAATAGAGGAAAACTCTCAGTGGAAAGTCTATCAAGTAAATGATTCTTGTATTCTGGCTGTACCTAACTATAATAATAAGGATGATAAACCTATTATATTAAAAACAAAATGAAAATAATTAAACCAAGTTTTGAGATTTGGGACCAAGAAGAAGGTCTTGAAGGTATGCAGACACATATTGAAAGATGTGGAAGAGTGTGTTATGCCAGTGAACCAAAGGGTAATCCTGTGGAGTTTGTACAGAGAATGGTTAATAGTGGTCATGGTGCTATGTTAGAACATGGCACTGTGTATCTTAAAGCTAAGACTACAATACATGGTGGAATGGGAAGTGAGACTATAGAATGCCCACTATATAAATATTCTAAGAATCCTTACTCTGTAGTTAAAGAGGACTATGAAGGTTTCCCTGATTACTTGTATGTTACTACTAATTTTAGAGTATTGGTAGAGAATGGATGGCTTTGTGACTTAAAATATATCTGTGAACCTACAAAATATCATGAAAAGAGAGTTACAGTTCATTTTACTACTCAAATAGCTATTACCAGAGAGTATAATAGACATAGAGTTAATTCTATGGCTGAACAATCCACAAGGTATTGTAACTATGGTAAAGATAAGTTTGGTGGTGTAGGTATTAACCTTCCAAGTTGGGTAGATGAAGAGGAACTCACAGAGGAGAAGTTGAAGTATCAAACTAATATAGTTATACCTAATGATGAATTTGGTACTCTATATGAAAGAGAGACTTATTTATGGGGAGCTATTGATTGGTGGTTATGGGCTAATGCTTGTGCTGAACTTGCCTATTTGAATTTACTTAGATTAGGATGGACTCCTCAACAAGCAAGAGTAGTATTACCTCTTGATACTAATACAGAGTTGATTCATACTGCATTTGTAAGTGACTGGGAACACTTCTTTGGATTAAGAGATGATTCTCATGCTCATCCTGATGCAAGATTATTAGCACATCCTCTTCATGAGATATTTAAAGAAAGAAATCTTATTGTATAACTAAAAAAAAAAACAATGGCATTTGGAAGTAAGAAACAAGCAGTCATTACAAAGCCTTCATTTCAAGAAAGGCTGACTGGAGTAAAATCAATGTTTAAGAAAGCACATGAAGATGCTTCAAAGTTGAGTGCAGAAATGCAGGCAGACATTGACAGTAAGAAACAAAAGGTAAAACTTCTTGAGGATGAAATAGGTTTCATCTTTGAAACTCAGAAAGAAGCTCAAGAGTTTATGTCAAATCTTGAAAAGTTCATTTAATGAGAACAAATTTAATTAAGACAAAAGAGCTACCTAAAGTAGTAGAGCCATCTACTACTGATGGTATGCTTGACATGGTAATTGCATTTGATACAACTGGCTCTATGTCAGCTTATATTAATGCAGTAAAGACCCATGTGAAGGAGTTAGTTCCCAAACTATTTAGTTCTAATCCTGATTTAAGGATTGGTATAGTAGCATTTGGTGACTATTGTGATATGAAGAGCAAGGATAACTTTGGTAAGGCTTACCAAGTATTAGGTCTGACTAATGATGAGAATGAAATCATCAAGTTTATCAATGAAGCTCAGAATACAAGTGGTGGGGATGGTGATGAGTTCTATGAACTGGTCATTAAGAAAATCACTGAGGAAACTGCATGGAGAGAAGGTTCTACTAAGGCAGTATTATTGATTGCTGATGCAGCACCTCACAAGGTAGGTTACAGTTATAGAAGCATTGTAAGTAATGCCCAAATTGACTGGAGAGAAGAAGCTAAGAAGGCAAGTAAATTAGGTATCAAATTTGATACCATGACTATTGACCCTATGTATGTTGAGTGGTATAAAGAGCTTTCTGCCATGACAAATGGTGTAAGTGTTCCCTTCAATAATAGTGGTAAAACTTCTCAAGTGATTGAAGCTGCTGCATTAAGTAGAGGTGGGGAAAGAACAAGAGGCTTGTATAAAGCTACTATGGATTCTGTAAAAGATGATGCAGAATTAAGTGCAGTATATACTGCTTATTCAAAAGAAGTAACAGATTAAAATCAAGACAAATGAAAATCAATATTAAAGAGATAGCAGTAGGTGATGTATTCTCAGAAGAATCACATTACATTGTTGAAGAGATTGGTAAAGATACAATCAAATTCAAGCATATAGAGAGTGGAAAGTCAGTAACATTAGGTTATGGTTATGTTCAAGACCTACTTAATACTTCTGACCAGTATGACAAGGAAGTAAAAGTGACTAAGGAAGATAAGAAAGATGGTACTCCGGGTATAAGAACAATCTTTGAGGGTATCAAATCCTCTGAGGTATTCACTGTTGTGTTCCAAAAGCAGGATAAGGCTAAGACCAAGAAGCAATATGAAGCTGAAAGGGAAGCACAAAGACAAGAGGCTGTAGCTTTGATTGACAAGGCTAAGAAAGCTAAGAAGTCAATGGCTGTAGCTTATAAAGAAGCTCTGGAACATATTCAGAATAACCCTATTAAGGACTTCATTGAAGGAGAAGATAGGGTACTAAGAGGCTACAAGATGCAGTTTGTATCAAGGGATGGTAAGTACAAATGTATGGATATGGATGTTGTAAGAGGTCCAAAAGAAACTGGTGAAAGACTGGTTAATATCAATACAATTAAACAGCTTATCTTCAATGGTGTTAAGTATGTAGTTGAGTAACAGTTAGGGGAGCTAAGTCTCCCCTTTCTTATTTTTAAAGAGTTTGGTTTACCTCTCAAAAAGAAAACCCTTAATAACTTGCATATTAAGAAAACAACCTTTATATTTGCACATAAATTTAATTATAAATCTATAACAAGATGAGTAAAAGATGTATCACAACTAATTCTACAATAGAAGAATTGGCTGCTAAATTACAGGGTGAAACTATAGAATCAGTCAAGGGACTTGTTGAGCTGTGGCAAGACAAGAATAATAAGGACTGGGACACTTATCCTACTGCTTCTGAACTAAATAACTTTAGGGCAGAACTAAGGAAAGGTAAGGATGAAATGATAGAGGCTTTAGATAAAGCACTTTCACCTTCATTTGAAGCTCCAAGGATTTCCACTGTGGAAGAACAAGCTAAAGTAGATTTGGACTTTGACCCAAGAACAAGAAGAGATAGGGTTAGTCTGATTGCAAGATTCTTTAGCAATGAAATAGATACAGCACTGCAAGAACATAATGATACTCTTAATAAGAGAATTGCTGATGCTGAAAAAGAAGGTGATGTACTTGCTGTCAATGAACTGAAAGAAGAGTTAGGAACCCTTGATAGGTTCAAGATAATCAAGTTATATACACCTGCTGGCTTATTTAGTAGAGTAAGGGATTATTTCAATAACTATATACTTGACTCTGAGGAGAATAGGATACAATCAGAACTGAATACAATCAACAGTATGAAGGGTTCTGAGAGATATAGTGATGAACAGAAGTATGAAGCTGCAAAGAAGAAAGCATTATATAAAACCAATGCTTATCAGAAGGTAGTAGATAACTTCAAACCTTTGGCTGAGGAAGCAAGTACTATACTAATAGCCACTGAGGGGATTAGGATTGACCCTAATTATATTGCCCCTAAAGATGCCAACCTTAATAATGATACTCCTGAGGGAGATAGTGCAGTAGATACACAGGCTGATGATTTTGTAAAGGATGAGGCTTTCAAGGATGGATGGATGACTAATTATAGAGAAGTAAGCTCTCATGAGTCTTTAAGTCAAGAGGTTAGAAAGGTAATCAGAGAGATTCCCCAACTTGACTACAGAGGAAAGTATGATAAGGATGATTTAGGAAATCTTAGATTTCTTGATGCAGACTATGTTCATGCAACCCTTATAGATAAGCTCAGAGATATGATTACATCTGATGATATGTTACCACTTCTGGAGACTCTGGGTAATACCAAGCCTTGGACTAAGCAAATAGTCAAGAAACTACAAGCTGAGCCTAAACTATTCAGTCAGTTCTATCAGGATTTCAGAAAGGACTTTATGCCTTACTGGATTCAGAAGAAGAAACTACAGGCTGATGGTACTTTCAAGATGGAAACTATTGCTATCAATAAACCTGAGGGTGTCTATTATCTGCTTGATGAATGGAGGGATAACTATGAGAATGGTAATCTTCTTGATGATGATAGTATCTATGATAAGAATGGAGACTTGAATCTTGAGAATGCAGAGAATGGTCTTAAATGGACTGAGGCTCTCAATAACAGATTTACCAATCTTAGTACAGAACAAAGGTTGGAACTTCTACAAGATGAAAAGGTATGGAAGACATTGAATAAGCTCCTTAATATGATTGGTATCAATGCTAATCAAGGTGTATTATTAGATGCTCTGACCAATATAAAGCAATATGAAGGTGGTACTGCAACAGACCCAATTATGTTGCTTCTTCCTCAATTAAACATCATATTCAGTGGTGTAAAGAAAGGTGAGGTTAAATCTGAGACTCTTGAAGATGGAACTGAAAAGAGAGGGGATTTAATAAATACCTTTGGTTCTGCTTACAACAGCATAGCTATGATGCTTGCAGAAGTAACAGAAGATGCCATTGAAAGTAGTGTGAGGGAAAATGATAAGTCATACTATAGCCATGTTACTCCTAACTACCTTGGCAAGTTGATTAAACAGCTTAAGAATGTTATGGGTAATGAAGCAAGGTTCAAAGAGTTTGTTGAAAATGAGTTTGGACAATATGAATGGTTCTATAAGGATGGTAGATGGAGAAATGACTGGATTGAGCAACTGGTAAATAACCCTGAAATGAGAAGAGGATTGAGCCATAAGGTTCTACTTAACTCAGATAAGGTTGCATATCAGAACTGGGATGATTTGGATTATACCTTAGTATTACTGACAGAATACTTTGGAGACCCAGATAACAGTAAATCTGATATTCAATGGGCTAATTACCATGTGCCAATTCTTTCAGACAGTCCTTCTGCTGAGTTCATTAGATTCAGGAAGTATGACAATCATAGCATCATTGGAGAAGATGGTGAGTATATGAAGTATGATGATATTATCCTTGATAGAATGGTTGACTTGGTTAATCAAGAGGTAGATAGAATAGCTCTTGTAAATCAAAGAGATGTTGAATATCAAAAGGGTAATCCTAACATTGCTCCTATTGCAAACTATGATATAGTAAGGAAGAAAGATGGTACTATCAAGAGTATTGGTGGTGCTGAATTTAAGTTCCTTACAGCTCTGAATGATGTAAGGTATGACAATGGTGAGACTTTCCTTGATAGGTTCCAGAGAATACAAAATGAAGGAACTGGTTCTGAATTAAGGGAGTTTATCAGAGAGTCAGTGAGAGAAGCTCTTGATAATGAGTTTGAACAGACTTATAGAGAATGGTCTAAAGCTGGTTTACTTGAAGAACTGCCTAATGGTAAGTATAAATATCTTGGGGTAATTGGTGTAAATGCTGGTCAAAGTTCTTACAATAGAAATACAGCAACTTCTTTGAACAATGCAAAGAAGGCTCTTGAAGGAATGTGGACTACAGAAATGGATATTCTTTTAAGGGATTACAACAATAATAATCCAGTGGATGATAGAAGGGCAACTACTCTTTTTGAAAGTATTAAGGACTTGTTGAGAGAGAAGATGGTAAGAGGTGAGATTACTGCTAAGGAAGTGGATAGTATCAATAGAAATTTGGTTATTAGAAATAATGCCAAAGCTAAGTTGAGAGAGTATTTCTGGAATAGTAAGTTTGCTACATCACAAATCATTGAACTCACTACAACTGACCTTGCTTTCTACAAGAATATAGAGGACTTCCAAAAGAGATATAAGGAAGTTCATGCCCCTGCTCTCAGACTTAATACCAACTCTAAGTATGGTAGAAAGGAAGAGAGGACTATCTATCTAAAGGATGATGAGATTGTATCTTCTGCACTTGATGATATTGCAACTGTACTTGATGAAAGAGTCAAGAAAGGTGAGATGTCAAAGAGAGACAGAGATTTAATCTTAAACAAGCTCAGAGAAGTAAATGTGGCAGATGCTCAGGCTTATAGGTCACTAAGTTCTTACAGAGCTATCCTTGATATGTCTGGTCAGTGGACAGATGATATGCAGAGAGCCTTTGATAACTTCCAAAATGGTAAGTGGGATATGGCTGATTTCAATATTATCTGGCAGACTAAGAAACCTTATGTGTACACTCAGGTGAATAATCTAAGTGGAGTTCAAGGTCATACAGGCATTAAGACACCAGTTCAGCATAAGAACTCAGAGTTCCTTCTTATGGCTATGCACCAGTTAGTTTCAGGTCCACTTGGTAAATCAGGTAAACTTGTAGCTATTAATGAGTTCATGGAAGAGAATGGAATTGATGTAGTTCAATTTGAATCAACTACTAAGGTTGGAAAACAAGGTGTAATTGATTTGAATAGTGTCAATACTAAGGAAGATGTCAAGTCTGTACTTAAGAGTGCCACTACTCAGAATGGTGTTGAGAACCCTAATGTGGTTCATAAAGTAAGCTATGAAGACTATGGTATTCAGACTGCAACTCCAGAACATGCTATTGATGCAGTTCAGTTAGTTGGCACTCAGATTAGAAAGTTGATTACAGCAGATATTAGTCCAGATGTTAAGATTAATGTGAATGGCAGGGAAATGTCTAAGCAGGAATGGTTAGATATGTACAATGCTATTAACACTGAGAATATCATTCAGGCTTTTGCTGATGTAAATGAAATCTTCAAGGATGCCAAACAGGTTGAGAAGATTCTTCTTGAGGAATTGAGAGGTAATCAGAGATATGGAATTGATATGATTAGAGCCTGTACTCTTAATGAGAAAGGACAATTCAATATTCCATTATTTGACCCTGTGCAATCCCAAAGAGTACAGACATTGCTGAATAGTATTATCAAGAGTAGGATTACTAAGCAGAAGATTAGAGGAGGAGCACTTATTCAGGTCTCTGACTATGGTCTTACTGATGAATTGAAGATTGTTTTTGAAGGTGAAGGAGAGAACAAGAGAATTAAATATCTCGAAGTTTATATGCCAGCATATAGTAGGAAGTTCTATGAACCTCTTATGAAGGCAGGTTCTCATGAACTGGATGTAAATAAGTTACCAGACAGCTTGAGAAAGTTGATTGGTTATAGAGTTCCAACTGAGGATAAATACTCAATGGCTCCTCTTTATATTAAAGGTTTCTTACCTCAGCAGAATGGTTCTGCAATTATGCTCCCAGCAGAGATTACTACTTTGAGTGGTTCTGACTTTGATGTGGATAAATTGTATATCATGTTGCCTGAGTTCAAGATAACTCCTAAGTATAATAGAAGACAGTTTGTTGATGATTTGGTTGCTCAATTGACACAAGGAAAAGCTGTATCTCCTGAAATGTTGAAGGAGTATAGACAGAGTGTAAACAGAGCCATAGATGATGGTAGGAAAGCTCCTAAGGATAGTCAGGAATACAATCTCTGGAAGACATATAAAGCTAACAGGGAGAAGTATAGAGTAGCTTCTGAGGATAAGATTGAGAAGATTGAATATGACTTTAGCAAGTCTCCACAAGAGAATAGTCTTGAAGCCAGAAACAATCTATTGATTGATATGATGTGGGGTGTTCTGACTAATGCTGACACTGCTTCAAAGATGCTTAACCCCGGTGGTTTTGATTATCAGAAGAAGTCTGCAAGAATGATTAATATCCTTCAATCAAGTAGAGAATCTGAACTAAGAAGGGAACTGAATATCCCTGAGAATCAAAGTACTCTTAACAAGTTAAGTAGTATGGATTTGGAACAACTTGACAAATTGGCAGAGAAGTTCAAGAAGAAACTTGACCCTCTTAATCCAAGAACTCAGGTTCAACTTCATCAGCAGAATATGACTGGTGCAGCATTGATTGGTATTTATGCCAACCATAATGCAAACCATGCTTTGATGCAACATACTGAATTAGGTCTTGATACTGAGAATGGCTCTTTCTTACTTAATGGTAAGAGATTGACTTCTCTTCATGGTCTGATGAATGACAATAAGGAGTATATTTCAAGGAATAATGCAGGTTTCCTTGCTGCATCTGTGGATAATGTGAAAGACCCTGTGCTTGCTTCATTGAATCAGAATACATTCACTGCTGATGCCTCAATGCTTTTAAGTAGGCTTGGTTATAATCCTATTGAGATTGGTTTGATTATGTCACAACCAATTGTAATGGATATTACTAATACCTATTTCAGAGAAAGTAGAGAAGGCAAAGGAAAGGACACAATCATTGATGAAGTCATTGAGAACTACAAGAAAAGGGCTGCAATGATGGAAGATGTAACCTATGACAATTATAAATCTAATAAGTTCATGGCAGATGAATTGGCAGACAATATTATTCTCCAGAAGGAAGTAGAGGAATTAGGTGATAGGAATCAGACATCTGACTACAGAAAGGTTGAGTTCTATAAGAAGCAAGTGGCTGCTGGTTATTTATTTAAGAGAATAATGGGCACAGCAGATGCTTTAGGACAGTTGGTTCAAGCTACAAGAGCAGATACTCAAGGTGGTGCAGCAGGTCCTACTATTGCAGATACACAGATTAAGATACAGAAAGTTGATGACTTCCTGACTAATGTAGTGTTAAATGAAAACTCTCCTTTAACTGGTGCAGATGTTATCATGCCTTTCAGTATGAAAGGTATGGATATTGACCAGATAAGAGAAAGGTTATTAAGCTCCCCATTACCTTATTTACAGGCATTCTTTAGTCTTGGTATTGACCAGACACAAGATATGTTCAGTAGATATTTCCCTCAGTTTACTGACTCTTTCAGAGAAGTAATTGATGGTAAAGAGGGATTGAGAGGCTTAAGACAGTACACTAAGACAGGCAAGTTGAATGCAAAGACACTCAATAATATCTACAATGATTTGTTAGCTTATATTATGTCCAAGACATCATTCTTTGGGCAAGAAGCTAACCTCAGAGCAGATGATAAGGTTACAACAGCCAGTGATAAGAGAAGGGATTTTATCAATAATTTCCCTGATTATTTCAACAGAACATTGAGTGAACATCCTGAAATAGCTGAACTTGAGTTTGTTAAGAGATTAAGAGTAATAAGGGCTAACCAAAACAATCCTGTAGATACAGTAGTATTTAAGAATGTTGGTCAGTTAAGTCCTACTCTGAGAGAAAGATACATGAGAGACTGGCAATCATTATTATATATGGGACCAGAAGCTCAGGCTTTAGCTCTTAATCTATTCAGATATAGTTATTACAGAAATGGGTTTGCATTTGGACCTTCTACTTTCATTCATTTAGCACCAACTGCTATCAGACAATCTGTTCCAGAATACATTGATACACTGAGAGGATTGTTGGAAAGTGAGGATGATTACAGTCAGTTTATTGACCAGTATATCTACAATCACTTGGATAACAGACAGTTGGTTCCTGAGGTTCCCACAGAGGCTTCCACTTCTTTTACTAATGAACAAGGTGATGCTTTGGATATGGTTAAAATAACCATTGATACTGAATCTAACAGTAGTGATAAGAAGATAATAAGGAAGAGAGAGGGAATAGGAGAGGAAACAACCTATGACTTTTTTAATTACATAGCAAGAAGATACAAGGGAGGTACAATATATTACAGGCTTACACAAGCTGATAATGTACAACCTAATGTAGCTGTGTATGAAAGAATAGACCCACTTGGATTCAAGAACAGTTTTATTGAGTATGAATATGGTAAGGATGTTACTGAAATGAAGTCAGTAATTGATAAGAATGACAGGGATTATACTCCTAATGTAAATCAGGATATAACAGCCTATCAGGAAGCTGATATTGATTATGACTCCATGCCAGAATATCTGAACTATGACTTCTCAAGTCTGACTCAAGATATTGCAAGTGAGGCTTTCAGTCAGGTGTATGGTGCTCCACTTAAAGTGAATGAAGGAAAAGCAGATGATATTAATTCTATCAATCCAAATACTGAGTATGAGGATGCAAACAATGATAAAATCTGTGGTGCAAATACATTATATGAATTATAGATATGGCTAAGAAATGTGCAATAATTCCTCAAGTGAGGAACAGTAAAAATGAGGTAGTAAGCAGCAGGTTATTTAAAGACCTGCTGGCTTATGCCCCTAATAGACAGGAGGCAACAAGAATATACCTCATTACAAAGAGTAGTGACTTTGTTACTAATTGGAATCCAAGGTTACAGATGGATGAAAATGGTGAACCTACTCTAAGCAGTCTCTTGAAGAAAACTAATCTAAGAAGTATTATTGATGAGCAGAAGATTCTAAAGAACCTTAATGAAGAGATTGGTCATTACCATAAGACAGGTAGAGCTAAGTTATATCTGAACAATGATGAAAACTATAGAATGTTAGTCCAAAAGGCTATTCAATTCAATACTCAATCAGAGTTTAGAGAGGACTATGTTGCATCTGTTGAGAAGGTATGGGACAATGAAAGTAATAGGGTTTATATCAGTCCTTTTGTCAGAGTAAGAAACAAGATGAACAGTCTTGAAGCTAACAGTATGCAATATAATTACACTCTTAATAATAGATTGAGAGAGATATTAGCTGCTAATGGCATTGGGATAGGTGCTCTTACAGACTTGGAACAGAGAAGAGGAGTGGCAGGAGTAACAGACTTTAGTCAAGCCAGAGATGCTGCAACAGGTATAATTGAATTGATTAGACTTGCTGATGGTATTAAAGGTGAGAGAGCATTACCAGAAGAGTTTGCTCACTTTGCTATTGAGGCAATGGGGGATAATCCTCTTATAAATAGACTGGTCAATCACTTGGCTAACAATAGTTTGGTAGGTGAAATATTAGGTGATGATTACAATACCTATGATAGTCTGTATAAAGGTGATGAATCAAAGTTAGCCAGAGAAGCTGCTGGTAAATTACTTGCTAAACACTTATTACAGTCTGAACCCATCCCTTCTTCATCTTATAAATCCCTTCTGGAGAGGTTTATCAATGCTGTAAAAAATTTCTTTAGAGGATTAGGGGCTTCACAGTTCCAAAAAGCAATGCTTGAAGCAGAGAGTAGCTTTAGTAAGTTGGCTGGTGATATTCTCACTGGACAGATGGATGAAGCTATTAATGTTGAAAACATTAGTACCTCTGAGGCATTCTATTCTACTACTGAAAGAGTGGATAGAGATAAAACTCTCTTGAAGAAGATTATAGATAATGAATTGAAGAGACTCAAGATTTATGAAAAGAGAAATCCTAACAGTCAATTTAGTGCCAATCAGAGGTTATTAATAGACAGGTTAGAGCTTGAATTAGCTGATAATAGTGAGATTGAAGGTATCTATATGTTCCTTGATAATGCACTTGAAGAACTAAGGAAAGTGAGTAGTAGGCTTGAGGTATTGAGAAATACTCCTGCAACCAATCTTAATGAAAGGGCTGGAGTACTCAGGGACATCAGGAACTATATGTATAGTTATAAGAGGATAGCTGATTCAGTAAGAGAGGCTCTTAGAGAGGAAGAGAAGTCCACAGACAATAGATATGGTCAAAGAGTAAGGGTTGCATTAGATAATGTCACTACAATGCTTAATGACCTTGCAGTGGACTACAATACAATCTCTATGCCTCTATTTGTTGATTTCATCAAACCTTTTGTAGGAGATAACCTTGTGGTTCCTTTTGGGAAGTACAAAGGAAAGACTCTAAATGCAGAAGAGTTGGTTAAAGTAGCTGATGAAGATATTTCTTTCTTTGACAGATGGCTGGATAGTATGGCAGATAGCTCTGATTATATGTTGAAGATTATGGACCAAGCTGTTAAAAAGAGTAAGGAACAAGCCAGATTGAAGACTATTGATATTCAGAAGGAACTGCAAGCTGCCACTATTAAACTTGAACAGGCTGGTGTGAAAGACACTGAGTGGATGTTTGAGAGGGATAGTAAAGGTAATCTGAGTGGTAACTACATCAGTGAGATAAATCATGCTCTATTCAGAGAGAGAATGAGGACTATGTTCCAAAGTCTCAATGAAAAGTATGGCAGAAATCCTGTAGGAGAGAATGCTGATAAATATAATGAAGAGAGACAGAACTGGTTCAATGCCAATATGGAGACTGTAGATGGAGTTAGACAACCTAAGAAATCCATTTATGAAAGTATGGAGTTCAGAAGGCTGAATAAAGCCCAAAGGGACTATTATACTACTGTGATGGATATTAAGGCTAAACTTGATGCTCTGCTTCCTGACAAATATACAAAGCTGAATAGTGCTGTAAAGATTAGGAAAGACTTGGTTGAGAGGGTTAAAAGCTCTGAAAGTGTAAAATCTGGTGCTCAACAGGTTTGGGAAAGTATCAAGGATAATTTCATTAGAAGAACTGATGATACAGACTTTGGAGATAAGGCAACTGTAAAAGACTTTGAGGATAGAGAGGTACAAATGTTACCTATCTACTTTACAAAGCTCAAGAAGGGAGAAAGTGCTAATGACTTATCTACTGATATAGTAGGTACTATGACTGCTTATGCAGCAATGGCTAATGACTTTGATGAAATGAATAAGGTCATTGATGTTCTTGAGGTAGGTAGAGATATGCTGAGAGAAAGACAGGTTACTCAAACAGAAGGGGGTAAACCTATGGTTGAGAAGTTTAAGGCAGTAGGTAGAAAGGTTGAGAGTAAATTAACTAAGACAGGAGACAAGTCAAGGTTTATGGAAAGACTGAATGACTTCTTTGAAATGCAGGTATATGGAAGATATATGGCAGATGAAGGAACATTTGGTAAGACTAATATTGACAAGGGGAAGGTAGCTAACTTTATTAATAGAATGACTTCTATGAATAACTTGGCATTAAATGTCCTTTCAGGTGTTTCCAATATAGCTACTGGTAAAGTGATGATGAGAATTGAGTCTTTCTCAGGAGAGTTCTTCAATGAAAAGAATACTTTAAAAGCTGATAGAGCCTATGGTAAGGAATTACCATCATTCTTAGCTCAGTTAGGTGACAGGGTAAAGACTAATAAGTTAGCTTTATGGGATGAACTATTCAATGTAATGCAGGAATATGAACAGGATACAAGAGAAGTCAACTTTGATAGGAAGACTTGGTTCAGTAGAATGTTTGGTACATCAGCTCTATTCTTCATGAATAATGCAGGTGAACACTGGATGCAGAATAGAACTTCTCTTGCTTTGGCTGATGCTTATAAAATGAAGGCTCCTAATGGTAAGTTAGTAAGTCTATGGGATGCTTTTGAGGTTGTACCATTAGATAGTAGTAATAAGAAGTTAGGTGCTAAATTACAGCTAAAACAAGGTTATACTAAGGCTGATGGTTCAGCTTTCACTCAAGAAGATATAATCAAGTTCAGTAGAAAGAGTGCAGCTATTAATCAAAGAATGCACGGTATTTATAATAAAGCTGATAGAAGTGCAGTACAAAGATTGGCTATTGGTAGGTTGGGTATGATGTTCAGGAAATGGATTAAACCATCATTGAATAGAAGATTCAAATCAGCTACTTATAACTATGACCTTGAAGCATGGACAGAAGGTTATTATCTTACTACTGGCAGGTTTATGAATGCCCTATTCCAAGACCTTAGGAAAGCTCAGTTTGATATTGCAAGTAAGTGGAATGAAATGACTCCCACAGAACAGGCAAATGTCAAGAGAGCATTAACTGAGGTAGCCCATTTCCTTGCAGTAGCAGCAGCTATTGGATTGATAGAATGGAGTGATGATAGGGACAGACCTTGGTTAGTCAAAATGATTGAGTATCAATTGAGAAGGTTATACACTGAATTAGGTGCTCTTACTCCTACTCCAGAAATGGTTGGTGAAGGTTTGAGGATATTAAAGTCTCCTGCTGCTGGTGTAAATACAGTAGAAAAGACTCTTAATCTAATCAATCTTATGAACCCAATGAACTATGAAACATTCAATGGAGAAGATGCAATACTTAAGTCTGGACCTTATAAAGATAAGTCTAAAGCTCAACAGAGCTTACTTAAATCTCCTCTTGCTCCTATGTATAATACAGTTTTAAGAGGTATCTTTATTGAAGACCAAATACCATTCTTTAAGCAATAGGCTTAAAAGAAGAAAGGGGAGGTAGAATAATCTACTTCCCCTTTTTATTTACACCTTAATAAAAAATTTAAACCTCATGTTTGAAGCTATGAACATCTGATAGCTTGCTCTCTTTCCTCTTGTGAGATAGAGTTCCACATTTCTTCTGTCCATCCTTTCTTTTCAAGTGCTTCCCTTGTCTCAGTCTCAATACTACTGAAATCCATTGAGGATTGTACCCCCTCCTGATTTCTCATCTCTTGAAGAGATGGTACTTTATAGGTTATGTTGGAGTAATGTCCTTCATTAATATTCCTGTAATATTCAGTAAGAGAAGGTCTTAGACTGTTCCAATTAGTTACTTTAGCAAACAATTCCTTGAAGAAATTGATTATCTTAGTACCTAATGATTGAGTGTCCTGAGACATTACATATTCTCTGAAACCTTCTGCCATAGCTTCTTCAAGTTGTGAATTACTTAAGTCTCCATAAGTTCTCTTAGCTTCTTGAAGTAATTCATCTCTAAGTGTAGGTTCTGTGAGTAAATGGAATACTGCATGAAATGCTTCATGGTATGTAGTTCCCTCAGCAGCTATATCACTTAAAGTAATGATACCATCACTAAATTGACCCCATGCTAATGCACCAGTCTTGGCTACTCTGATAAGACCATTAGTAACTACTACTCTTTCACTCTCACTTAGTTGAGGTAGAACCTTATTTAACCAAGCTAACTCCTTATCTTTATCCCATATAGGTCTTGATAAATCATCAACTTGTCTTAATTCAAACTCTACATCAAACTCTTCATCAGTCTGATTAATAGCCTGCTCTTTAGCTACTGTAGCCTGAGCACCACTTGCATCTGACTGATTAATAGTAGCAGGAATAATAGGCTTCTCAATCTTAACTGGTTCAGTAGAAGGAGTATAAAGTATAGTACTTTCTTGAGACATATCTACAACTCTCTGAGGATTACCTTCCAGTATCTTCTTTATATTGTTCTTAGCCTCAGTCTCACTATATGACAGTACAGCATTCTTTACTAAAGCAATAGTATTACCATTAGGAAATACTGCATAGAAATCATTAGATGCAACATGTGCAGGTTGATTTCCAAAGCCTTTAGTAATATTAGGAACTTTAGTCATATACACTTCAACTCCATTCACCTTTCCAATAGGACTTAGATAACCTGTATGTAACTTTCCATCTCTCAAGAAGTAACCTACTTTACTATCTGACATACTATAGTCTGGCAGAACATTGTTTATAGGTTCTCTTGTTTCAAATGTACTGTTGAATATAGGTAAGCTACTATTAGTATTACTCACTTCTGGAGTGGCTACATTACCAACTAAGGGAACATTCACAGATGAATCATAGTTAAGAAGAATACCCTTCTCTTTATTTACTCTACTAACATTCTCCTTGTTGTACTCAAGTACAAAGGGTAATATAGCTAAAGTAGTGATAGGAGTATGATATTGGGATTCAAATAAGTTCTTATAAGCACTTAATTGTTTAGTATAATATTGCTCCTGACTCATTGTTTGGGTATTAGATTTATTCTTGAAGTAATTAACCTTTCTACCATTCCTATCAACAAAGTCATAGAAGCTATATCTACTTGTCTTAACATCATATATCTTGAAGTTTCCATTAGCATCTACAGAGAGAATATCTACCTCACCAGCTACTCTATTTCCATTCTCATACTTATTGAAAAGTACTATATTATTAGTAAGGAATGTCTCACCCCTTGCTTCAATATTGCTCTTAATTTCAGTAAGAGAAGTAACCAAATCATTGAATGCCTGTTCAGACATATTACTTGGTTTAACTGGCATCTCACTTGATGTGAAGAAGTTTCTGATTACACTATCTACAGAAGTACCTGCATCTAATGCTCTTTGTGAATTAGTTCCAGACATCTTATCTCTCACTATATTCACAATAGTATCTCTGCTTCTTGCATCTATCTTACCCTCAAAGGCTGTAAGGTCTACACCATAATGGTTACTTAAGTTCTTAAGATAGTTATTGAACTGTGCTATATTATCTGCATTCTTTGAGAGATTAACTCTTAAATCCTGTAGAGCTTTAGTCTGTTTAGGAGACTCAATCCAATTACTTCCTAATACTGAATGTACCCTCTTATATTCATGGTATTCACCATCATCCTCAAGGATATAATAGAACTCACCATCAGTTCTTGTCTTATCAACCTTAGCTTGGTTCTCTGCAATCTGGTCTATAACCTTCTTAGAGTCAGCTACAGTCTTCTTTCTATCAGCTAATTTCTGTTTGAATTTATCTGATGCAGCACCAGTTACATACTGACCTGTATTTCTATTCAGAACCTTACCATTAGGAAGAAGGGTGATACCCCCCATCATCATAGAACCATTCTGAGCATCCCCATAGTTTTCTTGTATATAAGCCATATCAAGAATAGACTCTGGGAAAGAGTTAAGAGTTCTGCCATTATTATCCCTTACAGTATTTGAAGTCAAATCTACATGGTATGTAGTATTATCAAATGAAACTGTAGTTCCTGCAATAGCCCCCTCTGTACCTCCTACAGGAGTTTGTATCTTTCTACCTTCCTCAGCCTTAACTGATGCAGGGTTTAGAGCTTGCTGTAAGTTGCCTTGTATATCAAAGTAATCTGTTGTAAACCAATTACTTTTTACACTGGCATCTATTATATTAGATGTCATTACTCCAGAAGAGAGTAACATGTTATTGTAGCCTCCCTTATTAAGCATACCTAAATTCACCTGTAATGGAAGATTGAATGCCATTAAAATATTTTGTATTTCACCAGCTACTTCCTGTGAATCTCTTGTATCAGGTTGAGTTTTAACACCCTCTCCACCTAATTCATAGAGAACATTAGGGTCCCATCTTTCAGTTAAGAATACAGTTCTTGCATCTTCTCTTCTGACTCTCTTACCATCTACTTCATCATAGATTTCATTCTTATTAGCATCTCTCTGAACCTTAGTAAACCTGATACCATTACCATTCTTACCTTGTATATAGTCAATATGGACATCACCAATATATAGACTTCTTGCCAAGTCTTTTACTGCATTATTAACATCTTCCTCTGTAAAAGCATTAGCTAAAGCATCAATACTATTCTTTATATTCTTGTATAAAGGAGTTGAGTTAATAGTAACATCCTCTGGATTATACTCACTTTCATTGAAGTGCTTAACCCTTACAGCAGCAGGACTATACTTACCAGCAGCATTAGGAATAAGGATATACATCCTACCTTCCTTTTGGCTCATATCCATTGGCTTAGTGATTAAATCATCACTGATTCTACCATTAGTAGATAGGACACCATTCTTTACAATACCAAAGATAGAATTTGAAGATACATTAGGTATTTCTCCCATGTTTCTTTCTTCTGTACCATAAGGTATTCTACCAACCATTATCTGAGATACTCTTGTAGTAGGAGTAGCTATAAACTTCTTATCCTTTCCAGCCTGATTGAACTCTTCTTTTACTCTTTCAATAAGACCTGCAAGACCTTCATATCTATCTACTACATACTGACTTTCATCTAATGAACCTACTATTTGGTTATTCCTCTTATCTACAATAAAGATTGTGTGGTCATTAAATTCAGGGTCAATCATGAAGCCAAGTTCATCACCTACCTTTAGATTACCTTCATTTACATAACTGAAAGCTCTATTATCTCTAAGATAGTTGTAAAGTTCATCAAAGTTCAAGTTCTCTTTCTCTGCAACTACCACATTGAAAGGTCTAAAGTCTCCATCCTTACTTGCATTAATATGCAACTCAGGAATAGTAGGTCTATAATACTGCCTCTTACCTTTTGCATCCTTATCCAATGATTGAGGAGTAGGAGCATTTTCATTGGCTTTCTTATTTTCCTCAGCTACCATTTGAGGGGTAATATTACCTACAGGAGGTTCATAAGTATCAACTGGTCCATCATTAACTGGTGGAACTGTTGTTGTACCACTATCTCCAGTTGTATCTTTTGATGTGGTTCCTTTTGTACCATCTGTTCTCTCAACTGGCTTTAGATACTCAGAAGGGAATCTTGCTTTGAACCTCTGGTCATTATTAACCTCACTCATTGCAGATAGAAGACCATATTGAGCCTCAGCAAAATTCATCATATTCAAATCATCTGGTAGATTTTCATCATACAGACTCTCTGGATTATTAATGAATACTGAGTTAGGATTAGCCATTTCCTCAAGATTATTAGCATTTTCATGTTGAGTTCTAAGTAGTTCTTGTGCATTAGCCTTAGCCTCGGGAGAGATAGGTTGCCTATCTATTGCCCTGCTTACTTCACTATTATACATTTGAACTTCCTTATAGTCCTTAGCCATCTTATTACCTTCATTCTCAAGTTCATCAAGAATCTGTTGTCTTTTAGATGAATCAGGCTCATTATTCAATGCTTCTCTAAACTCATTAAGGTTAGTAGCAGCTAATGCTTCATTCTTAGTCTTAGCTACTTCCTGTCTTTCATTTTCTCTTATGATATTCTCTCTTTGTCTTTCTTGCTTTTGTTGTAGAGCTTGAGGATTTCTAAGATAAGTATCATACTTGTCAATGAAATCAAGCCTTCTCTCAGCTATCTTATGAAGGTCATTAACCTCATCAATTATATCCTGCTTATTAGGGTCAGTCTGTAATACCTTATCCAGTAAAGAAATATATGATTGAGCTTCTTTTGAATCAGCAAGTTCATTAATTAGTCTTACAGGAGAGAAGTTTAAGAAGTCTGATAACCTATTAATCTTATTCTCATCACTATCACTAATAAACTCTCTATCCATAGAGGCATCAAGTACTCCTTGAAGTCTGTCCTTTATATCTTCATGTACTGACTTAAACCTGTTTTCAAGGTTGTCAATATTTGAGAAGTAATAAGTCATTTCTTCAAGACCATCTTCATCAAAGTAATCCCCAATCTTAACTTGTAAGTCCTGACTAATCTTTCTGTAGTTATCTACAGCTTCCTTAGTCTCTTGAGTCTGCTTTTGAATCTGTTCAATTACTTCTGCATCAGTCATATTATCATATACTGATGTACCAGTTTCCTGATTAGTAGTAAGTTGTCTTATTTGTTCAACATCTTCTTCCCTTACATTACCAGCTTCCTCAATTATATCATATAGGTCATTGATTCTTCCTGCCTTCTCAAACATGATAACATCACTAATAAGCTGGTTGTGTTCAGCATTCTTAAACTCAAAGTTATCATTGTTATCAGCAGCTTCATCCATTTGTCTCTGGTAGGCATTATGTCTGATAGCTGACTGATAGTAGTTAAGGAACTCAGGTGATTGTACTCTATTATTAAGTTGAGCTACAATAGCATCATCTTGTTCACTTCTCTCTCTTATCTCTTGAATATCTTCCTTAATACCACCTTGCAGATATACTGGGGATTGGAAACCACCTTCACTATTCCTTGCACTTCTAAAGCCCGGAATACCAACTAAACCAGTTAAACCACCAATGAAACCCTCTTCCCATCCTTCAACAGTACCATAGGTTTGCTGAATAGCTTTTGCAGTAGCTTGTAACCAGTCAATAGTTTCACTCTCTGCATCTGGGTCTATCTTGGCTCCATAGAAATCATTAAGTTCAGAAGCATATTTATATCCTGCAACTTTACCTGCAACAGCCTGTCCCATTTCTTCATAAGGACCTTCTGCAACACCTTTACTTGCAATCTTTAAAGCATTTCTAAGTACAGAAGGTTTAGCTGCACTATAACTTACAGTACCATCTTCTGCAACTGTCCTTAGTATTTGACTACCTTTCTTAGCTGTATTATATCCACCTGCATAGAACTTACCAAACTGCCAAGCATCTGATACAGTAAGTAGTGGAATATTCAGAGCAAAGTCTATATTACCCATCTTAGCCCTATCTTCTGATAGTTTCTGTAGCCCACCATTGTAATCAAACTTAGCATCCACTCTTGCCTGTAACATAGCTTGTCCTTCTGGAGTGAGAACTTGCTCAAAAGACTTTCCATCAGAAGAAATCTGATACTGTGCAAATTGAGGGAACTCTCTAAGCATAGATTCTCTCTCTTGGGCTGCTACTTTGGCTTGTGCATCATCAAGTTGTTGTTTATGAAGTTCAAACCAGTCTTTACTATTCTGTATAGCTTCAATTCTTGCTTCCCCTAATGCACCTGAGAAAGCACCTGTTAGTTTAAGAGTAGGCTCAGCCATCTTAAGTTTCTTAGCATCCCTTGCTAATTCATCAGTAAGTCTTACACCATCAAGGAATAAATCTCCTTCCCTGTAAGCCTGTAAAGCTGCATTAGGGTTAAGAGCCTCACCTGAGGCTGTAACTGCACCTTTGAATGCTTGCCTTGCTTTATTAAGACTTAAGATTCTGGACATACCAGCAGCACTAATCTTACCAGAGTAGGCAGCACCAACAGCAAAACCTAAGTTCTTAAGGAACTTATCTCCAATGAAGTTAGCTGAGAATATATTCTCATACCAAGGGTCATTCTTCTCTGCATCAGTATAGTAATTAGGCAGAACTGATTCTGACCATTCATTTACTTGCTGCATTGCATTTGAGAAAGGATTATCCCAGAACCCTGAGAATGTTCCTGTAGCTGCTGCATTACCTAAACCTACTATAGTACCAATGATACCATCAGCAAATGTAGTACCTGCAAGAACAGCACCCTTAGCTAAACCAGCACCTATTTGGGCATACCAAGGTTGCATCTCACCTCTTGTATTAGCCAAGTTATCAAGTTGGGTCATAGATGTGATGTCTTCATCATACATACTATCATTTACTCCAACAAAACCTACCTCTTGAGGTACAGCCCTTTCTAATGCCCTATTAGAGACTTGCTTATATTCCTCTATATTATTAATAAGAGGAACATCCCTAAGAAGTCCTTCCTGCTTTAGTGCATCTATACTTTTAATTCCCTTTAACCCACCTACTCCTTGTGTAGATGGGTCTTGGATTTGTTGATTATTTGCCATATTCTTCTACTCTAATTTAGAATCTGTATTACTTTGTCTCTTAGCAAGTGTATTGAACTTACCATAGATATAATTCATCATAGTTTCAATGTACTTCTGAGCTTCTACATCATAGCCATTCTCAAGAAGTACATTAATATTCTTCATATATCCTGATACATTTCTATCTGCATCATCAATTAACTCAGGGTCAATAACTGCTGATTTAGTCTTACCATCCTTAGTAGCATTGATTATAAGTCCAACCTCTGGGTCATAACTTATATCATTGTCACCAGTGAAGTAATCTGAGATATTCTTTAACTTAATAGGGTCTCCCTTCCTATTATCATCAAGTTCATAAAGACCAGTTGATTCTGTAGCTGCTCCTAAGGTTCTTGCATTCTCCTTAATAACCTGTGATATTAAATCACTCTGAGTTATATCAGGTTTATATATAAAGTTCCTTACAGCACTACTCCTAATATCAGCTTGTAACTTCTGTTCAAGTTGGTCCATACTACCATCTTTCATATCATACTTCTTGATTATCTGTTGAAGTCTTTCTGCATTAGGTTTAACCTTATAAGGAACACCACCTCCAACTACAATACCATATTGAGTTGCATGACCTTGAGTATATCTCTCTTCCTCTTTATTAACCAACTCTGGATTAGCTCTTAGTTGTTGTATGAACTTAAGTTCATCATTAAGTTCAGTAGTCTTCTTGTCCCCATCTACTTTAGTCTTAGGTACTGCCCTAAAAACTTTAGATTGAGTTCCTTCTGTCTTACCTTTCTTAATTGCAGCTAACCTTTCCTGCATTGCATAGTCATAAGCCTTATTAGATAGTTGTTGATATTGAGTTTCACCAACTGCATTCCACAAGCCTTGTCTTGCATAATCATAAGCCCTGTTAAGGATATTCTCATCATTCCAATTCTTGATGCCAGAACTTCCTACTGCATCTTCTACAATACCTTGAAGTATAGGAGAAGCCTCAGGATTATTCTGTACAGCCTGCATAATTTCCTCAGGTCTGAATCCTTTCTGCATGATAGTTTCATAGTATTGATTACCTAAGATTGTTCTCCACTTTCTTGGGTTCTCTCTTACTTCCTTAGCCAAATTCTGTGCAGCAGTACCCACTTGTTTGGATAATAGTGCTCCAGAATAGGATTGTGGTGATAGAGCTGGGTTAGATATAAGTTCATCTAAGGAAAGTGTAGAAGCAGGTCTATCAAATAGTAGTGTACTATCCTGAGCCTGTAATTTCCTTTGTTCATCTACTAACTCTTGTCTTCTCTTATAAGCCTGTTCTATGGGAACAATCTCAGAAGAGTATCTTCTTTTCATATCAATCAATCCTTGCCTACTTGCAGGAGTAAGTCCTTGTTTAGCTAATGACTCAGCTTGTTTAGCCAAGTCATTAGAATATTGTTTGTACATTGCATAAGCCTGTGGGTCTGTCTGTTCATTAGCCATCTTATCAAAGACATCTGCCTTAGTTCCTAATTCACCCATACCCTCTTGAATAGTGTTATATTCTTGAGTGTATGCTTGAAGTGGTTGAAGCATTTCCTGATAAGAGAATGGTCTGAACTTAGCACCACTTACAAAACTGAAATTAGCCATAAGTCAATCCTTTCTTCTTTTTAGTTCTTACTTTACCACCTTTAGCTTTCTTAGTTCCTCCAGTGTATTCTCCTTTGGTATTCATCTTAAGAACACCTGATTTAGCTAATGTATCAAGCCAATTAGCTTGCTCATTTTCCCATCCCATATCACCTAAACCTTGTAAGAAGTTAGTTATATTAGCACTCCTTCTTGCACTATCTTGGTCTTTAATAGCTTGTCTCATTTGAGCAGCAGTTGTAGCCTGTCCTAATCTTGCTCTCTTAGCTGCATTTCTTGATTCTGCATTAAACATTGAAGCCTTAAGTCCAGTCTCAGTATTAAACATATTAGTACCTCTATTGAATGCCTCAACTCTTTCTCTCAACTGTTGATTATATTCTTCTGCTTGCCTTGCTAAATTACCCATGTTCTGACCATAGTTATAGTCAGCAGCAAGTATTCCAGCCTGAGCATTAAGCCTGTTACCACCGGAGGTATTCATCAATCCTCTTCTTGTAGCAGCAGCTTGTTGATTCATCTTGTTGATATAGAAGTCCCTGTCTAAAGGTCTATAAGATAGATAGTTTCCAATAGGAGCATATCCTGCTGCCTCAGCACCTAAATCTACTCCACCTATCATATCAGCACTACCATAGTCTGGTTTACTAAATAAATCTGATAGACTTGCTAAACCAGAGCCTATAATTGGTGCATACCTTGTCCATGTCTGCCTATTACCATTATTACCTTCTGGAGCTATTTCACCAGTTTCTCCTGATTGAGCCATAAGAGCTTCAAGCTCTTCAACACTCATTGGGTCTTCCAAAGCTAAGCCATAAGGATTTGTATCACCACCATAAGCAAACATACTTGGGTATTCATTTCCTTCCCTATGGGCTTCCTTTCTTTCCCTTGCTTCTTCTTGGGCAGCAGCTATTCTTTCCATAGCAGCTTGTAATCCCTTAGTACTTAGAGGGTCATTAGGTCTTTCTTCACTTTCTCTTTGTGCAGATTTAGCAGCCTTAGCAAAGGTTTTACCTCTTAACTTGTATTCCTTTCTTATATCATCAGGTATCTCCATTCTATCTGAGAATACATAATCATCATAAACTACTTCACCTTGCTCAACTAAGTTAGGAGCACCTTCTGGGTCAACTCCTATTTGTATTCCTTGATAAGGATTTTCTTCATGAGAACCCCCTTCATCAATAAATGTAACTCCATTAGTAAAGTCTCCACCTTGTGTATTCAACCATCCTCCAAAAGCATTCCAATTCCTTGCATTCTGTGCAAAAGTAGCTCTCTTTCTTGTAGTAGGATTAGAACTATTCTTTCCTCTCCTAATACATGCTTCTGTTACTTTACCTCCACAGTACTCAGTAAACTTACCTCTGTTTTTCTTCTTGATATGAATACCACCACCATCCTTAGCTATATTAGCTGCTTGGACAGTTTGTTCAGGTTCTTGTTGGAACATTCCTTGTATTCCTTGTGTAAAGGATTGATTGAAATTGTTACCTACTACACTATCAAACAGACTTCCACCAAAAGCCTTTAGTGAAGGATATTTAGCAAGAACCTTTCTTCTTACACTCTCTTTACCATGCAATCCAGCTAATCTGAGTGCATCTCTTGCATCAGCTTTAGTTGGTATTGGGTAACTTCTGTGAGGTCCTGCAAAGTCTCCAGAAGGAACAGATGGATAAGGCTTTTTCTTAGAACCATAGTTTTTCTCTCTGGATAAGCCACCACCTTCTGCAAAAGCATTGTATGTATTCATCTCTGGTAATGCTTGGAATGAATTAGGAAGAGAGGTCAATCTTTGTTTAGAAAGCATATTCATCTCTTGATTATTTAAGTACTTGTTACCAAATTCATAGCCTATTGCACCACTACCAAAGTTAAGTGGACCACCATAAGCAGAGAAGTTTGCTAACATATTAAAGTCATTTTGTGTATCTATGTTATCAGCCCTTGTCTCAAAGGAAGTTAGTGCTCTTTCATTAGCCTCTTTAGCTTCTTTATTTAGTCTTTTGGCTTTTCTCTTGGCTTTCTTATTACCACCAATCCATCCACCAATAGCACTACCAAGACCTACTACTCCACCTACAATAGCTCCAATAGGACCACCTACAGATGCTCCAGCAGCAGCCCCTTGACCAGCAGCTCCAATAGTATTAGTAATCCTCTGACCAGTACTTCCACCTCTGACATCTTTCCATGAATAGTCATCTTTCACTTTATTCCATGAACCCCATTCACTCATCAAATCATCATTAGATGAAGCACCTACTACCATATTCTTTTGAGCTTTATTCTGAGCTTCAATTCCACTGGTGTCTGCTATTTGTGCATTAGATATACCAGCTTGTGCTATACTACCAACAGCACCACCAATACTTCCTATTGAATTGCCAAGATTCTCCCCTTTAAAGGCATTTGAGAATTGTTCTGAGGATTGCTGTCCCCAACTTTGACCACCAGTGTCAAATATATTAGGAGGCATCTTGCCTCTTCTCTTAATTTTTTTCTTAGCCATAGTATAATTAATTTTGTTGCAAATGTATATAAAGTTATTGAATAAACAAAGCCTTTAATTAAAAAAGAAAGAGTCCACAAACTAAAATGTTTATGGACTCCTATTAATTATGCAAAATAGTGAATAATAGCATCATGGAACTCTGTTCTATATGTATTAGGAGTGTTCATTCCTAACTTAATATAAGCCCAAGTGTTCCTTATTCTATCCCTGTTATTTACTATTGCTCTTGGTATATTAGCCCTCCATATCCTGAACTTCTTCTTTAATGGAGAAGGATGTCCAAGTAGATTAGTAAGAGGGGTAGTACCATGCTGATATTCATTCCATACATCAAGAGTATCAAAGGTTTTATTGCTTATCAGGTTATCACCATCCCAACTATCAGCTCTAAACTCTACTGTATTGAATATCTTATCATTTGGTTCCTCAGCATTAGCTACAAAGGTAATACTGAAAGGTTTGTATTCCCCAAAGAACATATTATAGTCTCCAGCAAACTGTTCCCACATCTTACCATTCTTGAAAGCATAGAAGTCACTACTTACATTAAACATAGCAGGAACTCCTTCATAGCTCATGAATGAAGTAAACTGGTTAATCAACTCTGAGTAACATAGGCAATGGTCTTTATAAGTAAAGTACACATCATTATTATTCTTATCATAGAATGACCTATAGTTATTATAACCAACAGGTTCCCAGTTCACATGAACATTGTGAGTACTAATCCACTGTCTGAAACCTAACTTATCAGATAGACTGGTTATCTCTCCATTAAATAGATACAGAGAATTAGTCTCATTATCTATAAAGTATAGTCCAGAAGGAGATTCTGCAATAGACCATTTATTAGCACATCCTATAGTATTACTTATATACCTCTTACCACTTACCTTCAATCCATTAGTAATCTCAATTGGCATACCATCAGAAGTAGGTATCTGTACCCTACTATTAAATAGAATGTTACTTAGTCCCATTCTTTGGAAAGCAAAGATTTCATTCCTGAAAGTATTCAGTGAAACTACTTCTCCTTTATCACCATCAAGGTCTAAGGTAGATGCCATAGTGATATTAGTCCAAGTATCAATAATACTTCCTAATTGTTTCTCCTTAGTCCATGTAATAGTATTAGGGAAATAATTAAGATTGAACTTACTATGATTGATTGCCCTATAATTAAAGAAGTTATTAGCTTGATTATATACAGGGTTCATCATATTAAAGTTAGTAGGAGTCATAGCTAAATTACTAATCTGACCTCTATTCTTATCATATCTACCTTCTATATTAACCCTTGTCTCACACATGAAGGATACTATTTCATTCACACTATTCTGGTCTTCAAGAGTTGAAGGATAAACCTTCATACAGTCATATCTCTGGAAGAAAGTATCTCCTTCTGTATAACTGATGATAAGATAGTTTACAGGAGTTCCATCAGCATTTAATAAGCTGTAGGGTTCACCTGCTGGCAACCATTGATTATTCTCAAAGGCTTCTTCTGTCTGACCACCAAACCTATTCTGAACATTGTCATTATATAACTCAGCAAGGAATAAGTAACTATAGTTATTGTCATAGAAGTTACTTGTGTAAGTACTAATAACATCCTGATACACATCATCCTTTATAGTAGAAGTAGTATCTGTAATTCTCTTAGCTGCTGGATTCCAAAAGAAGTGAGTATCACTTGAATTAGGAATTACAGGATTTACAGACCATACATCCTGATAATCAGTTTCTCTATTAGTAGGAAGTACTACTTGCTTACCATCTTTGGTCCAGTTAAATGCAAATACAGCATGTGGAGTTGATTTATACTTGATTCTTACAGCATCAGTTCCATTAGGAACCCTTGTAAGTTGAGCACCATCACTTCTCTTAACAAACTGTATAGGGAATGAACCACCAGTAAATAATTGGTGAGCATAAGTTGCAGCAGTATTTACACCAGTTACAACTATAGGATAACCATCTTTTCTATTCAGAGTTTCAGTTCTCTCACCATCTTGGAACCTTACAGTAACAGTATATGAATCATCTACTCTTGTAGCAGCTAATACCTTATCAACATTACCATAGTAGTTCAAATCTCCTAAACTTGAATTAGCAGGAGAAGGTATCCTAACTAATGATTGTTCATTAGAATTGAATATGCTTACACCTGTAATACCAGTATGATTATTATCATTCTCTATATAAGCAAGCCAAGGAGAACTCAAGAAGTAAGAGAAAGAAGAGAATTTCATATTTGAAATCTTTTTCTTATCAAGCATTGCAGTTCTTGTTCCCTCAGTAACAGGACCTTGGTTATTCAGAGAACCATTTCTATGCCAAGCATAAACCATAAAGGCTTCTGTATATCCGTGGTCATCATCTACTTTTTCCATATCAGTCATTTTATCAAACCAATATGCTCCAGAAACAAGATTCTTTAATCCATGATAAGAGTTATTCTCTACTCCAACAAACTCCTTATAGAAGCCCATCTTATTTGTATCATTAGCAGGTGTAGACACTTGAATATCTATGTCTGAGGCATTACCTGTCATAGGTACTATACCTACTATTCTCAACTTAAGACCTGATGAATCCAAGTTCTGAACTCCTTCATCAAACTCAATATCTGGTGAATGGAGTGTAAGAATAGACTGGTCAATAAAGAAATACTCAGCATGATTAGCTGACCAAGAGTTCAGGTCTGAACCTGATTGAGATACATAAGGAGTAGATGGAACATTAGCCAGACATTGTATCTCTGAACCTCTTTCCCAGTTATTAGGAATAGGTCTGTTATGTCTGAACTCAGCCCATGCACCCTTATTAACTATATCAATAAGGAAAGTCTTCTCTTGAGGAGTTCCGGGGTTTACAGTAAGGTTAGTATTAGTATTCCTTATTACTGCTGCTTTAGAATTAGCATAGTCTGTCCAACTACCAAACCCAGTCCAGTTATTTTGATTATGGTCAATATCAAATGCAAGGTTAGGTCTTGAGAACCATGAAGCCTGTGCAAATGGAGAGTTACTGAATCTATCACCTACATTATATACAGTAGGACACAAGATACCTTGAGCTACTACTTCTCTATCTGTAAGTGAAGGATATACTACTACACCTCTTACTCTTGTAAATCCTTGACTAACTGCTGCTTGAATTACATCAGATTGTAATGAATACTGAGCTTGCACAAGTGATAGACTATTATTTAGAGAAGGAGCAACTCCTGTGTTATATCCTCCTTCATCATCAGGACCATTATAAGCATCATTAACCCATACTGGTTCTGACCATTTACCACTCTTATGTTGGAACTGAATACCAAATCTATACCACTCTAAATACTTGAAACTCTTAATCTTTGAACCAAGATACAAGCTATTCTTATATGGATAGAAACCAGATGTCTGTACAAAATTACCTACATACTTGGAAGTGAAACTTATATTCCCTCCCTTTACTTTATTTATAATGTCAGTACCTACTAACTTTCTTTGTATATTAGCATTACCTAAGAATAGAGTATTATCCTTCTGAGCCATAGTTCCAAAGACTACATCCTCACCTCCTACATATAGTAGTTCAGTAGGGTCTACACTGGTTCCAGTAGTACCATTATCTACATAAGTAAGAGTAGTTGTAGCTCTTGTAGCAGGATTAATAGGAATATCTACTACATTAAGTACATTAGGAGTAGCATCTATACTTGCCCTATGAATAGAATAAACTCTTACATAATCAAATCTTGTGTCTGCATTCTCTATGGTAATAGTAAAGCTATTACTCACTTTCTCTTCTGGAGAGGCTCCTCTACTTGCAAAGGATATATACTCAAGAGGAGAGGTATAAAAGATATTACTCTCCTGTCCATACTTATTATAATAAGTGAAAGCATATTGAATTACACCTGATGAAAATGAACCACTTGCAAGGTCATTCCTTGTAACTGTAACAGTTTCTTTAAGACCTAAGTCCTGCACAAAGTTAAATGAATTATTATCCCATTTAGCCTTTACATCATCTGTAGCCACAATATTAATAACCCTTGACTGATTCAATCCATCAATCCAATATACCTTCTGAATATTATCATTTTCATATACACCAATATTCTCAATTGGATAGTCTGTACTGAAATTCAGATTACCTGAGAATAGAAGTAGAGCCTCAAAATAAGTACCCTTATTCTCAAGTCTGTAGATATTATCATTTGTACCTTTTGTAAAGAGGGTCACATAGTTATTAAGCACATTCTGCCCAAGTAATACTCCATCAATAACTACAGGGTCTCCAGAAGGAGATTGTAATGGTATCTCCTTATTACCTCTTTCATTAGTAACTGACAAGAGAGTATTATTATCTCTTGCAGTTATTCTAATGTTCTGAGCATCAAAGGCATACTCTGGGTTGAACTTAGAGACTGATAAGTCTCTCTGCATCCCTTTAAAAAAGTGTTGTTCTTTCTTTAGTGCCATATTAATGTACTCTTATATATTCCTTGTCTCCTAAGTTCTTGAATCCTCTTCTGAACTCAGTTACTCTTGGAATAAGTTGATTCCACATATTAGTGATAGCTTCCATTTCTGATACAGAAGGAATCACAAATTCATTATTACATTGACCTGCCTTGAAAGCATACTCTTGTTGAGTATTATTTAATACAGCAGGACTTATCTTACCCATATCAAAAAGGATAGTAAACCATTCTTTCTTGATATATAGTTCCAGTGTCTTAAGAAAGATAGAGTTATCTGGGATTAAAGGAAGACCTTCATCATCCAACATAATAGCCTTATAACTAATATCCACCTTTTCATGTTTTATTGAAGTAAATATTACTCTACCTTGTGTCTTGAAAGAAGGCTCTCCTCTCCCCCACCAATCTCTTTCTTCATGGTCATGAGTAGGATAGGCATTGAAATTATCAGTCATTGCCCTAAGTGCCATTCCATTCTTATGTAACCTGACCTGATTAATAGATATTAAATCACAGGGAAGTTCACCTCTGTACTCCTTAATATCTATTGTTTCTATCTTATCAACATAGACATTAGGAAGTCCCATTGCACTAATAAAGTCCAGTGTATATTGAATAGCTGTCTCAAGATTGAGGTCAGTAAGTAGTGGGTGTCTTAGTAATCTGTCAAGCACTACTCTTATATTTACAAAATTATTGTTCTGTACCATTTTTAAATTTCCATTTATAGCCACCAGCAGATTTAATCACCAAGTAGCAACATTTATTTATACTATTATGAAATACTCCAGTAACTCTTTCAGCTTCCATAGCTGAGGCAAATTCAATTATAGTACCATCAGGTTTAATTTGTAAAACAGCCTTACTATGAGCTTTTCTTATAGCTTCTTTATGTTTCTCAGTTCTCTTAAGACCAGTATTATGCTTTCTTAAAGACTCTACTAATTCAATAGGTTTCTTCTTACCTTTATTAGAAACACTCATTTTATGTTTAGTAGTTTGAGATATTATCCTGCCTTTTCTACCAATCCTGCTCCTGTGTTCCTTAGATAGCTTCTTTCCCTTATGGGCTATAGATATTTTCTTTTTATGTGACTCTGTAAGATGGTCTACACTATGACCATCCCCACCATTGGTTATATTATAAGAGATACCCAGCTTCTTGTAATCTTTAATTAGTTTCCTCTCTAAATCCTTAGCAACCTTTTCTGCAAGACCAGAATTTATAATTATATGTTGAAAGTTGTCCCAACCATACTTTATAATGGCATTATAGAAATGCTTACATGCTACATAATTCTTTCCATTATTCCATCTATCATTTGGGTTGGACTTAGAAGTAATACCTACATAGATTTTACCTGATGGTGAAATATGTTTATATACTATCCAAGTTTTAACCATATCTTAATTTCCTTTCTAAGTAAGGAGCATCTTTGATTACCCCTTTCTTTATATTTTGTTTAATTCCTATCTTTAAGTCCCTATTAGGTACAAGTTCATAGTAGGACTTATTATTGTATGTGGCTGATTCCTTATTATAGTAAATCTGGAAACTTTCTTTTTCTTCCATCTTGACTAATATCTTATCTCTACAAGCCTCCTCATCTTTATACCAAAGTTCAAGTGTCTTATCCCAGTCTATAGGAAGGTTAATATGAATCTTTCCATCCTTACCTATTTTAGCTCCTCTATCAAACTTTCTTACCTCAATAGTACCCATTGATTTAGGAAGTCTGACATCATTACCAAGTAATAATTCATCAACCAAAAGTAAGTTTATCTTCCTTATGATAGCAAAGTATTGTGACTCAGTAAGAACATATTCCTTGCTATCTGGTTTATTCTTTCTGTAATACTTATATCCATCATATACACCAAGTGAGTTTCTTACTTTGTACTCTCTTGGTTGGTTGACCTTCTTTATCCTCCTTTTAAATTCTCCCAGTGTCTCCATTATCTCTTATTCAAATCATCTAAATCATCATGAGCATTATTATCCTCATCCTTAGGACTATACTCAGGACCCCTTAATTCTTTTACTACTAACTCTACAAGTGGAGGAACTAAAGCATCTTCTATTGGGAACTCCTTATCCTCTAACTTACATATTGCACCATTCTCTTCTGGACAAGCCATTTCTGATGCTTCCTTAGCATCCTCAAAGATTGCATTGAAACTTACCTTCTCAAGATACAGGAATTGAGGATTCCATGACTTGAAGTATAGATAGCCATCAGGAGCTTTTGAACAATAGATTATATTTCTCAGGAACTTATTATAACCCACATATCTCATTCTATCTCTACTTATATAAGTAATCTCACCTTGATAGAAGTCCATAGGATATACTCTTGGATTACCTATCATCATAGTAGTAGGAACCTTATTCTTACTTCTTAAATAGGAGCTACCTTCACAAGGTTCTCCACTAATAGCTGGAACCTCAATAAGGTCTAAACATATACTCTGATAGTCACTATCTGGTATCTGTTTCTTTATGTCTGAATATCTCTGTTTCAGTAAGAATGACCTATACTTTACAAGCAGAAATATAACATGGTCTGGAGTGTAGTATGAATCATCAGAACTCAACTTAAGCTCATCCAATACCATATAGATTAACTCATTGTATGTCATATTATTAATTATTTAGTTATACTTTAAAACCCTTGCAAATATAGAATAAATTATCTACACTTACAAGGGTTTTACTATTTTTATATTCAGGGTATAAAGATTATGCTTCTACTCTAAAGTTATCATCCTCAGTACTTCTTAATATACTATCCTCTGTTATTCTTGGTACAAATGTTCTATTGTTAGAATGAACCAAAGTATCATAGCTCTCAAACATTGGAAAGTCTATCATACAAGTACTTCCTGCCAGACAATATAGTGCATTAACTATATCCCTGTAATCATCTTGTGTTACATAATAAGACATTTCTCCTGCCAACATCTCTTCCATGAAGAAGAGAACTATTATCTTATCTACATCACTGTACTTCTTATATCCAAATTGAGATAGAGTAGTAAAGTATCTTGTGATGGCTTCCTCAGATATTTCAAGCATTTTATCCATAGCATCCACAATTAGAGGTTGGAGACTTGCAATTATTCTTTATGAAGAACTTATTCCAGTACTTGATAGCCTGTGGATAGTTTCCTGTTCTAACACAAAGTTCAATTGCCTTTAACTTAAGTATCATATCAATGAAACCCTTTGGTATATTACAATCACATTCTACTTCCTTTAGATACTTGAGAGTCTGTTTATATATAGGTTGCAAGTTAATTACAGTACCTAATATTTGGTCCTTATCAAATCCACATGGAGTATCAGTTGATGGAGTACCTTTAGACTTTACATACACAAAGAACATAGTACTGCAAGGAGAAACCTTTAAGTCTTGAATATTCAATTCAAGTCTTACATTCTTCATTTGTTGTGTACCATAAGTGAAACAGTATGATTCATCTTCCCCAACTCTTACTGGATTGCAATTACATTGCTCAGGAAGAGAATAGGTTAAATCATAGGCATCCTCTACATTATATACATAAAGAGGATTGTCACTTGGTCCATTCATCACAAAAGTATCTTGGGTATCAATGACTATACTATCTAATAGGACATCCTCAAAGTAGTCCTGATTATCTACAGATACATCTATAATAAGAAATCTGTTATCTTGTGTTATTCTTAATTCATTAAAATGTAGCATAGTTCATATTTTTAATTGATAAAAAAAGGAGCATAGTTAATTCTATGCCCCTTCTAATGCTATATCACTTAGGATAAAGTAGCAATTGTAAGCCCTGATGCAGTATTGATAGCATCAATTAGAGCATTCATTGCAGTGTGACTACCATCATTTACAGCAATCAGTGTAATAGTCTTTTCAGACTTCTGAACTGACTCATTGCTTCCTGTGTAGAAATAGTGAATATCCAGAGTATCATAGATTGCATCTGGGTCTGCCAGATAAGTAGTCTTGATGATATTAGGATAACCCATTCCTCTGTAGATGTCACCTCTTGCACCCATGCAGAAGTATTCAAGGTCTGCCATTAAGTGTCCATCAGGAACAGTCTTAGTAGGAGTAACCTTAGTTGCAACACCCCAAAGTCTTTCTTCACCATCAACAAGAATAGTCAAGAACTGAGGAGTAAAAGGAATAAATGCCTGAGGCATCATACCAAGAACCCAAGGTTGTTCTGTTTCTTCAATGATGATTTGGTTATAGTCAGTTGCAGTTAAATCTGACTCCTTAGTAGCTGATGTAACTGGAACATCAGTAGAAGCTGCTGCTGCACTGATAAGATAGATATTCACAAGAGGAGTAGATTCTGTCTTATTCTCAAGATTCTTAGCTAAAGAAATAGCCATCTTCTTGTAGAAGTCTGATGCAGTCATTCCACTTCTTGCAATTACTTCACCATACTTGAAGTACTGGTCTTCTTCTGACAAACCAATGTATTGTCTGAAAGCCAATCTCAAGATATAATTCTGACCTGCTACAGGAGTTGCAGATACATCACCATCAAGAGTAACTGAGTACCTAATCAGCTTATGAGCCAGAGCATCTGATGATGTAGCCTTTGCATACATTACATTCTTGATGTCAATCTTATCACTTGATACAAGTCCAGCAGGAGACATGTACTGAAAGTACAAAGTAGTCTTAGCTGTGTCTGCCTTTGGGACAATATCACCAGCAGTTGTAGGGGCTGCTGTATTAGCTTTGAGAGCCTTTGCAACATATAGCTGTCTTACTTGATTAATAGAAATTACCATAATCTTTTTAGTTTAATTAAACATTTATAATTTATTCTTTATTTCCTGTTAGTTGAGTTTTACTTATTATGGCAAGCTGTACAGCTCTTTCAAGTATTGCTCTGTGTACTACAGGATTTAGTTCACATTCACTTTCAGTACTTACACCATTGATACTTAGTCCATCAGGTAAATCTACCAGTATAATAGGAGTGGGTTGAGAGATATATCTCATTAAATACTTGTCCACATTATACTTGCTGATTAACTCAGCTAAATCACTCTTTATATCAAGTCTTAGTACTCTGTCTTTACTTGGTCCTCTAAATGGATTATCCTTTGCTCTATATAAATCATCCTGTGGTAATGGAACCACACTTGCCTCTATACCATCCAAGCAACCTAATCTACTGTCCTTGAGGAATGCCACTTCATAAGTAATGAACCAAGTATCTTGTGGTATCTCAAAGAATACTGAGTCTTGTGATAGTCCCAACTTTCCTGTAACCTTAGTACTTGTTTCATAGGTCTCCACCAAATTGCTCAAATATCTTCTTATTTCTTCTGTCTGTTCAAAGGACTTACCATAAATAATATTCCTTCCAGAGTAGATGTCAATAATCAGTTGTTCCTGAGCATTAGTGAGAAATGTTGATTTCTCATATTCATCAAGGGTTATATTAGGAGTGATACCAAATGAGTTAAGTAAAGTACTGAATCCATCAGAAAATTCTTTATTAGTCATTATTCACTTCTTTGTCCTAATTCAACACTTGCCTGCAAATCTCCTTGGTAAGCTGCCTTAGCCAATTCAACTGCTCTCTGTAATATCTCACTATGAATAATTGGGTTAAGCTCACATTCTGAAACAGTGCTTACACCATTTATTGTGACATCACCATATTCAGAAGATAGATTAGTAGTGATAATTGGAGCAGGTCTTCTTATATATCTTACCTTGTAGTCTGTAATAGTTTCATTACTGTTCACTATTAGTCCTACAGAGATATTGTTTATAGAAGTAGTAATTATTCTCCATGCCTGATATTTAACTGGCTCTTTATAAGGTCTTGACATAAGCCTTGTATAATCAGAGTAACTGATTGGAACTATCTGTTTAGTTCCTGCATTAGTATCAACAGCCTCATTTATAACCAAGAATAAGTCAGCAGGTAAATCATATACCTTAGCTCTCTTATCAAAGGTGATAGTAGGAGCACTTGTATTAAGTACTCCTTCCCCTACCTTTATTAATTCTGAAAAATCTATTTGTCTTTTTGGTGAATCATCTAATCCTTTTCCATACTTATTACCTGCTGGTTCAAAATAGTTCTTAACTATCTCTTCCTGAGCCTTAGTAAGCAGTACAGACTTTTCATACTCATTTAACCCCGGAGCAGCATTGCTCATTATGTTGTTATAGAGTACATCAAATTCATTAGAAAATTCATTAACATTCATATCTTTATTCTTTTAGCTTTGCTTCCAGACTGAACTTCAATTCCTGTCTCTTAGGAGCACTTAAGAACTTAGCAGCTACACTCAAAGTAGGTTCTTCATTATCTCCACATAGAGGAGAGCCATCAGATTTCAGGTATAACATACCACCTCTGTTACTAATTAGACCTTCTTCAATAGCCTTCTTAATAAGAACTTTAGTATCAAGATACTGGTCTTCTGCAACTCTTAAGAAAAGTTTTGGGTCAGCTTGAATTAGCTTGTTAATCTTCTCATGTAAGAATTCAATCTTAGTTGTCTTAGCAAGAGGTCTACCATCAATAGTTTCAATGATTACTCTTAGCTTATCAGCATCATCTTGAATTTCACCAAACTTCATGTATGACTGCATTGTAGCATTCATTTCCTTCTTAGCAGTCTTAGCTTCCTCACCTTCCTGTACAATTACAAACTGATAAGTCATTTTAGGTCTGTCTTGCAGCTCTTGAAGAGAAGATGCAATATAGTCCTTGTTTGCTAAAAGGATTTTATATTTGATATAATCATCAGGGTCAGCCAAGTTCAAGAAATTATCTTGCTTAGTTAATCTCACTGTATAATTATCCCAGAAGTTATCTACCTTCTTATAGATAGATAGAGCATTATATTCAAGACCCATTATCTCTTCAAGATAGGCTTTCTCTTTATCAGTGAGAGCATTTACATACATACCAGAACTCAATCTTGGTAGAGTAAACCATCTTACTGCTGCTTCTGCCATACCTCCATATAGGATATGCTTAGGGTTTGAAACTAAACCAGTCTGCTTGGGAACAAACCTTATTATAACTCTTTCATTTCTTAGGCAGCTAATAGGTTCATCATTGTCCTCTATTACTGCTTGTTTCTTTGTTTTTCTTGTCTTTGGTTCTTCAAAGAGGTTATCCACATCAGGTATAACTGGTGTTTCCTTCATAATCTCTTCATCATCCAAAACCATTTTACTAACTTCTTTTGCCATATTACTTCTCCATTTAATATCTTAAAAAAGAAAAAGGAGAGGGAGAATTTCCCTCCCCTTTTATTTTATGCTTATCCTTGCAGAATTGCAGGGATTAATGACATAGTTCTTGTTGGGTCAAGCACACAAACACCCAAAGTAGCCATTCTGTGAATTACAGCAGAGTCCTCATCAAATGACATATAAGGATTACCCTTTTGTCCAGTGAAAGGATTTCTGATACCCCATTGGTATCCTCTGTACTCATTGTCACCCTTAATCTTACACTTGAAGATATTAGGTTGGTCCATAGTACCAATATACCAGATGTCATATCTGTAAGAGAAAGCTACACCACCCATTGGGTGAAGAATCTTGTTTCTTACTGGGTCATCATAGAATGGGTCAACATCCAATCTTACCCTAACACCATTAGGAGCCTTGTATTCAACAAATTGGAAACCAGCACTAAGTGCATTGCTGTGAAGTCTTGACTGAACTTTCTCAACAACTCTTGTAGAGTTATTATCAAGTACAAATGTAGTCCAACCAGATACAGTCTTCAATACTTCCTTATGGAACTGAATAGCACCTCTTTCACCAGTCTTGATTACAAAGAGTCTATCATCCATTGCAAGTTTAGAAGCTGATAGTTCATACAGTGCATCTTCAAGTAACTTCAAGCTGAATGTATTGTAGTACATAGTATTAGCAACCTCTGTTTGCTCAAAGATACCAGCACCAGTCTTAATAGCATTACCTGATTTACCAAAGTTCATGTATTCACCATTCAGATTTCTGTTTGAAGTACCCCATGCCATAGCATTGTTCTTGTACTCATCAAATTGAAGTTCTACTTCCCAATCTACATAGTGCATCCACATGTTTGCAGTGTCCTTCACTTGCTTTCCACTTTCAAGATTTCTAACCATAGGAATACCCATAGCAAGTTTCTTGTTTAGCTTATTACCAGCTACCTTATGTTGGATTCTGATTGTAGTCCATTCATTTCTCATGCTTACAGGAGAAGTGAATCTAACATCACCAACCTTTCTTGAAAGTTCTTTTTCTACAGGAGCAAATTCAATAGAGAATCTTTCTCCTTGTTGCAGTCTTTCAGCAGGAACACCTTGAGTATTACCACCCATAAGTTCTACTTTGTACACTGCATTAGTACCTTCCATTCTTGCATCACCAAGGATTCTAAATGGATATACTTGGTTCAAGTTACCTACAATAACCTCACCATCTGCAAACCAGTCTTCTGGGAATACCAGATAGAAAGGAGATGTACCAACTCCCACATTAGTTGCACCAGCAGCAACTACAACACCATTTTCATCTCTTGCTTCTACAAGAGGAATGTTTCTCCTTGAAGAACCAATAACATCCCAGTAGTATTCATTATCATCTTCAAACTCTCTTGTAGGGAATGAATTAAGGAATGTATCCAAGCTCTTTCCTCTATAGAAAGCCAACAGTTGCACCATAAGGTTTGTAGCCTTCTGAGGTGCTTGTTGGAAGATAGCTCCAAGGTGGTTGTCACTTGTCAGACCCTTCCAGTGTTGGAAGCCTAACATTTGAAATTTACCTAATTTACCAGCCATAATCTGTTAATTATTTTTGTTAGTTAATATGTTTTTAGACATCAAGGTCCCAGCCCTTTCCAATATAAGACTCAGTATCTTCCTCAACTCCTCCAACATATCTTGGATTACCTGTTGAGTTTCTGGCAGTGCTGCTGAGTTTATGCTCTAATTCTCTAAGACTTTGCTTGACTTCTTTCTTTACTTTACCTTTTACAAGACCATCAATATTCTTGAAGCCATCAGTCATAGTGAACAATACAGACAGATACTTTCTGAACTCAACTGGGTTATCCATTTCATATTTCTGAATGGCAGTCAAATATTCTCCATCTTCTGTTTTAAAGACAGGCTTAGTAATATTCTCAAATGCTTTTTGTCTTGTAGTCTTATCAAGTGTAATACCTGTAAATACTTCTTTATCCTCAAGCATTGATTTCTTTAGTTGTGCAGCCTCTTCTTTAATTTTCCTTTGTTCTTCTTTTGCCTCTTCTTGAGCTTCCTTGATTAGGTCTTGATATTGAGTGCTAAAGTACTCTCTGTTACTTTCCAATGCCTCTTTTGCATCTTCAATATCTGTGCCAGCATTGAAAGATTTCTCAACCTCTCTCTTAGCTCTGGCTTCACTATAACCTCTGTTCCTAAAGTCCTGATAGATTAAGTTCTTTCTCAATCTTTCACCCTTTTCAGTTTCATCAGTTATATATTCCTCCTTGATTGCATCCAAATTAGCAAGGGTTTGTTCATACCTTCTTACTTCATCTGGTTCTACATCAGCTTGTAATGCAGCATCAATTCTCTTTTGTCTTTCATCCAACCTTGCTTGAACAGTCTTTTCAACTGCTTCTGCAAAATCCTCTGGAGTCTTGATACCATTTAATGTATCATCATCAAGGTCAGGGAAGATACCTTCTTCTTTCAAGGCACTGGCAATGGAAGAGTAGAAGTTAGTTTTGGGAGAAGTACCTTTGTCCTTTTCAGATTGGGTATCTTCCTCTTCTTCTTGATTATCTTTTCCACTACCTACGCTCTCTGGATTATCAAATAAATCATCAGGATTTATCTCTTCTTCCTCAGTAGTTTTTTCAATTTCTTTATCTTCTTTCTCCTTTGGGGCAGGTGGAGTTACCTGTGTTTCTTCTTCACCCCCATCATCAGAAAATAGATTCTCTACATCTATTTCATCCCCTGTCATAATGAGGTCTTCACTTAATTCTCCTATCATATTTCTACTCCTTTAGTTATTAAACTGATGCAAAGATAAGAGGAGTTTATGACTTCTACAACATAGTAAATAAGACTCTTACAACTCTATAAATAAATTACTTATTTACTGCCAAAAGATAAGGGTATAGTAATAATACTACACCCTTCCCATTTCTACTTCTTTGTGGGTTTCTTTCCACCTTTTGGTGACATCTTTCCACCTGATTTACAAGTCTTTGCCATAATAATCTCTCCTATTCTATTGTTAAACTAAGTTCCTCTCCAAGGAGTTTTGCTTTCAGCATTACTGAATATAACTCCTGAAAGGTAGCTGTGCTATTAATAACTTGCCCTTTTATTTTATTCTCTCCAACAAGGATACAACCTAAAGTATCCTCAGCTTTATTACCAACATGGATTAGTACCCCCTCATAACCTTTCACATCTATAAGTCTGGGTAACTTTCCTCCACAGAATTTAGCCCATGACCTATCCTTGAATTTGGGGCTTACAGTATTCATATCAATCTTGTAAGTTCCATAAGGAATTGCTGTCTGTCCATAGACCTTCTTACTCTGTATCTCCAGAAGAGATTGTGTTTCATAGAGACCTCTGTCAGTATCTTCAAGAGTATCACATTCATAAACTCCATTTACATAGAGTTTACCTATGGTATATTGAGGTCCTTTGAATGTTCTTTTGAGTGTTAGTTTCATGATGCTGGATTAGCTACTAATGTTACATTCTTTGATACATCACCAGAGATTACATCACTACCAGACTGAGTTACATAACCTGTCTTTGATACAGACCAAGTAACTGTGTGTCCTTTAGCTGCTCTAATACTCTTAGTAGTTGAACCATTGATAACTACTGTAGCATCAGCAGGAGTAGGGTTGATAGTATAAGTATATTTCTCAGTAATAAGAGATACTAATTTACCATCAACTCTCTTTTGAATATCAATTATCTTACCCTCTATAATCTTATCCTTGATTACAAGAATTTCATCATCTGTTATTTCATTAGGGTCTCCTTCAACTATTCTTGAAAGACTCCCAAGATTGAGTACTCTTTTCATATTAATTACTTTTTAATTTTAATCACATCCTCATAATTTCCCTTTCTTATCTGACAAGAAAGGTCTGTACATATACTTGTCATTAAGCCCATCACCTGTTGTCTCAATTCCTTTACTTCTTTTTCAAGTTCTTCATTCCTTGATAAAGCTCTATCCAACCTAAGTTTATTATCCTCAGAAAGTCTTGTATAAAATTCAAGAGACTCCTTCATGTTATTTATCAGGTTATTGTCAACCTCACTATTATACTTCTTTCTTGCAAAGAACCATGCAGTAAATCCCGAAGTAAAGGTAGTGACAATGCCTATTAATGCTGTAATAAGTATTCCACTTTCAATCATAACTATTCAACTATTTGTATAAATCTTTGAGTTTTGTTCTTAACATAAGGGTTCATTTCCCTTACATTCACTTCTACTACTGTATGTTTCTTCTGGAACCACCTGAATAAGAAGAATTTCTTTGGTGGATTCACAGTCTCCCTTTTACCATTTATGAATGTATATCTCTCTAATTCTATCTCAGGACTGAGTGCTATAGTACTTGGGAATTCTAAATGAAGATTAGTCTTAAACCACTTATCTCCCACTATAGTATCCAGCTTTAACTGAGGATTTATAAATAGAGTATCTGGTAGGATAATAGTGTCAGTTCTTTGTGCATGACTGGCTTCATATTGAAGCTGTTGTAATCTCTTATCCTTTATACCTAATTCCTTCTGGACCACTTTCATCTTCTTGATGATTGAATCATTGAAGTAATTAAGCTGTTCAACTGTTAGTTTTAATACTCTATTATCACCTTCAAGTCCACTCAATTGAGCATCATAGGCTTTAACATTCTCAATGGAAGTTTCATACTTAGTAGTCAATTGTTTATTCTGATATGATAGATAAGCTATAGCTCCAACCAATATTAGAATAAGGATTATTATGTACTTCTTCATATCCTCTTCCCTTATATTATTGTGCAAACATAATAAAAATAAATCACCTATACAATAGTATAAGTGATTTATTTATTTATTTTAAAAGTAATACTACAATTACAGAGTTTTCATCCAACTTTCAATCATTGGAGCAGTGTAATTATAACCTTTGGTAGTAGGATGTTGACCATCTGCATAGTAATATCCCTGAGCTATATTTTCTTCTGGGGTTAAATCAGGGTTCCAGTATATGCTCATATTTGAGTTCATAGGACTTGTATTCCACAAATCAATATATGGAATACCCCATTTTTCACAAGAAAGTTTTATTTTATCAAAGAAATCCTTTATATTTGAAAAAGTCCCATACTTACTTAGACCCATCTTTATAGCTACAATAAATCCTATCTTAGTACCTGGATAATATGTAACAGCTTTATAGAATAAATAATCTAAAGCACCATAAAATGTAGTATTATCAAATGGTCCCTCAAAATCAAGTGGGTCAAATGTACCCATTTGGAATTGAGATTTTAAGTCTGCATCATTAGTACCTCCTTCAAGAATTAAGTAATCTAATGTAGGATATTGTTGATGTATAGTATCTATATTAGAACTAACCCAATGCCTATTACTACCATCACTTGAGGTTGTTCTAGTAGTTATAGTAGCCCCACTCACTGAAAAATTCTTACCAAGCATTTTATTATTTGACATAATAATACTTGCCCAAGGTGTACCTTTTGCACCAGCAGCAATACTATCTCCATCCCATGCTATAACTTTACCAGTTAAAGGATTTTCTACGCTTCCTAATAAATCTTTAACTTGTGATTCCTGAACCTTATTGAGAAGAAAACTTTCATTTAAGATATTACCTCCCTGAGAATATACAAAAGGGTTAGGGAATAAAGATTCTTCTGTAAGCATAATAGAATCTAAAATTCTACCACAGTTAATCCTAACATAGGTATCTTCTGTAAATGAAAAGGTAGCTGTCTTATTATCTGGAGCTATATTAACTTTAAATGCTACAGGATTGAATCCATTACTATTTACTTTACAACAGTAAATATTAGTACCCATTCCCCCTTTATCATAATTATATTTATAAGTTATGCCAGCCTTACATAGTATAGGTTGTGATACAGAATATCCAACTGCTTGAGTATAAGATGTACCGTTAAAAAACTGGTCCTTTAATACACCATCACTTGATTTTATAATCAAGTTAGTAGTTAAATCAAAATTAGATTTCAATTTCTCTACCTCAATTTTAGTAAGATAATTACTTATAGTAGGAGCAAAATTTAAAGTGAGAGCATGGTTCCATGTAGGAGAACTATCAACCAATAAAGTTTCTGAACTTGAATATTCTACTAAAACCCCTGCTTCCTTTTGGGGATTATATATAACACCAGAACAATTATTAGCACACTCTTCTAATGTATCATAAGCATTTTCAAAAACAACATAAACCCCTGTTGGATTAAGGTCAAGGTAACAAGAATTATAATATTTACCACCAGTTAAGTAACATAAGTTCAACCTAATACCTTTAATATCAGAAATACTTACTGGGGCTACTAACTCTTTGATATATAAATTGACTACACTATTATTAGTAAGTTCCAGATTTTTCTCAATATAAGATTTTATAATAGGACAGTACTCAAGACTACTATTTCCAGCAATAATATCATTATCTATAATAGTTTTATCAACCCTTCTATAATTTTTATTAATAGCTACCCCTGAAAGTACAGGATTATCCTTACTTAGATATACATCCTGAGTTAATCCAACTTTACACTCATCAAGAGTATCATAGGAGATGTCAAAGATTACTTTTATTACTTCTTTAGATGAAGCATCTAATATATATAACCTATTATGGTATTTGTTATCAGATGCAAGATAGTTTAGTGCCAATGAGAAGGTTACAGGGGTATCTGTTTTATTATAGAATAGTTCCTTTATTATTTCATTGGTTATTGGATTACTACAAATAAATCCTTGAGATTTAAGGATTATCTCCTGAGTAACAGTCTTCTGACTGATTACCTCAGTTTCACTATTACCAAGTTCTTGAACTACACCAGCAGAGATAGATGTAAACCTACCATTATTAACCCAACCAGTACTATCCTTAACATATAATTGATAGATAGGATTAGTATGTTCAGTATCACTTGGGTCATAAGTAGGACCAACACCATAAATATCTCCTTGAACAGCAGTAGAAGGAAGAGCATCTACAGTAGCTACATACCCTTTAATATGCAAACTATTAGTAAATTCTCCACTTAAATCAGCCCATGAAGACCCATTATCTCTACTAATCTGTATCTTGCCTACATTATCAGCTTGGCTGCTACCAGTAGTTCCTGTAAATCTAAACCATGCTGCAATATAATCAGAGGCTACAGTCCAAGTAAGACCTAAGTCAACAGATTGCTCAAGCTTATTATTGCTTACTCTAAATTGAGTATATACAGGATTAGGAGATACATCTACATAGGTACTGCCATTAGTATAAGATACTTGTAAGTGGTTGTTAGAACCAACTCTAAGAATAGGAGTAATACCAGCTTCTCCCTGTGCTTTAATGTTAGTAACTTCTCCATTAATTGCCCAGTACCCATCTGAAGATATAGAAATATCTCCTACTAGAGAATTACTTCCATCTCTCCAATTAGAGTCATTTGAAAATGAAGTATCATCAATAGCTTCTCCTGCATACCATTCAGTAACTACTGTTTTATTATATAGTACATAAGTTATCCATATACCTGTCTTTCTAAGACTGATAGGTACTTCAAGTCTTGTAAGACTTTTACTATCTACATAGGAAAGGAATAACATATTAAACATAGCTAATATATCAGTCAATTTAGCTCCATTTTCCCTATCAATTACTGCATCAGTAAAAGTCTTAGGAAAGATACTTTTATATCTTCCCTCTTGACTATTCTTCTTAATTAGTTGTTGTATATCTTTCATATATCACTTTATAAAGTTGTTGTATTTAAACTAACCCATGAGTCACCATCCCAAACTATAAGTTTACCTAATGTTGTATCCTTATATATAAGACCAACATACAGATTTGCAGTAGGTCTTTCAGCAGTACTACCTTGTCTCACTGTAGTAGAACCATCAATATTTACCCATGATGCTCCATTCCATAAAACAACTTTTGCCTGAGTAGCATCATATAACTGATGACCTGCATCCCTTGAATCCATTGAAGGTCTTCCTGCTGCACTACTGATATAAAGTTTTGTTAGAGCTGAGTTTGTATAAGTTCTCTCATTACTAAAATAACCCCCACTTCCTGCAAACACATAAGTATCTGTGTTTGACATAGATTTGTTCCCATCACTTATATTATCAATAGAACCTGTTGTATAAGAAGCAACATACATATCAGAATCAAGACACTTATTATTCTTTGAAGTAGAGCCACTTGAAGCTGCTTGGTCAAACCTTATACAAGCATCTGTATAGTCACCTGTCTTCCCAGATGTCTTTATACTCTTGAAGATATTACTCTCAATGATTGAGGGAGACTGGACTGTAATTGCATTACTCTTATAGTTCTCAAAGGAACAATTACTTATCTTTATTGGTAAGGAATTATTAGTTAATAATATGCTGGAACCATTTCCATCTTTGAATATACAGTCTGAAACAAGGAGATTCCTACAGCTATTCAAATTCAAATCATATTGCCTACTTAAGGAGAATGTACAATTTGAAATTATAGAATTAATAAGTCCTTTATTAGCATCACAACTTATGTGTCTATTAGATTCTACATAATAATTTGGGTCTGCTGATGTTCTAAAATCACAGTTTGAAATAAGGACATTCCCTGAGTTATTGGCAACTTCAATGGAGAATTGCTTACTATAATAGAATGCACAATTAGTAATTGTTACCCCATTAATACCTGCAAGACTAATAGCAGCATAAGTACAAGCATAAGTTATACAATTACTGACTACTATAGAATGTGATTGATTATAGGGGTCTGCAACTACATCTCCACCAGTAAGACTAAGAAAAACTTGTCCACCATCTTGTACACAATTGTCAATTATACCATCAACTCCTGATGCAACTATACCAATATTACATGTAAACCAGCAATCTTGTATCTTCCACCCTGCTTGGTCTGTATATATACCATTACCTGCTGTTGGGCTTATTATAAATAATTTACTCACAACAGGTTGTAGACCTCCTGAGTCAGGAGTATCATCAGACTTCTTACCTAATATGATTGCATTTGATCTACTTGCTCCTATGTATCTAATGAATGTATTTCCTGAACTATCACCTGTTAATATACAACCTTTCCTAACATATAATGTCTTTGTTGTAAGATAAGTACCCTTTGGTAAATATATGGTATTCCCCGGATTAGCAGATGAAAAACCATAATCATATTCTTGGTCACTTCTTAATGCTTGTAATATAGCATCACTGTCATCAGTAGTTCCATCCCCCTTTGCACCAAACCATATTACATTTATGGGATTAATTATCTTCCCACTATAATGTACATTATTAAACACATAATAATCTGCCTTTACATAGGTATCATTAAATACTATACTCCCATTAGTAAAAATTCCACCTTGGAAATCAAGAGTACACCCAGAAGGAATAGTTAATACTCCATTTCTTAGGTCATACACTTTTGTTACTTTGTATATAACATTACTTCTACTAAACTTATTCTGAAAACCTGCTTGAATACTTGGATATACTGTAGTAGAAGTTGCAGTTTCAGTTTCAGGAGTAGTAGGAGTACTATCAGTTACAGTAACACTAAAGGAAGCTATATTGCTAAGAGTCATAGCAACTTTAGTTTGTACTTGTGTTCCTACTAATTGGAATGAATCCCCCCCTGTAGCCAAGCTATAATTATATGGAGAAGTCCCACCACTTACAACTATATCAGCAACCTTAGTATTAGCTGGAATAGTAGTAAATACTGTAGATACTTTATTTATTATTACACTTAGTGCCATACTTGTTTATATTAAATTTTAAATCCCTGCAAATATAAGTAAAAGTTCTCATATATGCAAGTAAAAGTAGTACTCTATTTATAAGAAGAATACTACTTTACTTTAATTATACTATCACTACTTTAGTAGTTAAAGTCCCATCAGTGTTAAGCCAGTCTGTGCCATCATTTAGAATAGTTTCTTTCAAATCTGCACTAAACAAACTGGAAGATTCCATAATATCCTTGAGTCTGAAAGGCTTATTTGCTTTGTTACCCTTAAGATATAAAGGCTTCACCTTAGAGTCTTGTGTTATTGAGTGAAATATATCATTTTCACTTGATGTCTCTAATATACTATTAAAGCAATAGTAAGTTCCCTCAAGGTCAGTTATTCCAATATCAGTACACTTTATTATACTACTATTTATCTTACTGTTATTACCTGCTCTAGAAGAAAATATAATGTTACTATTACCATCTATAGTACAGTTATTTAATATAACTGATTGGAGATTTAAGGTTGTACTATCTTCTATAATAAAGTTACAACTATTATAAGTTATTCTTCCACTATTCTGTGGTATCTGAGAATAATTTATTAATAAATTACTTAATGAATCTTTTATAAATGTACATCCAGTGAAAGTTATATCTAAGCCTAGATTGTTATAGCCAAAGTTTACTATACTTGGTTGTGCAACCTTATAGTAATTAGTAAAAATACTATTACTTATATAAGACTTTGTAACACTTGAACTTATTCCAAAGTGTGGGAATATACAATTGGTAGCACTAAAATTACTAAGTTTGTTAACATCCTTTATAGAGACTATTGAATTAACTATGTATAACCCATATTCTGAATTACTAACTAATACTATCTCAGAATTACTAATATTTATAGGCTTATGAGTTATAAAATTTAGTGTATCAAGCTTACAAGATTCAATATAGAAGTTAGCTTCTTGAAGAGAAACTTTATCTGGAATAGATAAGTTCTTCAAGTAAATATTCTCATATACTCCTGTTAGAGAACCTGGGGTAGTTGTTAAGATTGCACCTTCAACATTGCCAGAGAAGCTACAGGAATCTATAGTAATATTACTTATATTAAAGTTAGCAATAGGCTCAATATCAATTCCATACTTAGGAGCAGTACCATTAATAGTTCCAGCGTTCTTTATAACACTATTTTTAATAGTTACATTAACAGAACTCTCAAATGTTACATTATTTCTTCTGTTTGAATCTGTTATGATATTCTCTATTAATACATTCTTAGAATCACCATCAACACCCTCTGGAATTGGATAATATCCTGCTGTAACATAAATACCATCCCCCCACATATTCTTGATAGTCACTCCACTAATAGATATATTCTTACCTCCTCCTACTTTTATACCCATTCCTAGTTCATCTGCACCACCAGATGGATTTGGTATATGAGTATCACAATCTCCTTTTAAAACTCCTGTTCCAGTTACTGTTACATTAGTAACATTTGATACTAAGATAACATTATATCTTGGATAATTGTTAGTATTTACATTAATATTACCATTAACTATTAAATCAGTATTGTTATTTAGTTCCAGTAAAGAGCTGTTATTAGCTGGGAATGTAACATTATAATCCCCCTCAGTAATCTCAACTGTTAACTTATCTACACCATTAGAAAACTTTGGAAGATTGCTTAATGCTGGATAACAATTAGTAGGATTAACTTTAAAATTAGAACTATAAATTCTCTCTATGTTCCAAGTACCTGCTATTGATATACCCTCACCAAATATAAGTTCTTTAGTTGCTCCAATTCTTGTATTAGTTCCTGTTATAGTACCATTTGATATAGAACCACCTTCAAAGAGAAGCACTGAGTTGGCAGGAATAGTTATAGATTGCTGATTTAAGTCATAATCATACTGTATAATGTATATAGTACTTTCTTTACTTATCATTAACTGATATAGTAAGTTAGTAGTATATTCTTCTCCTGTAGTAGGGTCTTGAACTCTTTGTATATTCTTCCTAAGATATACTCTACCTAAACCTGAATAGTTAACATTATCATATTGTTTATCTGCAAGATATAGTGCAGTCTGATTTACAGTATTCACTTTAGGTACAATATCTTCACTACCTATAATCGCTATCCCTTGAATCTGTCTAATTAAGTCTATCCATAGGGTAGTATTATTCCACTGGTTAACTCTTGTACCTTGGAATTGATATAGATTCCAAGCACCTTCTGGATTTAAGAAGGTGATTACCTGACCTATCTTTCTACTCTTATAAGGAATAAGTTGTATAGCTTGAGTAAGTGAAATGTAACTTTCACCATACTTATCTGTAACATTAAGAAAGTCTGATACCCCTAATAGAAAGATTTGTGATATTAAATCTTTCAAGGATACCTTGACATTTACACCATCTTGTACAAATGCTACAGTCTCATTACCTTTAAGAGGAGTTGCAGCCCCTGCAAAATCAGTATCTTTCCTACTATTTGCAAGGAGCCACTTCTCTATCTTTCTATAATCTTCTTGTGTAAAAAACATAGTATATTAGTTTGCATCTTTAACCATTATATCTGCCACCTTTAATGCAGACAGAATTGCATTCACCTTAGTTACTACTGTTGCTAATTCAGCTCCATTAGCTAAATTACCTACATTAGTAGCCTTCTTTACACCACCTATTGTACTTGTAGTTGCAGCAGGAAGAACATAAGGTTCTGATTCACCTCCTATAGTTTCCCATTCACCATTATTAAAGTACTTAGCAGTACCCTTATATAGCCATACTGAGTTAATATCAGGTGCATTAGGGCTTATCTTCAAAGTTCTTAGTGTCTTCATATCTTTTATTTATTAGTTGTACTACTTTTCTTTCTTAGAGCCTGTCTCTTTATACTTGCATCAGTTTCAGCTTTCTTCTTATCCAGCTTCAATTTGTCCTTATCAAGTTTAAGTTTTTCATCAAACTCTCTTATCTTCTCAGCAAGATTAGCTTTAGCTTCTGGACTATAATCATCAATCATAATTCCATCTTCTTCATCTGGTCCTCCTTCTGATTGTATCTGAGCTACTATTATCTTAGTCTGATTATCTCTTATATTAGCTTCTTCCTTCTGGAGAAGTTCTGCCTCTTTCTGTTGTTGCTGCATAGCAGCTATTTGCTGTTGAGCCTCAAGTTGTTCCTTTTGAGCCTGTGCTTGTCTTTCTCTAATCTGCTTTTCATCTTTCTCAATCAGTCTTTGCTTTTCAGCTAAACTTGAAGATGTATAGAGCTTAGTAATAGTAGAGAATGATAAAGTTTGAGTCTGTAATGCAGCCTGAGCCAAAGTATCTAACTTCTGTTGAAGCTCTTGAGTTCCATTACTATTATCTACAACCAAACCATAGTCAGCCTCAGCAAACTCATCACCATCAATCTCCATTACTCTTGTAGATGTATCTGATAAGATGTACTGGAACTTCTTGTTTCTTCCTTTCAAAGCTACCTTTGCAGTCTCTAAGAAACATTCTAAAGCTCTCTTCTTCACATCATCATGGATAGTAAATAGCCACTCAGTAATATGACTTGATTGAAGAGTAGCCCTCTCAACTCCACCTACAGTTTCTCTCTGAGATACTTGACCTTCTCTTTGCTTAGATATACCTGCAACCTCAGCCATTTCCATCTTAATAAACTCAAGAAGGTTAATCTGTTGCTGAATATAGTTACCTATATTAGTCTCAATCATTCCCTTTCCGGCATTATTAAGAGCACCTGCCAGCTTACCTGTAGAGGCTCCTATAGTACCTTCCTTGAAACTATCTATAACTGCAATATGGTTTACTCTTGCATAGTACATCCACTTACCAACATCCCATCCTTTAGGAACTTTAGATAAGTCAAGCTCTAAGATAGAACCCCAGTTTGAAGCAATAGCCTTATTTAATCTATCATGAATAGCATCATATAAATAGTTATATGGCTTCATCATATCTACTAATGAGAATGGTCTACTGTCATTAAGATTATAGATTGAACCTACAATACCAAAGTGACATCTTGAAGGATTATTCAATCTGTTATATTGAATCAATCTTGGTCTCATATTGACAAATATTTCATTGCCAATCATAGTTCCTTCCCATGCTTCATTAACCCAGAATGATTGTACTTCTTCTCCTGCTTCCTTATTTACTACATAATTCTCAGGGTAGAAGTTCCATTCCTCTTCACCAGTTTCAGGGTCATAAGATTTAACCTTAAGTATCTTCCTCTTTGATTTCCAGTATAATCTCAGTACTCTAAGATTACCTGCCAAGTCATAAGGAAGTAATGAATTTGCTATACCTTCTGTAAATAGATTAGCTGGGTCAAAGAAATAGGTTCCATCTCTAACAGTTATTTCATCACCAATCATATTCTGATTGACAAATCCATATCTTTCATCAATATTATCCATCTGGTCAACAGCTCCCTGACCTATGTAATCAGGCATAGTTTCAATATACTTTATGTCCTTTGGAGATAATACATCATAATATGTATCTATTACTCTACCAGGAGACCAATAATCCTCAAGGATTATCATGTCAGCATCTTCCACCTTATTACTGTACCCAGACTTGAATATCCTAATCTTTAATGGGTTCACTCTCTCAATGACTGGTTCTCCACCTACAATATCACATTGGTAGATTTCCTCACCTACAGTCATTGCATCCATGAAACCATTATTAAATATAAGAGGAATATCATATTCCTTGATATAATGGTTAAGCAATTCATTTGCTCTTACCTCTCTTATATCCTGCCACTCATAGGTGTAATAGTCATTTAGTTTCTCAAGTTTGATATTATATTCATCCTCAGATATTGAGGTGTCAGTTATCATTTCTTGAAGCCTTTGTAATAGCTCATTCTTCTTATTATCCTCTATTTCTGAGATAGCATTTGGATTGGTTACTACAACCTTAAAGTCAAATACTCTCTTACTTTCCTCACCTCTAAGTACATTCAACTTACTATTCATGATAGGATAATGTTGTAACCTATCAGGAATGTAAGCTGCCTTTATACCATCTGGATTGAGTACCAGTTCCAAGTCTGACATATGTAGCCTACCATTAAGTAAGTCATAGTTTATCTTTTTATGGATTACTGACTTCCTAACCAAGCTATAATTGAAGAATGTCTTCTGATTAGCCCACAACAGACAATCCTTTCTCCATTGCTTAGTCTTCTTAGAGAAAGGAAGCATCTGTCTGGGAAAGTTTAAAAAATCTGCCATAGTCTTCCATCATTTAATTTTGTGACAAAAGTAAGTAAAAAAGTCCATTTAGTCAAGTACATAAGTGATTTGTTTATTTAATTGCATCTTCTGTACTAAATTTACTGGGTTTCTGAAAAGGCACTTGCACTGCCCTATAATTCTCAGTAAAGAACTTATCATTCCCTAAATAATCCTTTGGTACTTCTTCTGAGTCTCTTGAAGGGTTTCCTTGATATAGGACCATCTTCTCCTCTCTATAGAGCATAACCATACCTAATGCCCTAATTCTATCCACATTTATTTCTGGGTTAAATGCAATCAACTCTTCAATTAGTGCTCTGTTTCTTAAGAAGTTAAGGTTATAAACTGTTACTTCTACATCCTCTCCATCAACATTCTGTATAATAGTTACAGGTTTCATAAGCCAATCTCTTATAAGATTATTGGCATAAGCATTAATAGCTGCTGAGGCATTAACACCCTTAGCATTAGAACCAAATGAACTATACTTAATCAACTGTTTGTCTCTTAAGAACTCTGGAGTATCAGCCAGTAAGTGAGTACAATTCATCTTACTAAAGTAAGCAAATATACCCTTCTTATTTGATTCATACAGACATTTTGCATTATAGAACAGGCATAGTAATCTTACTATCTCAAAGTTATCATCTGCAAATGATTGCCTACCAGTGTACTCAGCTACAATCTTATCAGTCCATAAGTCAAGAACAAAGGTAGAAGAGAGAGAGGAAGATTCAGCTTGGTCATTATCTACAGGGTCATGACCAATAATATATCTTGTGTGGGGAACCTTTCCACTTCTATCTTTCTCTGGCATTTCAAAGATTTCAATAGCACCCGGAGTATCATTCTCTACTCCAAACTTTCTGATAGGTATATCACTGGTTGGTGTAAACTCAACTCCATTACTATTCTGTACCAATTTACCAATATACACATCATCATAAGCATGTATATCTTGGTCTAATTGGCTTAATCTTTCTGTAAGAGCAGTAATAGGAAAGTATGCTGCCTTGACCTTAATAATAGCCTCTGCTGGTGTAATAGGGTCCTCAGCAATTACTCTCAATACTGATTTAGGGTCAGCACTATATTTAGCCTTATATCTTGCAATAAGAATCTCTATAAGAGCCTTAACTACATCTGATACACCATCCTTATTATAACATCCTGCTCTATTAATATATGAAGGAAAGAAGAAACCAAACTTAGGTTTGCCTTGCTTTGGTCTGTCAAATACATTATCTATAGACAATATGTTATAACCATCTGGATTATAAAGTAAAGTCTTAGCTGAACTAAAGTCAGACTCACTCTCAGCAGCAGTACCTACAAGGTACATAGTAGCAAAGGTATAGTCACCATCCTCTACAGACTTTCTGGTAATATCATAAAGAGAAAGCAATCCTTTGAAAGAACCCATTTCCTCAAATAGAATCCAACCTCTCTTACCCCTCAACTTCTCACTATCATCCTTTGCAGATACAGCAAGTACTTGATTTAGAGAACCTTTCTCTACACCATATTCATCCTTATAACCCATTTGCCAAGACATCTCATTAGGAGAGTTCTTCAACATAAGATGTGGGAAAGGAGTGTTAGCAAAGCTAAAGTTAATTGAAGGCTTGAACTTAGATAGAGTACCATCCTTATCATCTTTCAGATATTCCTTCTGATAAGCTGTAAGTACTGTAATAACCCTTCTATTTGATTCCTCACTCTCTCCAAGTATAAGATTATGGCTCATAATTGCTGCTAAGCTATAAGACTTAGCACATCCTCTCTTTGCTAATTCAATAGCATGTTTACCACCTTCTCTTGCTTGCCATAGATAATGGAATCTCCAGTATATACCCTCAAAGAAGAAGGGAAAAGCCTCAGTTCTGATAGCCTTCTTTCTTCCTTCTATTAGCTTATTAACCATCATGGGACAATAATTCATAAACCAATAGTTAAAGCCTGTAACCCATTCTCCATCTGATTCTCTCACATGACCTTCATAGCATCTTCTCTTTTCTTCATCCCAGTGTCTCCTGAACTCAGAGTTAGGATTACTGTTAGGTTTCAAGAATGTATAACACCCATATTTTAAGAAATGTAGAGCTGGTTGTCTAAAATAATCAGCATCCTCAATAATGTGTGGATTAGTAATATCTACTATAATCCTACCCTTTTCATCCCTTGGTAAATCTCTTGCATAAGGTCTGTTGGGGGATATAAGTCTCTTGACAAACTCTACTGTAGTAAGAGTCTCAAGTAACTGTTCCTGAACCTCCTGAGGAAGGGTATTCATTAGTTCCTCAGTAAGCTCAGTCTGATATTTATTCATTTGAATCATTGCATAACTCCTTAAAATCTTGCTTATTAATATACTCCAGAAGAGATTTAGTAATAGAAGTAGTTAGGAGGGAAAGAGCTTTAGTTTCTTCTGCATCAGTAACAATTCTATTAGAGTACTGAGTACCAAATGCAGGTGTCTTTTCCTTCCCACTTACAAACCAAACTTGCATTCTATAAGTCTTCTGTGACTTAACTACAGGGTTAGTATCTATTATCTTATGTAATACAAAGTATCCCTTTCTTCTATTAGGAAAGCCTTCATAATATACATTAAGTCCTTCTATTATATCATTTATTTCCATAATTATAAGTCCTCATATATTGCTTTTTCTTGTGCTCCTCTTACCCTGTCATTCTGTGATAATTCCTTAGCAATAGCTCTTTCAGCTTCATCTAAGTCCTTAACCATTGATGGTATAAGTTTAATAATAGCACCTAATTCCTTAGTCTCTTTTATATCAAGTTCAGTTAAGTCCATACTCCTTAACTTCATTCTATATTTATCTACAAGCATCCTTGTATCATCCAGTAATAGCTCAGAAGTAGTCTTAAAACTTGCATACAGTGCTTGAGCTTCTTTTACAGTAGTATCAGGTTCCCAGTTATCCTTCATACCTTCACCCTGCTTAATAGCTTCTTTCCTCTCCTGTTCATCTATTATATATTTGTAATCACTTCTGGAGTCCTCCATAAAGTAACAATATCCAAGCTCTGTAATAGCTCTCTCTTTTGAGAGAGATTTATCTCTATTCCATATCTGTCTGAATGCCTTTAAAGCATAGGCTTCATCAGATATAACCAAATTATAGCCATCTCTTTTAAATAATCTCATACTGCTTAAAACTAAAAAAGCCTCAAGCCTACTTAGGCTCAAGGCTTATATTTATACTATAAGTTGTGGTCCTGTAACAATAGTAGGATTTTCTTCAAATTCCTCAATCTCTGCTACAAATTTTACATCTCCATCTTGAATCATCATGTGCTCAACTCCATCAATCTCCATGATGTCAAACTTATATCCTACTACAGGATTATCCTTAATAACACCATCTTGCAATGAGCCGGGTTTATGTTGCATTACTGCATATCTTTTTGGATTGATATATACTATATCTCCTACTTCAATACCCCTCACCATTGGTCCAACAGCTACTACTGTTTGATATTCTTTTACTGAACCAGCTCTGGTACTATCTATAATACCACCAGTAGTCTTTAGGTCAGCAGGATATTTATTTAAAGTGACTACCATGTTATTAAACATGGGTTTAACTTTCTTGATTGTTGTAATCATCTCTTAATCTTCTTATATGTTCAAATCTTTTCTTAACTCCTATCATCCTATCATAAGTACAGCTTAACTTACCTATTGATGGGATATTGAAATTGGTTCTCAACTTATCAAACTCCTCTTTGCTTAGGTCTTCCTTTAGAGGCAAGGCTTTGATGTTATTCCTAATAAAAGTCCAATAGGACTCATAGGCTTCCTTCACCACTTGTGGTGGTAATCCAAGTTCTATGGATACCTGTTTTATTGCTTCTGAGTATATCATGAGAAATCAAATAATAACATCATCTTGAATGAACCATTCTCTCCATCTACTGATGGAATGTATCTTGGGTTTATCTTCCCATCAATGATGACTTTATTCTTTCTTAACTTACCCATGATGACCTGAAAGTGAGGAAGAGATATATCACACTCTTCCCTTACTTTCTTTTTAGTATCTTCACTCATAGTAACCTTATCAAGTATCTCATTATCTTTAATGACCTTGCTGAGTTCATATCTTTGCTTCACAAATGAAGTAATGACATCCATTTCTCTCTCAGTCAAGTTATGAAAAGGTTGTAAGAATTCAAACCAATATCTAAAGAACTTACCATCTACCTTGCAAGGAATCCTAACTATTGAATCCACTTGCTTAGCCATAGTTTATTCTCCTTCCTTTACTTCTTCCTCAGGTTCTTGTTCAGGTTGAGTCATTAGTACTTCAAATTCTGCACCACACTTATGCTTGAACTCTTCTGAGATATAAGGTGTAGTAGAAGTAATTACTGTCCACAACCACTTCAATCTTTCATAGAAGTTAGCAAGATTAGACTCCTGTAAAGCCTGATTCAACTTCTGGTTCTGCATATATAACTGCCTGCTTTGTTCAGACAACTGATGTGCAGTATTCTCCAGTTCTTCATAACTTAGCTTTCTCACTTCTGGAGTATCTTTGCCACCCTTTACAACTTTCATTTTATTCTTCTCTTCCATCTTTATTTTTCTGTTAGATAATTTCCACCATACTTTTGTCCATACATTTTCTCCCATTCATGTATGTGTGCCTCACCAGTCTCAGTTCCACCACATTTGTCACAGTAATCTATGCCATCTGAGTTTCTTATTGCTAATGAAAGACAGTGTTTACAATATACAACAGGTATATTATTATATTCTTCTTTGGGAGTCTCAAGCTCAAACTGCTTGACTTCTGAACTTAAGTTCTCCATAAATCTTCTCTTTAGTAATCTGTAACTCCCTACCAGAGGTCCTCTTTCTATTATTGAAAGGTCTCTTTGGAACTTCCTCTCCCCAAGATGTTACATGACCTTTTCTGATAGCTCTTCTAATACTCTTGTATTTACCAACAGCACTATAAATAGCAAGATGTAACATCATCTTAGGTTCATTGTACTGAGGTTCTTTTGTCTTCTTCTCTTCCATAATGCCAGTTGTTTTTACTTATAAAATACTAAGTAAATCTGTCCTCCTAAAGGAAACATACTTACTATATCTTCTCTTTTAATTTCAAGCTCTTGAGCTTGCTTGATTACTTCTCTAACTGTAGAGCCTATAATACAAGTGATTAATGTCTTCTCCTCTTTCATATTATTCACTTTAACTTAGTTGCAGGTAAGGGATTTGAACCCTTGGCTTCCTTTTGAGAAGCTCCAGCTTATGAGACTGGTGAGATAGACCACTTCTCTAACCTGCGATATTACTTTGCTGTTTCTTGATAGTGTAACCAAAAATGACAATTTGGGCATGTCAAGATACATTTATCAATCTCTTCTAATAGTTTCTTCATGCTGTAGTTTCCAATACCACCAGCATTCATTCCTGTGGTTTTCTTAGAAGGGTCTCTATGATGAAATTGTAGGACCTCTGGATGTGTATTCCATCCACAAAGTGCACAAGATTTATCCATCTTATAATTTCTAACAAAGTCCATTCTTTGTTTCCTTCTATTATTAAACCAGTTTCTTCTTGCTTCTAAATTCTTTCTCATGAGCAGGTGAAGAGAATCGAACTCTCATCCTGAGCTTGGAAGGCTCTCACACTAACCATTGTGCTACACCTGCATTGTTTCTTTTTTAAAGTGCTGTATGATAGGATATACCTACCAAGAGCACTGTAGAGGGAATGCCCAGAATTGAACTGAGAAATCTGCTTTACAAGAGCAGTGTTTTACCATTAAACTACAAACCCATTATGGTAGCTCAAGAGGGGGTCGAACCCTCACTTTTACAGGGCTTAAACCTGTTGTGTCTACCAAGTTGCACCACTGAGCCATCATTCAGTCAGCATGAACCTAAATACATACTGATTAATCTTTAGTATGAATGTTTCTGTCTCAGATTTAATACCAGCACATATAGTAGTATCTGGTATTCCATCATAAAACTCTTTGGTCTTATCCTGTACATACTTCATAAATTCCTTTGTTGAAGTAGCATTGAAAGGAGTACCATGAACTGTATTAAAGTCAAAAGAAACTCCAGTAATACCCATAGCTGATTCAGCTACTAAGTCTTGAAAATCACCTACTTCTTCAAGGAAATCATCCAAGTATAGATGTGCTCCTCTTTTATCTCTGTTTGGAAGTTTGAGAGAAGCCCAATGTACATTCTTAGTCTGAGTTTTAATACCCTCAAGAACATTCACATATTCATGGAAGAATCTGAATAAACCAGCATCCTTATCTTCTTCCATTACTGTTTCTTCTCTTTGAAAACCCTCCAATAGATTGTCTCCAAATGTATCTATCATATTGTTTTAATTTGATGTTACAAAGATATGTATTATAATTTATATATGCAAGTAAATCTGCATATTTTTTTTTGTACCCTCAGTAGGAGTCGAACCTACAGCCTTCTGAGCCTAAATCAGACGTGTCTTAACCATTTCACCATGAGGGCATTATAAGCTGTGGAAACTAATGGAGTTGAACCATTATCTAAGGATTTTCAGTCCCCCGCATAGACCACCTTTGCTAAGTTTCCATTAATAAGTGGGCACAGAGAGACTCGAACTCCCCTACTCCAAAGTCCATTACATCAATTTGATAAAGGAGGGCAGATTTACAGTCTGCTGATGTTATGTACCCATTATGTTTTGTTCCCCCATGAGGAATTGAACCTCACCTCATAGATTAAAAGTCTATTGCCTACACCTGTCTGCTATAGGGGAATATGTACCTCCACTAAGAATCGAACTTAGAATCTTCTCCTTAAGAGGGAGCAGCTTTAACCATTCAGCTATAGAGGCATTTAATTGTACTGAGGGTAGGATTTGAACCCACTGTCTGATGGATATAAGCCATCTGCATTTACCACTTGTGCTACCTCAGCATTAATAAATAAAGGGTGTGGCAGGGACTCGAACCCTATCTCTTCATCCACAGTGAAGCACTTTTACCAGATAAGCTATCCACACAGTTCTGATAATAGGACTTGAACCTATAACTACTGCCTTATGAGAGCAGCCTTCTACCTATTGAAGTATATCAGAATATAAGTTGAGAAGGTGGGAATTGAACCCACATGTGACCAATTACTCTTTCAACTGCTTATCAGACAGAGGAGATACAACTCAATGTAGCATACCCTAATAGAATCGAACTACTACCTATGGTTTTGGAGACCATCATTCTACCATTAAACTAAGGATACATATTAGCTATTATAATGACCTAATGTATCATTACCCATACCTTTAAATAGTGCATAAGATTCATAGTTCACTATATCTTTCTCACTTGTTTCAAACTCTAATGTACACAATAAAGTCTTTTCATCAAACTTCTTTTTCTTTTCTGTGAGTTTCTTTTCTAACTCTCTCACAACTTCTCTTGCATTATAGAGTTTCTCTTCAAGAGATAATAATTCATTATAATCATTCTTAATCTCTTCCTGAGCACTTTCATTCATCATTTCAGGATATTTAAAGTGAACTGCCTTCACCTTACTCCTATCCTCAACAATCATTTTACTTCTAATCTCTTTCATGACTTTTACTCTCTAAATCTGCGGGGAAGATAAGACTCGAACTTATTATCCTCTGATTAACAGTCAGCAGCTTGTACCATATAAGCTCCATCCCCAAATTGTTGCTCCTATTAGAATCGAACTAATGACTTTCACTGTGTAAAGGTGCTGTTCTAAACCACTGAACTAAGGAGCAGTGTAGGGCACTTAAGGTGTGCCCAATACCTGTAAAAAAAAACAAACATTATGAAAACATGAAACAGTGGATACATGTGGGACTTGAACCCCAACTCCACTTTGCAAAAGTGGTGTGTTATCCATTTACACTACATGACCCATACTGGAGTTTATTTTTATTTGGTTACAACTCCTTAACTTCCATTCTTAGTTCTCTCTGTGAAAACTAATAGTATAGTAGACAGGACTTGAACCTGCATCCTCTGCATCCCAAATGCAGTGCCCCACCAATTAGGCTACTACTATATTTTGTACAGCACCATTAGTGTAGAGTCTGCTGTACTATGACTCCCTATAATCATTAACTTAAAAGAGCTTAAGTATTAAGCTAATAATTATAAACTCCATTTGGGCTACCAGTATATGTGCGCCACTTCTACTCAGAGAAGCCATACACAGGAAGAAGCCTGAGTACTATGCGGAGGATATAGGATTTGAACCTATACATCCTTTAAGACTACTGACAGTTTAGCAAACTGCTCCCTTACCATTAGGGTTAATCCTCCATTACTTAGGAACACTCTCAATCACTATCTTGGGTGAGTTCTGAGCTAATTGCCAAGCTCTAATAAAGTCTTCCAATTCCATACCAGTAGGCAGCTTACTTAAGTCTACATCTGGCATAAGTTGCTCTCTCTTAAGATATAAACTACAATGACAAATATCCTTTTCTCTATAATCAGAACAAGGACATTTCTTATCCTCACCTGTATTATGACAGGGACACTCACCATTATTAGCTTCACATCTCCTTAGTATAGCATTTACTATCTTATCATTAGGGTTCAACACCCATCCTTCTTTTCTTAATATCTGTATCATAATGCGGAGAAATGAGGTCCCGACCCCCAGCCAAATAAATGACCACTTTGTTTTCAAGACAAGTCCCAGTCCCACTGAGTTATCTCTCCATTTGCCTCTCCAACTCTTTGGCAAAGGACTTTACTACCTATTAGTGCAGTGTATGAGGGAATTGAACCCTAATCTCTGGATTGACAGTCCAGCACATTAACCACTATGCTACATACACTATTCATACAGCAGGCAGTGGAGTTAGCACTTATTTAAGTAATAGTTAAATCTGTTGGATAACTAAGACCCTACTGTAATGTAATGGGTAGGGGATTTGAACCCCTCTCTGCAAGGTTGAAAACCTTGTGTACTAACCACTATACTAACCCACCATTTTGACTATCCTATCTTCACAGACCAGATAGTCCACTCTTTAAAAATCATGAAACAAAAAAAAATCCACCTTCAAAAGTACCCCATTAAGGACTCGAACCTTATCTAAAACTTTAGAAGAGTCTTGTGCTTCCATTACACCAACAGGGCATTTATTGTTGTTCCAGCAGGAATTGAACCTACATTACTTGAGCCAAAATCAGGTGTAATAACCATTATACTATGGAACAATGTTCTTATCTTCTAATCATGATGCAAAGATAAGTCAAATATTTGAGATATGCAAATCTTTCACTAATTATTTTTAAGATAATATGAAAATACTCCAGAAGTGAATTAGAATAATAAGGTGGAAGAGGGTAATCAACAAAGAATTATCCCACTTTCTCAACCAATTTATCTGCCCACTTTTCTGTATAGAAGCTATAATAATCCCATTCCTTACCCAACTTATAGGCTATATAATGCACCAAGTTATGTAAGATAGAAGGGATAGCTACCACTGGAATATACAGCCATCCTAATAACTGGGACTGATATGAATGCCCTAATTCATGCTTCAAAGACTTATCAGTAGAATTAGGAAGTACAAATATATAATCCCCCAAAGAGAAGTTTGAGAGAATGTACTCAGTTATAATTAAGTTCTTCCCATTGTACTTTCCACCATAGTGACACAAATATCCTAAGCATCCATAGATAAGAAATGCTATATAATTCTGTGGGAATTGCCACAACCAAAGTAAGAAGTTACTTAACCATTTCATACCTTATGTCTCTTTACATCTAACATTCTTGAACTAACTCCTTGTGCATAATACCTATCATCATTATGATTCATAGATACACATACAGCACCATCACACTCAACTATATTTATAGTTTCATTCTTAACCTTCTTAATTGTCTTCATATTGTTTCATTTAAAATTGGGTACAGTTATCCCTCCCTCCTATTTTATTCTTAACTAACTAAAGTAAATAAGGAGTAAAACTTTAGTTTCATATAATAAGAGACCCTACAGACATTTCTCACTGCATTAGACTGGATTAACCAGATTCTTACTCCTATAGACCAGCAGATACACCCGTTTATATATTATTAGTTTTCACTCTGTGTTATCTCAAGGGTTCATTACCTGTGCCCTGCTAATGGTATCCTTTACTTTCCCATGTTGGCTGAACCAATGTACCTACTAATAGGCAGTCTCATTATTACGGTGCAAATATACAAAAAATAAATGACATATCCAAATCTGAGACTATTATTTATGAAAGTTTAACTATTGACTATATAATATGCTGTTCTTTTAAGGCTTTTAAACATCTTGCAGTCCATTCTACTAATGGTTCATCATTATCACAATTCATATATTGTCCAGTTTGGAATATAGAATGTACTATTTCATGTAGGACAGTAAGTTCAATTTCATCCTTTGAAAGTTTACTACCATCAGGCTTCTTTGTGCTAATAGTTATTACTCTTGAAGGACTCTCTGTTTCTCCAAATAATCACTTATCATTTTCACCAACTACTTCATTCACAAACTGTATTCTCCAAGTACTCCCAAATAAATTATAACTCTTCTCTTTCATACTTTTAATTTTTGGTCAAAGATAAGTATATAGTAGATACTATCCAAATAATTTAATTTTTTTTTT